CGTATGCACCGCCTTCCTCGCGATTTACTACTTTAAGAATACCGTTTTTTTGCCCCGATGTCAAGGATTTTTAAACTATTTATCCAAAAATGTATGGCGCTGTTGAAAACATTTTATATAAGTCGTTATATCTTTATATATCTCGATGTTACGCCATGTTTTATCTTTCTGTTAAAGTACCGTTTTCACGTTCGCCTACGTATATTCACGTATTTCAATCAAAAATGGTGTAAGTTGTGGTGTAAGCAAAATACCTATTGCCATACAAATGTTCTTTTTTGCGCACGGTATTGTGTGTTCGGACTATATCGCACGGCCTAAATATACACAATTATTCGTTGCAGGCTTTCCGCTTATTTTTTCGAACTCCTCAAAGACATCCATCTTATTGACATGGGTGTAGATGTTAAGCGTCGTTTCTATTGATGCATGTCCCATAACATATTGCACGCTTTTTAAGTTCATTCCTTTGTTTATCAGCTCAGTACAAAAGGTGTGCCTAAAAATATGCGGGGTCAAATTAGGAAGCGGTTCTTTATCTTGGAACTTCTCATTGTAAGTTTTCATAATGCGTGTGAGCGCAGGACCAAGATTATATTTGCTTTTTACGCCATTTCTTGTTATAAAAATAAAATTTGTATAGCCATCAATTACAGGTTCTTTGTCTAGGTGTACTCGCGCTGTAATGACATTTTTAAAACACTGCACAACCTCGTCCGACATTGGAACATATCGTACACCGGATTCCGTTTTTGGTTTGTGGACTTCCTGAATAAAACCTCCGTCATATTTTCGATAAAAGACCAGCTGATGATTTACGCTTATCCATTTATTCTCAAAGTCTACATCGTCAAAAGTTAAACCGTATAACTCTCCAATTCTAAGCCCAGTATAAAGAAGAATCTTAATCTCGTCCTCATGCTTTTTATAGCACGTGTTGCTATGGACATAGTCAAGCAATGCGGCAATTTGTGTACTTGTCAGCGCTTCTTTTTTGTGCTTTTCATAGGGAATCACCTTTGACAGTGTAAAGGCAAACGGGTTTTTGTGAATTATATCTTCCTCGCAGGCAAGATCAAAAAGGCTTTTCATGTGGCCTTTTACATTTTGCACTGTGGAAAAACCAGCTCCATTTTTGAAAATATCGATTACAAAATTCTTGGCGTTTGTTATTTTGACGTTCTTTATTGGCATTTCACCAAGACCGTATTTTTTCAAATAGAGAAAGATGACTTCATAATTTGACCTTGTTGTTGATTTAATATTCTTCTTTTGGTCTAAATATGATTTGAAATAGGCACTAACTGTAATTTTGTCTTCACTGAGGTCTATATTGTTGATAATATCTTTTTGGATTTTCTCCTCCTTTTCGCGCAATGTTTTCAAATCAGGCGCATAGACGGTGTGACGTATACCGTTGGCGTCACTATACCGATACATATAGCTGCCGTTCTTGCGTTGGCTTTCGCCGTTCTTTAAAACTCTGCCTTTGTTGTCTTTTCTACGTTGTACGGACATTATGTGCCCTCCTTTAAAAGCTAAAAGAGAGCCTTAGTATGACACCTTTATTATATCACACCAAGGCCCTCTTTGTCTTATGATTTTGTGAAAGTAGATTTATCAGATACTGAAACTTTGTTCAATATATTGGTCAAAACGTTTACGCTTGATAAGACGTTTGCTGCCAACCCAAAGAACGAAGGGGCAACTACCGTCTTTTGTCATTTCGTAGAGTCTGTTGATACCGATGCCAGAGTAGGCTGCTGCCTCTTCAAGGGTCAGGTTTTGCTTTTCCCAAATGGGGACTTCCTTCATAGGCTTTCACTCCTTAAAAGCATATCCCAGCTCGTAGTAGTTGCGGCAGACATTGATCCGTTTACTATCATGGTAGCGATAGCCGATGACCAGTGTGTCGCCGGTTGAAACAAATACCGGGCTGAAATCTTTTGGATCATCGCGTTCCTGCTTTTTTAGCATCTTCTTGACGGCCTGGACATGCTGGTCGATTTCTTTATCGGTCAGGTGTGTACCATGGCCAAAGTAGTAGAAATCATTCGGAAATTTCTTCATCATCTTCCTCCATATACTTTTTGAAAAATTCGGCCAGCGTCATGCCGTTAAGCTTGGCAAGACCAGTGCAGACAGCATCGACATTTTTAGGGGTGGAGGCACCGATTTCCATGGTACAGTATTTCAGCGGGTTTAGGTATTTATAGCCCCAATCTGTGAATATACACTGGCCGTCATCGTCCACGACCGCAATGACATGATCAGCATTTGTATCAGCCCATGCCTTGACAGGTTTGCCGTGGAAAGTAAAATTACGCACTTCATAGTTGTGGTTATCCGCGATATTCGTGCCCTCAGCATAACGCCACCAGAGACCGAAGAATTTGTCATCCCATGCCTCGTCTACTATATCATCGTTGAGGATGTTGAATTCAGATTCAGTGAATTCCCATACAGCAAAACTGTCGGCCCAAGGAGAATCCTCGGTAGGAGTGTACAGGTAGGTGCATTTGGCGTTTTTCAGGCCAAGTGCTTCGACGACTTTCTCAAAATCACCGCTTGTCATAATTTCAATCATTTGCGTTTTGTCTCCTTATTCACAAGGTTAATCACATTCTGGTTATCATCTATGTTCATGGTGGCAGCAGTAACAGTAGAACCAAAATAGTCACTTACAATATCAGAAAGCCATCCATCAAGATCATCAACGAAGACTTTATCTGTCGGGAGGAGTTTACCTCTTGTATCCTGTTTACTGCGGAAAACGATTGGTTCCGGGATAGTGAGGCCAAGCTGATCAGCCATCGTCTGGATGTATTTTTTACTGCGTATGCTTCTGGCCATGATCGGATAGCCGCTCAGATGACTAAGTTGAACCAATGTATATGTTTTGCCTGAACCTCTACCGCCTTGGATAATTTTCATGCTGCGCTGACCCTCCAGACCTCGCTTTTATCCCACTCGATCAGCTGGTCGATAGTCTTGGGAGTATAATCGTGCAGCATGCAGCCTACATTGATGATATTGCCGCGATTATTGGCAATGCTGTAGATGTTGTCGCGGAGTTCGCCCTTCCACTCATTGAGCCAGGTATTTTCGCGAGTGTTATGTACATGGCCGCAGAGCATCCAGCAATGCGGGGAGTAGCTATGGTTGTAAAACATAATGGGGTAGTGGCACAGAATGAGGTTATTTCCATTGTCATTGATTTCAGCATAACCGCTGATGCTCGAAAAGTAGTGCATCATATCTGACGTGATCTTATCGTGGTTGCCCTTAATAAGGTGGATGCGGCCTTTAAGCATCTGGAGGATCATGGGAGCGTCGTCCGTATTCCAGAACATATCGCCAAGGACATAGACATCATCGCGGTCAGTTATAACGTCGTTCCAGCGATTGACCAGATCGTTGTTCATCTGCTCGATGGTCTGATAGGGACGCTTATCGAATTGGATAATGTTCTGATGGGAAAAGTGCAGGTCTGCGATATAATAATTCACTTGGATTCCTCCTTTTTGTCGGCGTAAAAACTCTGATAATCAAACCAGCGGTCTTTAATGATGTTTCCGATGATTTTAACGGTATCGCCCCATTTTTTAGTAGCAACGCGGACGTACTTACCCTCCATGTCCTCCAGACGTGACACACCTACGATATCCATGATACGCATAATGACTTCCATGCCAGCCGCAGATCCTTCATAAGAGTCCTTGTCGTAACTGTCAGGGTAGATATTGCCAAGACAATAACCGCCGTACACACAGCCCCATCCATCACCCTTCAGCGTAATATCAAGTGTCAGACAGCAGTAGTCGCCGGATGACAGTGAAACATTTGTGATAAGAGCGTTGTCGAGTTTATAACCTTCTGCGATAAGCTCTTTTGCCGTATATTTTTTCATAAATACCTCCCTAATCATCCAGCAGAGCTGCAAATTTATCCAGCTCCAGTTCAGTCTTTTTGTCAGCAGAAAGCAGACTATTGAGACGTGTTTCGGCAGCTTTAAGTTCTGCAGCCTGCTTGCGGGTCTGCTCGACTGCACGCAGTTCTTTAATGTCATGCATCCAATCAGTGAGATAAAAGCCGTCCAGCATAATTGTAGATGGGTCAATCTGTAGGTCATAAGCCGACATGCGCAAAGCGTTAAGCTTGAGATACAAAAGTGTAAGCGTATCACCGCCTGTGTGCAGATTGTATTTGATACCGTCCATGGTCAGCTGGCAGTTTGTGATAAGGCGGGGCCGGGTGTTCGCGCCTTTTAAGGCAGTACGTTTATCTTCAATCTTCTGTTTAAGAAGAATAATACGATCATCATTCGTCAAAGTCGTAGTTGTCATTGAAAAACTCCTTTTTATAAAACTCCCCGTTAGTAAGATAGGTATAGTGCCACACCGGAGTAAAATGGTTAAGTAATTCTGTCAAAGTTACAGGTCGTTCTTTATAGCCCCAAATTTTCTTGGTTTGCCAGCTATAAACTGGATTGGTGTAAAGTGTCTCGAAAGTGCCCGCAACAAAATCATCAATATTTAGAGCCGGAGTATAGTCATAGTCTCCGTTCGTCACATAATAAATAGGAGCATCTGGGTTTTTCCACTCTGGAAATTGGGTAGATGTATCAGCCTTAGTGATATATCGTAAACAGACATGGGTAATTGTGCCATCGTTGCGTCTTACAAACATCCTTAGGAGATTATGCAAAGGGTAGCGATAAGAAGGATTCCAAGGGCATTCTTTAAACAACAGACCCATGATTTCATTAACTGCGAAAGGCACAAATTTGTCCTTTGATATATCTTCCGGTGAAAAGTGCGGATTTTTCTTCATAAGAGAAACATAGTCCGCATATTGGTCAGACATTATATCGCTCGTTTCTTCAGTTACCAGACGAGTCAAGGACTTTGGAATAGAAATTTGTGGAACAGCTGTATTATGCGGACCAGAACCTTCATATCCAAAGAAAAAGCGCTTTCCGATTTTTGCGTTGATTCTACCAAATCGTCCACTGTCAGGGTCTCGAACACTGTCGTAAAAATCATATTTACCTAGGTAGACATATTGTTCGCTGTTGGTGAATTTATAGGTGTGACCGACAATAAGGTCTTTTCCCTTAATAAAGGTTTTGGAAAATTTTGCGATGCTGATCTTTTGACTTTCTTTATATTCAGGAGAGTCCACAGGGACAAGCAGAAGTTCTGCACCGTCCCAACCATAAACAAACTCACCAGCCAAACCCTTGCCCTTGATACAATCGCTGTTTTCAAGGATCCAGAGAAGATTGGGAACGGTGATTTCAAACTCAAAGCCACGTGGGTCATAGACGCGAACATAGGTCTGGCGTGGGTCATAATGATAGCAATAACCGCCAACCTTTTTATTCAGGACAAAACCTGTTGTTGGTTCATTAACAAATTCTTGCGGATCAATATTTCTGTCACGCCAGTTTTGCCAGCTGTGTTCTTTGCGAAGCTTACCTTTTTCATCATAATAGATTACATAGGCAAGTTTACCGGTGAAGGTATCTTTGCGGTTCTGAAATCCAACCATGAGTTGTTCTGGAATAAAAATTATAGAATTCATGATTACATCTCCTGTGCAAGTGCGGCGATACGGGAACGGTAGATGTTTTGTAGCTTGACCTCACCGTAGAAGTCGCTGCCGCGGAATACCTCGCTGAGGCGGCGCATACCATTGTTGGAGCCGGAGTAAGCAGCCATATCGACCTGTGCCTCATAATCGCCGTCAATGATGGCGATACAGTCCTCGCCGATACGCTGGAGGGCCAAGCGCATCATCTCAATGTCGAGGTTCTGGGCCTCTGTGATATAGACGGCGCAGTTCATGCCGGTAGTATCAAAGCCACGGATATCGGAGAAGGGGAGAAGCTGGATCTTATTTTCATTGAGCATACGCTCCAGCATCATCTTGTCGCCGAGCTTTGCGCCGAGCATATTGCCTATCTGGCTGTCGAGCAATTTTTCATCGCGGGTGCCGGGGTAGAAACCGAGCTTGGCTGCGCCGGTAGTAGCGCACGGATTTGTAAACACGATGATCTTATCAATCTTGTGAGACTCCAGAAGCTTGAACATGTAGGCCATGGCGATATAGCTCTTGCCTGTCCCGGCGGGACCGTGGAGCATCGTGATCTTATTATTGGCTAGACTGTCGAAGGCAAGCTTCTGGTAGACATCACCGTTTTTGGCCTTGACAGTATCAAACATCATGCTCTTGAAGCTCTTGTAATCGACTTTGACATGGGTTTCTCCAGTCCAGCGGAACATATCGGTGACATTGCTGTCTTTGTCATAAAGGATGATATACTGGTTGGGGAGCAGATCATAAAAATTGGCTGTAGGATTCTCGTACAGGGCGGCGTGCTCTGCATTGTCGAGAACCGTAACTTCTTTATAACCGGTGTAGTCATCGTTGCGTAGGATGTCGGAAGTGCTGCACACATCCAGGTGAAAAATATCGTGGGCGATGAGTTTGCAGCAGATATCATCCGTGCATAATGTGATGGCCGTTGTGCCATTAAGCGTATCGGCCACATGTTTTGCTGCGGCACAAATCTTAGAGTCTGTAGTATCCGGTGCGATTGGCTCACTGACTGTAATGGCAGGATCAACAGGCCATGCTTGTCCTACACGGACTTCATCGCGTTCATACTCGACCGAGTAGATGCCAGACTCACGGTATTCGTCCAGCAGTTTTGTCATACGGCGGGCACGATAGCGGACGCTTTCATCTTTGGTGCGACTGGTTTTGATTGATTCCAGCTCGCTGAGGGTATATACTGAGATAAAGAAATCTTCATCAAATGCCGATTCGCCCATATTGAGCAGGGCGCAAGTATCATAGAAGTACAGAATAGATCACCTCATTTGAATTTCATATTGCAGTTTATTTAACGGTGTGATATAGTTAAATAAAAATTATTGAAGGAGGAACACACCATGCCGAGAACCAAGGGAAGCAAGAACAAACCTAAAACCGTTGCTGTTGATTATGTAGCACAAATTGCCGAAGAACAGGCCGCTAAGGACGCGGCGATTGCTGAATTGGCCAATGCCGAAACTGCCGTAGATGATCTGATGGCACAGTTGGCTGATTTGAAAGAGACAGTAAAGGCAAAAAAGGCAAACATCAAAATCATTGATAAGGCTATTGCAAAGCTGGAGGCCAAGAAAGCTAAAGCAGATGCAGCTGCCGAGGCCGAAGCCAAGAAAACCGAAGCCCAGGAAATGGTGGGCAAGCTTCTGGCTGAAGGCATGAGCGTTGATGAGATCCTTGAAAAATTGAAGTAACTTATTGGCCGTGCAGGGTGACTTGCGCGGATTTTTTATTCGTCGATGCAAAGGTAAATGGTGTTGTCGCCGATATATTGAGAATCCACTGCGGCAATGTTATAATCGCCGTTGGCGGTCTCGATAACGACACGAGTGTCAAGTTCGCCTTTATCGAGCAGTTCGTGAATAAGTTCGCGTACTGTCATTGTTTAGTTGTTCTCCTTTTGACTTTTCCGTCTACGATGGATCGCAGCGAATAATCACCGGCGTCAAGCAGGCAGCCAAAGCTGTCTGATGACAGAATGCAGCCAATGTCAGGTTTGTTACTGTCACATACTGTTACATGGCGGCCATCCATATCGAAATCAAGATTTACATAGTCAAATCCTTCGTTCAGCTTACGCTTGGCAAAGCGGCGTTCCATATCAGACGGGGCACCCGCTTCCAGATGCCAGTTGCCAGGTACGCTATATCCGATCAAGCAACCGCCATCAATCATAGAAAAACAGCAGGAATCGCATCCGAAGTATATGTTGCAGTATTGTTTTAGCTTTATAGCCGCTTCTCTGGCTTCGCGTGCCAGTCTTGCGTTGCGTACTTCTTTGTTTGAAATCATATAAATATTTACCCCATACCCACCCGCGCTGAAGCGCTGCCATTTTCTGTTTGTTTACGGTACTACTTCGTCGATGCAACTCTGGACATCGACATGAATCTCTGTGTCGGCATCGAAATCAATGATGGCAATGCGGTACTGGTTGCAATACTCGTCCAGCCTTTTCTTGTAATAGTCGGCTGATTGCACGGACGCATCTGTTTTGTTACGCCATTCTGCGTATGTAGTTTCAATTTCCTGCCTTTCTAACAGCTCGTTCAGGATCGGCTTAATCGCGTCATTATCAGAGATGGACTGCAGAGCAGAGACCTGGGCGTTCAGTGTGGCAAGTTCTGCGTCCTTGCGCCTACACTTTGCGGCAAAGATTCTGCTCTGCTCATCTTCGAGCCGCCGAATCATAGAAACGACATAATCAACTGTGGCTGTGTAGCTGGTTGACGCGAAGCAGATGGTAGTATAGGCATGGTCGTAATACCAGACCTGATAAATTTTGTTATGCATTTGTGCCCTCCATAAAATCAGAGTCTCGCTTTGGTTCTGCCGGAGTCAGAATAAAGATGCTGTTCAGCGTTGTAATGCGAAGCTCTGCATCGCAGTTGTCAGATTCTTCTGTGATCTCAACACCCTGTACCATGCTGGTCTGCAGGTAGCTGTTTTTGCGGTTGCCTTTATTGTCATACAGGTAAAACAGAGCGGCACTTTTGCCGATGCCGGGCACGATAATCTGCCAGAAGGTTGAACCGATGCGCTTAGGGTAGCGGCCGTCCGTGCGCTGCTTGTTGGTGTTTACATCCAGGATGTCCTTGAGATACCAGAACCGGCTGACGTTCTGGATGGTGGTCGTGAAATCGTTGTTCATGTTATTTCTCCATTGCGGTGTTAAAAAGTATGGTCTTACAGCCTGCGCCGTATCGCTCCTGTAGGAAGGTCATGAAATCATCCATGGACAGGTTCTTTTTAAAGAAGTCGTAGCCGTTGTCTTTTGTAGAGCATTCTTTGTAGGTGGTACGAATAAGGACCGGGGCTTTGAAGTTTCTCTCAGTGATGTTGTAATCGAAACGGATACCGTGAACTATCACGAACGGCTTGCCTAATATAGATGTACCGTAGGCATAATTGCTGTCAGGAATGCTCCATGGGTACTTGTGTGACGAAACAGCGTCGAAGAAATCGTGGAACGTGTTAAAAGTGTCAACCTGTGTAGACGGTTCTTCTTCTGTGAATATACTACTGTCAGCGAATATATCCGGGGCAATGTCGCTGCTGATGATGGTGTAAGTTACGTCATACAGTTTGTGCATTATTTACCCTCTTTAATGATTACCCACATATCTTTCCAAGGCGGGTTTCCGCCGGAGACTATGGCGTATTGTGGCGTTACCGTGTACCTTGGGCGAAAATCCAAAGACATACGAGATAGGCTATTTTTGTAGGAATCGTTGGCGTATTGGCACATGGTATGATATGCCTTTTCGTAGCTATCCTCGAAGTATTCACAGGTGACAATGGGTTTGTCTCCGTAACCGCTGCTTTTCAGTTCTACAACCTTATAGGGCCATAATTCATCGTTTTTACTTTTGGCCGGAGGAACCAAAGCCGCCAACGCCGCGATCAGTTTCATCAAGTTCTTCCACCTCCACAGGCGTATATAGAGAAATGGGCTGGATGACGAGCTGGGCGATGCGGTCGCCGACATCAATGACCTGATTCTTATCGCTATAGTTATGAAGGGGTACTTTGATCTCGCCGCGATAGTCGGAATCCACAATACCTACGCAGTTGGCGGGAGCGAGACCATGCTTGGATGCCAGACCGCTACGCGCATAGATACAACCCATATAACCGGCTGGGACTGCAATCGCAATGCCGGTGGGAATCATCTTCGTTTCATGAGGCATGATTACAATTTTAGATTTGAAAAAATCATCCCATTTAGAGTCTGTTAATTCAGAATCCATTAAACTGCCAGCAACGTCGATTGCTGTCTTTTGCTTTTCACTAAGAAGTGTGCCGCCAAAAATGCCAGTACCTCCGAAAAGGTCAAAGAATTTCGCATATGTAATATTCCGGTCAACAATGGATTTACATGCTTCCTTTTCCTCATCGGTGTATTCGACAGGCAATGCGTACAGATCCATACCGGCGTCAGTGTCGTGAGCACGGGTAGGAACATGAGCATCGGGGTTGAGCTTTTTGATTTTCAAAACTTCCATTTTATTCTCCTTTAAGAGTGGCTTTGGGGGCACCTGATGCCGTGCAGGTGATGGATTTATCAAGGCAATCTACGACGCCGGTAGTTGGAATGTTCGTAATAGTAGGCCTGGCAATCGGATTATAAGGGCTGTAAGGGTTATACACCCAATTATAGTTGACAGGATCTTCTTCAATGGTGGTTTTCTTGATGAGCTTTCCGTTGGAGTCGTATTCCTCGATGATGGTTTTCTTCATTTACTGCTCCTTATAATACAGTCCGCAATGGCAGAGGCCGGAATCTTGTTCGCGGAACTCTTTGCACATACATTTAGTTTCAGGCGTCTTGGTGAGACGACAGGGGCAGTAGCCCTCGTTTGCTTTGACGGATGCGCGGAACTCCTGCACCTCGTCATCTGTCCATGCCGGGTTGGTTTTGATTTTCATTTGTACTCCTTTTGGAACAGGATTGTTTTATCGATCGGTACATTTCCTCTGAGTTCATAAAAACGCTGGTTCGTTTTTGGATCGTCAAGACCGCCGAATTCAGAGACATATGGGCCAACCTTGATAAAATTGAAGTATACGCCGTAATTGCGCGGTCCACCGTCATACATCATGTGAATAAAACTTGGATAGTCAAGACCTGTGTAGAGGCATGTTTTCAAATTGTACTGATGTACGATTTTGCATGCTTTCAGTAGTTCGGTTTTGTTCTGGTCGCCGCCCATAAAACACACGCAGGTGATCATGGACCAATATTTATTGATAATCGATTGAAGATTCTCCAGCAATGGGGTACCGCTATACTCCCATAAGAATTTGGAGTGGCAGTCAGGGCAGTGATGTGGGCAGCCTGTAATATCAAACACAAGGCTTATCTCCCCGGGGACTTCTTGGAATGTCACATCATAGTGACTATACAGAAGCGGCTTGCAATCAGTCTGCATAATAGCGCTTCGCGGCCTCCTTCTGACGGGCTTCGGAGAAGCTGGATACGCGCTTGAGATAACCAATGACACGGGTTGCATAGTCCAGATTTTCACTGCCGCACTTGGGGCATTTATGCAGGTGGTGCTTAGAAATGTGTCCGCAGTCATTGCAGATGGTATTCGGAACATTCACCGTCCAATAGGGACACCCAGTCTTGATAGCCACATTCATCAGTTTGCGGTACTGCTCCTTATCCAGATGTTCCTCCAGATTCAGATGCAGGGCACTGCCGCCGTCCAGATACTGCGTCATTTTGGAGCCGTGGAGCATGAATTTATCAAGCGGCTTGGTAGGATCCTCGACAACATAGAAGTAGCTGTTGTAGCAGTCACGCGGAACTGCGAAGCCATCCTGTTTATCCCACTTTGCATTCTTGACACCAAGGTTTTCAGCGGGGACATACTCGGTGTTGAACATAATGCCATCAGAGCGATCTGCCTTGTTTTCGTCATAGATGACCTTTAACACTTTGTTTGTAAAATCAACATAGTTTTGGTCGTCCGGTGAGATGGTGTAGCCAAGGAATTCACAGCCCTCAACAAAGCCGTTAATGCCAATGGTCAGGAACTGTTTATCCAGAGAGATGTATCCGGCATCATAGATAGGGAGCAGCTTTGCATTGAACTCGTCCTTCAAAATTGCGTTCCATGCCTTGAGGTAAACATGGATATCTTTGACCTGTTCACGAACGGCGTCGCAAATATCATGGTTATCGTCAACAGCCGTCTGGATCAGGCGGTTCATATTGATAGTGATAACGCCCTTAGAGCCAGTAGCAACGCCACCAGCACCAAGAGTATAACTGAAGGTATTGTCGCTCATTTCATTGCGCAGACGGCAGCAGGATGCCAGAGAGTCCACACTGTTAGAACGATAGATAAAGAAGCTGTGGCCCTTAGAAAGCATTTCGGCAGCATTGTCGGACCAGTCCTTATCGACATAATCAGTGCCATCATCCAGCAGGTTCAGAGTCTCGACAGGGAAGGTAAGGATCTTCTTCAGACGTTCCTGATTCAGCCATTCCATAAATCGCTTTTGCAGCCAGGATACGGACTCCCACTGCATTTCTGTGCCATCGGGGAATACGAAATCAGAGAACATACCCTCAAAATACGGCTTGTCGAAATATGCGCAGTTCCAGAAGATGGACTGGAAATTACGAGCAGCGGCAGGCTGATTCAGAGAATAGACGACCTGCTCAAACTGGTCAGTAATAACCTTGTCGATACTGCGATGACGATTGGAAAGATCGACTACCTTATCAGCGTGCAGGTAATAATCGTCACCATAGTCCTTGCGGATGAAGTAATCAAGATAAGGGATGAATTCAGGGGTGGCGACTGCACCGGCAAACTGAGATGCAATGGCAAAGCACAGGTTGATAAATTCACCGCAGAAGGAATCAAGGTTGTGAGGGGCAGATGAGCCGCCGCCGATGCTTTCCAGACCATTGAACAGGAACGGATACATGGTAATCGAGACGCAGTTATGTACCCACAGACCATTACAGACGAAACTGTGCGATTCGGTGGTAATATCGTAGATATACTCGTTTTGATCAAGGAACGGCTCGTTGTCAACTATGTCTACATTGGTAATATTAAGCCACTCGTTCATGCGGCTTTTTTGCTTTGTCTTGCACGGTTTAGAGCGCTTCGACTTTAACGCCATAGAAAACACTGGTTTATCTGCTTCACACGGCTCTCTAAACGTAACACCAAACAAAGCGTATTTTTGCTGCACCAGTTGGTTGCATCCAAATTTGGTTTGCTGACCAGAAATGGCGGTAGGAATACCTAAAGCATTTACAACGGCAGAAATCTGCAAAACGGCCGCACGAGAAGAAAGACGAATATTATAACAGCCATCCGATACGATTGTTCCATCACTGTCAATAAGTCCAGCAATTACGCCCTTTGCAAAATCAGCACTGTATTCAAAAATCTTCTCCGGCAGTTCTTTATTTTGCGCGTAAATGCCGATGCCAAAATGTTCACGAAGCAATCCAAAAAGTACAGGGTTTGAGATAGAAAGAACATATTTTTGCTCTTTCATACGATAATTTAAAATAGAAGAAGCACCAAAACGGTTATATGCGATTTCTGCAATTTTCTGAAGCGCTTCCTTGTCTTTCTGACAGAAGGAAATTTTATAGCCATTGCTTTCAAACCATCCATCGCCAATAAAGAAACCAACCAAATAACCAGCATCCTCATTAAGGATTAGCTCTTTAGGCACCGCATACGCAATCGAGAACTGATTTCCGCGAATGCAGTTGAAATTAGAATATTCTTGCACCTCAAGGCCACAGAGTCCAGCAATCTCCTTAGATTCGATGCTTGCTTTGTTCCCGAAATTAACATGACTTTCACATCTGAACTGTTTTTCTCCAAGAGACTCCGCAGCTTCTACAGTATCGTTGATATTGTCGTTTACAATCATGGGGTGATTATCTGTGACAATGATATCTGTATTAAAAGCTGTTTTAACGCGAACAAGGTCACGATGTCTCATTTTGCGAACAAGGCGCTCTACTTTAGTCCAACCGTTTTTATCTTCGACAAGCATATCTTTTGGGTACTTAATATAAACAATACGGTCTTCGTCAGCAAGAACCTCTTCTTCGTTGCAAATCTCATACAAACGATACATAGGGACGCAGTAAGTAGTTCCATTGTACCGGACATTTACTACCTCACGAGCACCATATGTATACGGCAGGCACGGGTTCGTTTCGTCATGGCGGTAAATAAAATGGTGGTCAAGCTGGTAAATGTATTTGTCAGCATACTCCTGGCCGTACATCTCTTTGATTTTTTGCCACATGCGCAGACGGTTGATGCCGATGCCATCTTTTTTATAAAGCTCGCCAGTCAAAGTGGTAACATTCTTGCATTCCACATTCGCGTTCGCATCAACCTTACTGCCAGTTGCTGCGTTGCTGGATGCTGCATACTCCTTGATAAAGTCAAGATACGGCTGATATTTTTTATACTGTTCGATAGCCATTACATACCTCCTACAATTTTGATTGCTTCTTTAAATCCATACTGCTTTTTGCCTACCTGCAGAACAGGCATCATATCCATGCCCATTTCAAGCATTTTCTGTACATCTGTAAACTCCGTATAGTGGATGCCTTTTTCCTGCAGTTTGTTTGCCAGAACCAGACATCGCGGACAATGCGTGGTGTAGAGAATTACATTTTCCATAGACTCTCCTTTTTAGCGTCGGCGTGAGAGCCAACGCTCGACTGATTCACAGATGGCACAGACCTTGTTGTAAAACTTGATCTTGTGTTCCGTGATGATGATTTTGATTACGAGAATCAGCTTGTCCATATAATTTAGAAATTCTCGGTCATAGCTTCGGCCTTATCAAGTTCCATGACGGTGAGGATACAGTAGTTAGCCATATCCAGCAGCGTGTCGCGGATGCTCTCATCGACCTTGGGCTGTGTGCCCTTGGTCAGATTGAGCAGGCGATGGTATTTGTGACTGATCTGAGCTACGGCGGTGACAAGGCCAAGGCTGCCGAACTCCTGCCAGGTAGTGGAAAAGCTGTTGCCGTAGTCGTGATTCTTTTTGCGGAATGTATCGTACATGGTACAGACAATCTGCTTGAACTGTTCGCTATCGGTCATGTAAAAACCTCCTTACAGGTACAAAAAACAGCTGAGAAACCAGCCGATAATAAGATAGAGAGCGGATACAATAACGGTTTCGAGGATCGTGAGCAGGATGATAATAACCTCGTCAGGAATGTCATAATCGTCATACTCGGTGCAGGTGCCGTCTATGATGCTTTTGATCGTCTTTGTTGTCTCGGTTTCGCTTTTACTGCCAAGGAGTGCCTTGATGGCGAAAAGCAGGCAGTACGCTTGCAGCCATGTGAGAGTGGGCAAGCCGATAATGGACATAAACCAGTTCCAGATGGTTGAGATACAAAAGCCTTGAACAGGAATCATTGCGATACTCGCCAGGAGCCAGACGAGACTAAGCTTGAGCTGACGGTTGGGGGTATTTAGAGGTTTCATGCAGCCACCTCTTTGCCGGTAATCAGTTCAGAATAGGGAAGTGTTTCGATCCAGTTACAGAAGGCACGCCACTCATCAAGCTTATGGCCTCGACGAGATTTGTAGATATTGGCAAGGACTTCGTAGTTAAGCATGAGGGTACGGCGCTGGTTGTAGCTGGACGGAAGGAGCTGAATAAGTTGCCACCAAGCGTCTTTGTCTTTCGGCTCAAAAATACGGTCTGTTCCGTCATAATTATTGACTTGACCGCCATTCAGATATATTTTCCGCCAGAAGTTAAGCTGAATAATAGCATCATCCAAAATTTCCATGGAATATTGCATTAGATGTTCGTAACTGAAATCGTTAAGCGTAAACTCTTTGTCAGTTACCTTATGCATGGTGCTACACGAGTTTGCGACCGTGCCAACTTTATAAGTATCGGCCTCCTTCCACCAATACAGCGGAGCTACCACATCAAGCCAAACAACAATCATGCGCAAGTATTTTCTATGGTCAGTACCGGCATTGCGCAGGCGTGTAGCAAGGTCGTGGTCGTTTGGACCCATACAATACTGTTGGTGGCCTGCACAGATAACATGATCATCGTATGTATGACCGCAGTTTTCGCAAAGAAGCAGACCATCTTCCTCATTATTCCAGTTCTTACGATGCGTGCAGCCAAGGCCGCTATCACTTCTGGTCCAACTGTTTTTTGGATTCCGCATACCACGAAGTGCAGGTTTGAGACCGCCGACTTCTACGTTTTCAATTTTTATCATCAGGTTACCTCCAGATAGTTTTTTGCGGGTTCCCGGCGGGCGAAGGCGCGGCGCTGGGCAAGGGATAGGTCATTATAATTAAAGGTCCGAACTGCGGAGCACTTGGAATCATAACTGGCGCACATCATATTCAGTTCCTTGACGCCGCGCTCCTTACGGTTTTGTTCACGATGGTTTGTAAAATTCATGTGAAAGTAAATCACTCCTTTGTGGTTTGATAGACTGTATAGTCGTAGCCCTTTAGCTCGATAGGCAGGAAAATGAGGCGACCAGCCAACAGGACGAAGTACCCGATTTGCAGATGAACACAGACCTCGTAGTCGTGGTTCTTGAGCAGGAAGTGGCTTTGCTCCGGGTAGTCCGACAGCATATGGACCATGTCAACGACCTTTACATTCGGTTTCATAAAGACGGCCACACCTCCTTATCAAAGTTCGGTTCTGATTTCGTCAGCTTCTTTTTCCAGGTCTTACCGTCTGGTAGGAATAGCGAGAAGGAGCTGGGGATAATGGTTTCAGTGACGATGGCAATAGGATCTTTTTCGCCATCGCGGGTTGTTTGTATGTATTGCAGGCAGACGCGCTGGCCTTTAGGCTGCTTGAAGGGTGTGCTCATAGATTGATCAGAGCTTCTTTCATTTCGCGGTAAAGAATATCGTATATTAACTGCCCTGATGTTTCTGCGTTACACATGACGATGGAGGTGTCGTAGCGTGCCATCCATGTAGTCATGCTGGCAACAAGAGCCTGCGGGCGCATCTGACTGCGGTAGTAACCGTGATAGGCTTTTTCCCATGAGGCTTGCTCGATAAGCAGGTAAACCTTAGCGTTCTTGGTACGGGCACGCTCGAACTCGCGCTTAAAGCGGTCACGACTGGTAGTCCAGCAAGAAGCACTCTCATCTAGTGAGCATTTGCGCTCAATACTAACTTTATCGGTCAAACTGAAAGTGACGCCGCTTGGCAGTGTGACTTGGGCGGAGTAGTCGCCAAAATCAAGTTTGGTGCGCAGAATGGGACAGCTGAACCGAGCCAGCCGCTGATGATACTTGAGCGTGTCCTGTTCACGCGAGTCCACGAGGATCGTGAAGGTATCCAGCGTGGACTTTACAAAATTTGCTTCGATAAAATCACCTCCGTCAGATGATGGGCTGGAGGTTTTCCAGCTGATAGCGCATGATAAACAGCAAGAACAGCAGGTAGCTGAGCATACCGATCTCTACATATTTGCTTTCAGTCCGGAAACTGACCAACATGGCGATGGGGATGGAGAAAAGCTCCAAGATAAGTAAAATGGTATTTAAAATCTGAATCACCTCAATCCATTTTTATAAGCACAGATTAAAGCAACTGTACTTGTTACAAGGACTCCTTTTTGGAAGCCTGAAAGCTTGCCAGCTCTGATTGCGTCTATAATTCCTGCGGCACATAAACATAACATCAGAATATAAAATTCATTCATTGATTACCTCACAGTGACTTTTGGCCCATCCGTATGACATGACTGGTCTGCAAGAAGTTTGAAATTATAGTCGTTCGTTTTGTTAAACTCGTATGCTGAGCCTACAATATCGCCAAAACTGCTCCTAATATAAATCACCTCACATGGGAATATTTCGTAAGAAAGTCGTTGAAATCTGTTGTGGACTGCACCCACTGGTCGCCGTCTTTGCTCCATTTTCCTTCGGTATGGGTGTCGAGCACCTTGATGATCTCGCCGGGTTCGATGGGGTTATCGTCGAGGGTGCGGGGACGGATCTTATAGGTCAATGTCTCGCCGTCGCACAGGCGATAGAGGGTGATGTTTTTGTTTTTGTATTTACCGTCGATGGAGAGGACGTAGTGGTAAGTGGTAGCGAGGCTGGGGTTGGCGTACTGGAGGTAGCCGAGATATTCTTTTTGCGCCTTGAGCTGTTGAGAAATTGTCAGTGGTTCATCCGGCAAGCTATTCCAAATTTCTCTCAGAGCTTTATCGTAGTCAAAATCCTTATAGGTCTTGAGCTTGTCCGTCGTTGTAGAGCACTTTTTTATGTATTCAATATACGGAGAATCGGTGTCCTTGTGAAATTGCGTGCGCTCATACAAAGCATCGCAGGCTGCGATAAATTTAAGGATTTTATTGCCACCAGCGAATGGCTTGAAATAGTCCAGCAACACCAGTGCTTCAATCTTGGCAGAGTTCAGACTGCGCGTATGGGACATATCCTTCCAGAGTGTGTAGAAATCATGATATTTGCCGGACTGGTACATGGCGTACAGGTCGTTAGCGCAGCCTTGGCTCAGACCCTTGATGGAAACCAGAGATGGATCAATGGCGTGATGTTCTTTATCCGCAGTGAATTTGCGGTTGTCATGCCCCCACTGGATAGGCCCCTCATGAATATTGAAGCCGCGAAGCATTTCAGCCTTGAGGGCGGAGACTTTTTCCTTTTTGCCCTTGTTGGAAAAGTGTTGTAGACAGACTTCATAGAACTCGTAGGGAAATGTAGCCTTTTGCCAAGCGTTATAGAGGGAATCATAGGCCATGCTGGCTGAATGCGCAGAGTTAAAACTGTATGATGTAGCGTCATTTATTATTTTCCAAATCTGGTTTGTGATGTCTAGGGGGTCTTTACCTGCGGGACAGTTGTTTTTTAGCTTTGCGCAGAGACCTTCAATAAACTGCTGTTTTAAAGGTTTGACTTTTTCTGGATGTTTTTTGGCGATATCTTTGATAATGCCGTAACATTTATCCATAGGGAAGCCAGCAAAATTCAGAACAGACATAATCGTCTCTTGATATAACAGAAACGAATAGGGAAATTCTTTCGTCTGAATTATGTTGTCAATGGCGGGGACACCATAGCTAAACGGTTCGCGCTTTTCAAAAATGCTGTACATAGATTTAAACCCGGGACGAATAGCAGCCACAAAAGCTGAAAGCTCAGATACGTTCTGTGGCTTATACCGCATGAGTTTCTGCGTTGTTGAAGCACGTTCACATTGATTTACACCGCAGGTCAGCCCCTTTGCGTAGACATCCCAAACCTGTTGATTATCTTTGACCGCCTCAGATAATTCATCAACAGTTAAAGGCTTCATGCCAATTCGCTTAAAAATTGCATCTGTAAGAGCGACAGTGTCAACAATCAACCAATCATTTTTGAGGAATTTGTATTTTTCGGCTACAGCACCATCAATAACGGTGGTAATGTATTCCTTTTTTGTGGTATCGCTTTTACATTTAATAAGACCGATTTTGCGACGAATACTGCCTTGATAAAGTAAATAAGCACAGGGAGCTTTAGATTTAGAGATAATAAGTCCCCAGTAAACCTCACTCTTTTTTACAAGGTTCTGATATTCCGAATCAACGAAGTCATAAATGTTGATTTCGCCTTTTTCGTCATCGTCTGCATATTTCATGGCTAGATCATATTTATCAATCTGATCGCTGATTTTATTAGCAATATCAAAATCAAGTTTCTTAGCGCGGGCGTACATTTTAAATGCAGCTTTCTTTTTCATCGTGCCAAAAGCAATCATTGGATAAGCGTGGTCATCGCCAAGAATTTCACGTTGCGCTCGTTCAAAGGGCTCCTGTGAACTGATGTTCATATCAATATCGGGTAATGAATTTGTTTCGATGATTCGCGTCTTTGACAAGAAACGTTCCGGGTAAAGAGGAATGGGAGACTTAAAGCGGTCAACTTTACTGAACCCACAAAGAGTGTTTGTAAAATAACCGACAGCAGAACCACGCCCCGTGTTGGTAATAATGCCACCATACTGAATGCCACGTTTGACGATCTCGTAATCCATCAAAGGATAATCGACCATGCCTGTGTCTTTATAGGTATAAACCTCCATTTTGACACCATCGTAGTATCGTTGATAATCCTCTGGCGGGACATGCTTCATATACTCTTTGAACTTTTGACTGATGAGACGATTATAAATTTTGAATTTTTCTTCCGGTGTTTTATCCGGGTAGATGGAGGGGAGCTTACGGTTGGTTTCAAAAACCTCGCTTTGGTAGTCCTCAAAGTCGCAAATCAGGTCTGTGTTCCGCATTGCCTTTTCGACTTCATCTGCGGGGATAACATCCTGTTCCGCAAAGCGCTGACGAATAGTGTCGTCGTCTGGGTAATCCATATACCAGCCATCTTCGTCATCATAATGTGTGCCGCTGGCAGCAAGAAGCTCGTCACGCTCAACGGACTGCTCGGGATATATGTAGTGGCTATCAAGGCCGACAATCATCTGAATACCGTACTTTTTAGAAAGCTTCAGTATACGAGCATTCAGTTGCTTTTGCTTGTCAGTATTGTGTGCCTGGATTTCAAGCATGAAGTTATCCTTGAAATAGTCATGCAGCTTGCAGATCAGTTGCTCGACGTACTCTGGTTCATAATGCCAGAAAGCAACACAGGCAGAGGTGACAAATACATCGTTAGGAGGCAGTGAGAACAGAAGTTCCTCATCCAGACGCGGGCGGTAGTAATAGCCATCCTCGTTTGCGGTGGACAGAACTTCATTGATCCATTCGCGGCCGTTCTCGTTTTTGGCAAGCAGGACGATGTGACAGTTGGTTCGATCTTTTTCGTGTCGGTCTTTGACCCAGTATGCTTCTGTGCCGAAGATGAATTTGAGGCCATACTTGATAGCAATTTCTCGGCATTCATGGTATTTACCTTGCCAACCATGCTCAAGGGAGCAGAGAATTTTGTGACCAAGTTCAACGGCGCGTTTGGCGTATTGTTCGTAGGTGGCAGGGGAGTCCGGTGTATAGATGTTGGAACAGCAGGTGTGCTTATGGTAGTTTTGAATAAAATTCACCTCCATCTTGAAACGGCCAGCTGTGGCGAAAGTCCTGGATGTAGCCGTTGGCGATTTTACCGATGAACGGATGGCAGGTACGTCCGTCAATCATGCTGCGTTGGATGGCATATTCTATAGCTTCCTCAACGCGAAGCCTCATATGCATGTAATCCACGAACTCTTGTAAACTACTGTGATCATTACGCAGGGCATAATCATCAATCATGTCCATGAGTTCTTGACGAGAGACAGATTCTTTAACCTTAACCATCAGCTTTTCTCGCGCTCTTTCTTATTCAGTTCATCAGCTTTTGCCTGAGCCTCGGCCTCGGTTCTGAAAAATCTCTCAGGGTCGATGCCACCAGCTTTAGCCAAAACGAATGACAAAGGCTCCCAGCAATTTTCGGAAACTTCGTTTTCTGTGAAATTGAGGTTCATATTTACGCATTCAATTTTGTCAGGTGAAACATAGTATTTGTTATTCTGTACCGTTCTCCTGCCATTGCATTTTGGACAAATGGCTCTAAATTCTGTTCCATCGTCCATCTTTGCAGAGATATATCCGGTGGCGTCACAGAAGGTGCATGGGTACGAATTGAAGTCACGTACAACAGCCCAGACTTTATCGCCTGGACCATATCCGTCTGTACGCTTGCTGACAAATTTATTGATGTAAGCAGATGGAATATAGTTGTTCTTCACATCCTCTGCTTTAGCCTTAGCCGCTTCAATATCATCCTCAATACGCTGCTTTTCCCAGTTGAGGCGGGTAATGTCGCTTTCCAGATTATCTTTTTCGCGCAGGGCTTTGTTGTATGCATCGATCACGCACTTAACGTCATCCTTGATAAGGTCACGAAGGCTGTTTATGGCTTCGTCGATGATAGAGTCGGCCTCACTGGGGTTGGTGAAATACATATCATCTATGTCACTAAACATTCAGAACAAATCCTCCTCGTCTTTTTTGGATTGTGTGGCACCGGCCATGGTGCGTTCGTTGTAGTCCTTGATGTAGGGGCAAGTCTTTCTGTGTCCGCAGAGGGTGTTGCAGAAAAACTGGTTCTCCTTCGTGATCTCGCACGGCTCCCACGGGTGGTCTTTGTCTTGCGGCAAGCTCTCATAGAGGTCGGCAGTCTTATTGATGTAATCCAGTGCTTCCGCCTGAAGTTCCTTGGTGTAGGGATATTCACGCACGTATGGCTTGATGGAGAACTTTGCCTTGACCTCAGCAGGGAACAGATCGCCAAGAATGTTCGTCTTGGCGAAATCCATCATGGCGATTTCGATATCCATTTCGTCCATGCCAGCCTCATGGCAAGCGGCTTCGACAGCGTCCTTGATAGTGTCATAGATCTTAGAGCGATTGACGATGCGGGTGAGCGTGGTTTTGTTTTTGCTGCGCCGTGTAGCATACCAGTCGTACTTGATGACGACATACTTGAGCATGATCCAGGCGGTGGATTTGACCTTGTACCCGGCCTGCTCTAACGCCATGCCGTAGATCGTAAGCTGACGGCCATGATCGAGAAGGTCTTTCTGTTGATAGTCGGAACTTGTTTTTAGGTCCAGCACCGTAACTGTGCCATCGTTGTTCCAGCGCAACAGGTCGGAATAACCTTGCATAGCCCGGGTGGGGCTGACGCGCAGGATCAGAAGTTCCTCAATCGTGAATTTGCCTTTTGGCATAGTAAAGGTCTGGAAGCAGTTTTCCATGTCTTTTATGTATTTCGTTTTGATGCTGTCCGTTCCACGAAAGTCTCTCGGAAAGTCATATCCGACAAGTTCGCACTGAACAAGAGCATCACGGAAGGTCTGAAGCATTTCGCTACTATTTGATTTGCCTTCGATGAAATTTTCCAGAGCATCATGACTGGCCGATCCCAAATCGGTATACACGCTTCCAAGGCCGCGGTCATGTAATATGTAAGTGCGCCACGCTCCGTATAAACAATTATTGATGGTACCAAGTTTGGAAAAACTATAGACGTTGACCCCTTCGTCATACAGGGCTTGCAGGCGTGAGTCTCTTGCACGTTCGGCTATGTCAGCCACCTCACTTTCGTTCTCATGATTTGTTTGTAAGCGTCTACGCCGAGGTCTGCTGCGTTGAGCTTGCTGCCTTTGGGGATGATGTCGCCATCGGCGTCCCAGGCATAGCCAACCTTGGTTTTGACGATGATGTTATCCTGCACGAGTTTTTTGGCCTCCTCGCGCACGGCTTCTTCTTCCAGCCCCTCATCCAGAGCCAGCACCACATTTTTGGGCTGCATGGAAGCGATCATGGTGGCTTGCGCATAAGAGACATGACAGCCACAGAGGCCGAGTGCTAGCTTGCATCCAAACGACCGTGCCTGCATGGGAGCTTTTTCGCTCTCGAATAGGAAGATATTGCCGCGGTCGATGATGTTGTGATAGTTTTGCTGCAAGCCGAACAGTGTCTTGCTGCGGGAACAGGGGACAAGGGGCAGCCAGCGTTCCTCGTGCTTACAAGCGGGGTCGTTGCTGCGGCCCATGATACCGACAAGGTTGCCGTTAAAGTCCCGCTCCGGGATCGTGATGCGGCTGGATTCTTCATCGTAGCCGACTTGGAACAATTCCTGTGTTTTATAGTCGATACCATCCTGAAAAAACATCGTGTTGAATTTACCTAAGTAAGGGTCAAGTGTGTTTTCCGGGATCGTGGGCAGGGCAAAATCATCGTCACGGTCTGGCAGGAGTTTACGATAGAAACCATGGAAGGGATAAGTGACCTGAACATTAAAATCAGAGGTATCCAGGTCCAGGATATTTGCCACGAATTGCAGACTTTGCGGGAAGGTACAATGGATACGATCCATAATGAGGGTGAACAGATTGCCTTTGCCGTTGGTGGAAAAGCAGTAGTAACGCAGGGTATTGACATCCAGCATCATACTGGTGGGGTTGGAATCTTCCAGACGGGAAAAGCGGAACTGTGTTTTTGCGTTATTGAGATTGATGTGCTGAAATTCCAGCGTTTCCAAGATGCGGAAAAGAGCATCGGAATTGCCGGAGAGATGCTGCTGCAGAAGTGCCGCGTTCATAGTGGCAGCACCCCCTTTAGCGTGTGGTTTGAACGTGTTCGTTGCGAATCGTGCAGAAGCCTACCTCGCGCCAGTTATTCCAGGTGAGATTAGCCTCATACAAAACCTGTTGCTTATCTTCATCATTGCGGGTCTTATCGAGAAAAGCGACGATATACTTTTTGGTTTTGTCAAGTGTGATGGGAGTGGTAAACTTTTCCCAGCTGCCATCGGCATTTTTGCCGCGGGTGTAGGCTTTACAGTCATAGCGTTCACCGGTATACTCGTCCTCCCAGAGGGGGCGGATATAGATCATCTCGGAAAAGACTTCCTTGATTTGTTTACCGTTGGACAGGCAGTTGGCGTCCAGATACCGCTGATTCAAGAGGTAGAGAGCTAACTGGTAAGTACACACAACCGCAACATTCTCGCGGCTGGCAGCCTGGAATACCTTGCGGGAGGCAACGAGCAGCTGGCGGTACATTTCCATACTGACATCATCATCGGATTTCATCGTGTCCCAGAGGAACATCTGAAAGCCGAGCTTGGAATACTTGCGGATCGTTTTGACAACGCGGGAAGTATCGTTATCAAACATCTTGACGAACTTGATGTTCTTATACTTTTCCTGGCTGATTTTGGCAGCCTTGCGCAGCATTTCGTTCTGTTCGTCTGTGAAATTGCCGGTCTTGAGGTGCTTACGGGTGATTTTCCAATAGTCCAGATCTTTGGTAAGAATATGTACAGCCAGCAGCTGTTTATAGGCGCGGACTTGCATCTCGTTGGAGATAATGCAGCACTTGATTCCGGCCTCGGCCATGACAAGGATCATGTTTTCAAATACAAAGCTGGTCTTGCCTGTGCCGGAGAAACCGCCAAGCATGGTGAGGTCGCCAAGCGGTACACCCAATGTCAGGTAATTGAGACGCGGACAGTTTTTGCCGTAGTTGAGACCGACCGCCTCGCCCTTATTGAGTTCATCGACAAAAGTATCATCAAACCAGACGTCTTCCACCTTCATGTCCTTAGCGGTGTTGATGGAGATGGTGTTGAGCTGATAGTCAAAGAAGTCATAGACTTCGGTGTTTGACATCTTATCGAACCGCGATGTATTGGAGAAATTTTTGAAGAACTGGCGGGCGAGGTCGGACAGCAGGTTCAGCTTGACGACCTTATCGAAATAGCCATCGACGTTATCCGGGTTGATGAGAGATTTGAGCGCTTCGACTTCACGATAGCCGCCACGTTTATCAAACTCTTTGCGGGTTTCGTCCTTATCCTTGAGGTAAGCATTAAGTGTGATCGCGTCGAAGTTGCGGTAGCCCTGCTCATACAGAGCGCGGCCAAGAGCAAAGTAGAATTTAGAATCATCGGTTTGGATGGTTTCATCCGTACCAGTATTGACACGGTCGTACTCGTCATAAAGGTAGGGGTCCTTCCAGAGGCAGAATACAAACGGGGCTTCGACCTGTTCACGATCTGCATTGATTTTATGTAAAATTTCTTGTAATTCGATAGAAAATCACCTCATTCCTGCTCATCGTCAAACAGGAAGTCTGAAATATCCCTGTGTACGTGGTGATCCTGCGTATTTGCCCCAAAATCGAGATCCTGCAAAATGGGGACCTGCTGCGCTTTTGCTTCCTGCTTGTGCTGTACGGCGGCGTTGGATTTTGCCGCCTTATAGACATCATTGATATGATTTTTGATAATGGCCATGACATAAGCGGCGCGGCCGTACTCGCTTGAAAACTCTTTGGTGCGCATGGCGTACCCGATCTTATCCCGGCATTGCTCAATCGTTGCGAGAATGATTTCATCGTCATAGAAGCTAAGTTCCTTGAGCTTTTTGGGGATGATGGTAGGGAACGCCATTGATGGATCGAACATCATAACATCGGCGAGTGCGGTGATGACCTGTTTATGCATGGCAGCTTTATGGAGCTTGTCCTGATAGGTTGCTTCGTCCTTATACCAGTGGCCGTCCGGGGCTTTATAGTAGGTGAGGGTCGTGCCCCATACACCGGTTGCCTGACACTTGACGCGGCGACCTTTTGGTGTGGTTGCTTTTGCCATGCGCTGCCTGCCTTATACGAAGAGAGAGGCGATCTTTTTGATAGTGGCAATAGGCACATTGGGATCAGAGAACTTTGCGTAGCCGGATTCATTCAGCATGGACTTTGCCTGAGCCTTGACATCATCGGATGCACTGGAGAATTTAGCCGCGATAGTGGCGATATAAGTTTCGCGATTTCCCTCATCAGCTTCGTCCTGACGGTCAGCTTTGAATTTATCAATGCGTGCCTGATGCACTTTTTCCTCAGCCTTGGCTTCTGCGGCCTGCTTTTTGAGATCGTCCTCATAGCTGGTAGGACCCTTATCGTGTTCCTTCTTGATAGCATCTGTAATGGCCTTGATGAATTCGTCAACATCAAGCGGAACACGATCTACAATATCAGCAAAACGGCTCTTGGAATCAACAGAGAAATTATCATCACGGAAGCAGACAACACGCTTTTCGCCTGTGATCTTGCCCTTGACTTCCTCCTTATTGGTGACAATATTCTTACGGCCAGTCTTATACTTAACAATGTCGCGGTCGATATAACAAACCCCGAGGAAATGAACTTTATTTTTCATGGCGTTAAAATAACGCTTGTCCATATTGGTTGTGAGGATGGAATATGTCTCGCCAGAAACAGGATCCGCGATGTCGCTTTTCTTAGTATGACCGATGGTGATAAAAGAAACGCCGACACGCTTCAATTCCCACAGGCGATCAAAGACGATTTCGATTGCTTTGTCAGTAGGGCCATTAAAGCCTTGGAAAGTGGCCTTAAAGAACTTAGTCTTTTTGTCCGGGTTGTCGCGATTCCAAATGCGAAGGACTTCACCCTCTGCGAGGTTCATCAGTTCATCAAAAGTGTCTACAACAACAACTTTGAGGTCTTTATAATCTGTATAGCGGTTTTCGACAATATCAGTAATGACATCATCAAATTTTTCCCAATCCCAGACAGGCTCTGCGACAATGCCGTTGATAGCATCAGACCCATCCTCTTTGCCAACATCGAGGAACATATAACCATCTTCGCCAGCAAGGCGTTCACAATACTGCTTAATGAGAGTGGTCTTGCCGATTCCTCCCTCACCGATCAGGCAGAGATTATACTTGAGAGGATCAAGCTTGATTTCGTTTTTTCTTCCAAACTTTCTTGCCATAAGCTATGTACTCCTTTAAAAAAATTATCAGAACAGTTCCAGCTCGTCCTCAAACGGGGGCTTGGCGGAATCTGGCTTGGCGGCGGACTTTTCCATATCGGCAACGGTTTCGTCCTTGGTGGGAACAGCGATCATGTCCTCGAACTCGGAGAGCTTGTAGCCGGTATCGACCATGCCGTCAGCAAAATCGCCCTGTGCTAGAGGCTTGTTCAGGCGAAGCTCCGAGATGCGGTTGCCGAAGATCTGACCGCGGGGACGGAAATCATCCAGCGTGGCCTCGCCGAGTTCGATCTGCATCTTCTGCAGCTTTGTCAGCTGGCTTTCGTCAAACTCGACCTCCTGCGCACCGTTGACAGCGCGGACATCCCACAGCATGGTCTGCGGCGTCTTGTCCTTGACATCGACAAACTCCATCTTGTACTCATAGAGTGCCTTGTGCTTGGGAATCTCCATGTTGTACTTGGTCGTATCGAACACGACAGAGAACGGCAGGTACTTATCACCCTCCTCTTTCGTGGCGAACTGAAGGACATAGCCATTGATGTTGATCTTGCCGGTCTCCTTGAGGTCGGACTTATCGACGCAGTCCTTCCAGTAGGTGAGGGGCACGGACATGGCCAGCTGCGGTTTTTCGTTTTCGCGGCGCAGCCAGACAGCGCTGATGTCATAGTTGCGGCGCAGGATACCCTTGCTGTCATAGCGAACCTTGCAGGTGCCCGTGACGGTCAGGTCCTTATCGTTGCCGGGGAGAACATCCGCCAGATACTTGATGAAATCATAGCCGGACAGAAAGCTTTTGATCTTGCCGTCCTCACAACCGACATTGGTGCGATACAGGCGGGAGCGTGCGACCTTGGTGAGAACATCCGGGTCCTCACGGTCAGCCCAGGCAACCTCGATAGGATTAAAATCTGCATCTACGGTCTTGATGGTATCGCGGGGATAATCCAGCAGGCCGACAAACTCCGTGCTGGTGTCTACCTTGATGCCGAAGTGCAGACGGTACATCTTGCTGTCGGTGCGCTTGGAATCAATCTCGTCCAGAATGCCATCCTTGGCGATGACAGGAGAGCCGATGAAAGTAAAACGAATCGTGTTGTTTTTTGCCATAAATTACTCCTTTACAGAATACTTGAGATATGTGTTGTGGAAGTTAAGAAAAAATATGCCCATCATCGCTGATATCGCCATCAGGCTGCGCGAAATCTTCGCCGTAGAGAACATCATAATCCACGCTGGCAATAGGGCTGATGGCACAGACATTAACGATTGCATCGGCGACAGCATCCGCGCATTCATTACAGACGGTCAGGTCGAACAAGTCCCCATCGCGCTTGGATCCGTAGCCGAACGTGTACTGGATACGCATACCATAACCATCGAGATCAGGGAAGATCTTTTTACATTTGTTGCAGATAAACATTATGTACCTCCGAAATTTATTTCAACTGAAGAGCGTTGCGCAGGGCAAAAAGCTCCTCGGCTGTGGACGTGATAATGCGAACCTTGCGCGAATAGTCAAGGCTCATAAGGCTGAGCAGGCTTTTGGCATTGGCCTGACTGCCGTTGCAATCAATTACGATGACATCTGCACATTCCTGTGCGACTACCTGCAGGCACTGGCACTGCATAAAGTTGTTGATGCGGATAGAAAAGTCATAGCTTCCGCTCATTATGTGCCCTCCTGACTTGACAGAACCGCTTTACGCAGGGAGATGATGTCATAACCGTTTTCATTGTGCCAGTCGCGGAACGCTTCATCGCTGGCGTACTTATCACGCAGGAAACCGTAGAAAAGATTTGCCTGTGCATCTGAAAGAGACGCTGTATTCTTTATGGCACCGTAGCGGCGGACGCTGGCGGCAACACTGCGCATATATTTCCAGAAAGAGTAGTAGTCGGTTTTAAGCTTGGTCATGAAACCGGAAGAATCCTCAAAGACAAAACCCTCAATAAAGTGGCCATCGTACTTATAGCCGGGAGCGGAAGCTTTGATATAGAAATCATAGAACTGCTGCCAATCCATAAACTGGTTGACATATTTTTTGAGGTTCAGGTCAAACCGCTGGCTGATGCCGATGAGGTCATCGCCTTCAATGGCGCTATAGGGCAGCTTTTTGAACGCGATTTCATTATAGACAACATCCAGCAGAACAAGATGAGGGTCTGCATACTCGATGATATGCGGGTCAAACTGTTGATCGATGACCTCAAACAGCATGGTGCAGTTGTTCTCTTTAAGGTACTGCTTGATTTCATCCAAGCGCGGGGAACCGGTTTTGCAGACATGCTTTTGGAACAGCTGCTTGAAATGGTCAGCATAGTCGCCGCTGATACTGCCCTTGGTGCAGAAAAGCAAATCATCTTTGCTTTCATCATAGCCGAGAATACCGAGATAGCCATTCTCTTTGAGATAGCACTGCACGGGGAACTTGAGGCGGCTTTTGAGAAAATCGATACTGCTGCCAGAGAAGCCATATACACGGGCAAGCTCATCGATGCGGAAGAACTTTTCATAGCCACGCGCTGCGATCTTATTGTTTGCAGTGTCGATAAACAGACCGCGTGCAGCCGTTGTCATGGCGTTCCAATGGTCATTGCGGAATGCGGAGGAGGTAAAGTTGAAGGCGGACAGATCGCCGAACTTGCTTTCCCGGACATCGCGCTCACGGCGAAGGTTGGAGACAAGCAGCTGCACGGACGCATCGGCGTTCTGGGCGGTGTTATAATCCTCCAGTGGGCGATAAACTGTGTTTGTGATTTCATGCGGGGTAATTTCATTGCCGCACAGGGTTACTGCACGCAGAGAACCGCCGAACTCGACACGATGCTCCAGCGTGATATAGCTGCCGTTGCCGTTTATGACCGGCAAGTCCTGAATGTTGCGGTGCCCAGCGATCTGAACAATGCCGGTAGGTTCCCACGCTGAGATGATGGCAAGCAGGTCAGGGTAATTGCCAACGCCATGGATGAGCTGGAAGGTGGGGATGCTGATGATACCGAGCGGGTCGATCTTATCAATATACGAAACACCGCCATGGCAGACAAAGTAATCCTTACCGTGATAGGAGAAATAGCTGCACTGGGCAAGGCGCTGATACAGTCTGCTCACCTGCTTTTTGTCAAGACCGGCGGATTCCAGCTGCAGCCGTGTGCGGGTTTCAAACTCAGGACTTTTTGCTTTGCGGTCATGAGACCAGTCATAGAGCCAGCGCTCGTGATTGCCCTCGATCAGGGTGACATTGGCCTTGTCCATGATGGAGAGCATGAACTGCACGGTCTCGGCGTTTTCAAGGCCGCGGTCAATATAATCACCGCAGAAGATGTAATAACAATCGTCCTGCAAACCGCCGATCTCAGCCATGAGTGACTGCAGTGCAGTGTAGCAGCCGTGGATATCGCCGATAACATGGATGGCTTTATAACTGCTGAGATCCGTTTTGAAATAGCGAATCGTTTTGAGCGCGTTATCCGGGGTGAGCACCTGAATACCGGCAGGGATCTTTTGCGTCTGAAACCGGGCGTACATTTTATCAATGACAGAATCCGGAACACGTTTGATAGGAGGACGCTGTGCGTTGCGCCGCTTACACTCATCAATAGGGAGCGTTGTCATATCGATGACATAGATCCGATACCGATACTGTTTTGCCATGGCTTTGTAGCGGTTCATTTCAGAAGTTTTGGAATTTGTGGCATCGATGACGGTAAGACAGCCAGCTTGCATACGTAGCTCAAGCATCTGGAAAAGCATGTCCCAGACAATCTTATCGTTCTTTTGACTGATGGAAACATCGCCGGATGTGGAGAGTACAGGGGAGGAACACTGCATGCGGATCGTGTCAGCACTTAATGTGTAATCGGCCAACCCGTTTTCATGTATGTAGGTGGATTTGCCACAGCCCGGTGCGCCGCGGAAAAGAAGAAGAACACGCATAGGTCAGTCCTCCATATTTTTGTTCTTGATGAAATCCGGGATGGGTTTGCCGAGTGCTTTGGCGAGGGAGACGCATTTGCCGACCCAGACATTATATTCATTCGAATGATGCGGCGCGGCATAACCATAAAGACAGCTGCCTGCTTTAAGAGACTTATAGACGATAGCTTCCAACCCGTCCTCCGGCTGAATCTGCCAGTACAGGTCTCCGCCGTTATGGATGACGTTATAAGCCCAATTCGAGACGAGGTCACGTGCGAATTCGATTTCATATTCCGTCCAAGGGGCATTTTGTGGTTTATCTTTAGCGGTGGCAGCATCCTGATATGCCTTTTTAACCATGGCGTGGACAATGCGGTGGGTTTCCTTTTTGTCGTGCAGCGGGATATCGACACTGATGGTGACTGTGTCATCGTGGCAGGTGCAGGTTGAGCAATCATGCTTGCAGGTGCCGGACTTGACGAGTTCGAGTTCTTCCTCAAAAAAGATATAATCATCAGTTTCTGCGACATCGTAAAAATATGGCCAAAAAGGCCAATCATGCACATTTGTAATGGTGATTATGTCGCCAACGTTGAAGCCACCATTATCGTGCCGATTTACACCATACTTGAATGCTGTGATGCGGACTTTGTCACCAGGTTTGAAATTTGCCAATAAAATCACTCCTTAAAATAAAAATCAGTTAAATCATCGATAAATTTGGCGAGGTAGCCGTAGCTGCGATCCGGGGAAGAACGGAATATCTTAGCGCCTTTGGGAATATCAGGTTCATGAGAGAGCCACCAGGCATTATCTATACGGCCACAGATGGTGCAGTAGTTGATTTTGGCGAACCAGAGAAACTCTTTACCGCTGACGGGGCTTTTATAATGATCCTCGGCATAGGCAATCTCGTACTTATGCTTATGGTCAGCCTTGCCGCGATGGGGCTTGCGCTTGCGGTTGGCTTTGGTTTGCACTTCGTCGAACTCGGATTCCATGACAGTGTTTTCATGCATGGTGTAGGGAGTATTAAGCGTTTTCATTTGATAGCGTCGCCTCAATTGTTATATGAATCAATTCTTTTTATGAAGATGAGCGCTGATACCGATGGCGGCATCGGTGACAAGTCCCGCGATAAAACAGCCGACGAGCAGCGCTGCGAAAACAGGAATGGAGAGGATAATCATTTCATGCCTCAATTTTCGATCATCTTGAACATGACATCGGTGCGGCGGTTAGCAGTCTTACCTTCCTCGGTATTGGGGTCACCGATCATCTTGGTATTGCCATTGCCGATGACAACGATGCGGCTGCCATCAATGCCCTGGCTGGTCAGGTAGTTGGCCACGGTCTGAGCGCGGAAGTAGGAGAGCTGCTTGCCGTCTTCGCTTTCCTCGCCGACCTGGTTGATGTTGCCCTCAATCTGGATAATAGCGCCGTCCAGAGTCTTGGCGATTTCAACAAATTCATTGAGGGTAGAGGCGGCTTCGGCCTGATCCAGGAACTTGGCGGTATCGGGTACGAAGTTGACAGTGCAGGATTTTGTCAGCATAGAAGAGTAGTCCACAGCGGCGGTTTTCTGTTCCTGGGTGACTTCGACCTTGTTCGTGACAGCGGTATTGGACTTGTACTTATCGGCCAGAGCTTCCAGATAGGTGGTATCGAAAATCGTATTGACAGCATCACGATCCACGGTTTCGCCCAGAGACTCCCAAATGGTACACATATCGTTGTAGGTCTGAGGGGCGGTATCAGTCAGGATATCCATGTTATCGGCCCAGTTGGCGAGCTTGGCATGGTCACAGTCGGCAGCGATAGAAGTATCATCCGCGGTAGAGTACATAGGCATGACCTTGCGAATAGAGCCAAAATCGGTCTTATAAAGGCTCTCAGCCTGCAGGACACCATCGATGAACTTGGAGACGGTATCGGGGTGGGCGGCAGCCCAATCGGCATCAAAGACAATGCCGTCCATGATCAGAGTAGAGGATGCGGTGGTATCAAAGACGATGACAGAATTGGTGGATTCTTCGGCCTGGGAGAGGTACGGTTCCCAGGTAGCGGCGACATCGATCTGACCGGCAAAAAAAGCCTTGGCGGCATCATCCGGGGTATCGAACATAATCAGGTTATCGAGGATCTTCTGCTGGTCGGCGGCGCTGAGGTCGGATTTCTGGACAAACCAGGCAACCAGGGTTTCGGCCTCGGAGAAAGAGGGTACTCCGATGCGGGCATTAGGCCAGGTGGAAATATCAGCAAAATTCGTGCTGGCAATGATACCGTCACCACCGTAGGAATAGTTGGTATAGAACGGCATAATGACATTCTTACCGGCTTCCTTGAATTTCTGGCTGAGGAAAGCAACACGGTTGGTGGTGTAACCTGCGGCCTGCAAGTCACCGGAGATCAGGGCGTTGGAGGACTGGGTGGCATCATTGATGATATTGATGTTGACCTTGATGCCGAGCTGGTCGAAGATAGAGCCGGGCTGAGTTGTCAGCCCCCCACATGCGTCTACCAGACTCTTCCAGCCTACCCACTCATCCAGAGACAGGTTGATGGTATCGTCATCGGTCTTAGCAGCGGCAGGCTTGGAGTCATTTTTGGTAGTAGTGCTGACAGCATTGGTGCTGGCGGCGTGGTTAGGGGCAAGATCATTTTCGATAATGCCAGATTTGAAAACGGCGAAAACGGCGATTGCCAGGACCAGAACCAGGCAAAGGATCTTAGCTGCAGGGGTCAAACGAAAGCGTTTCATTATGTATCTCCTTAGTGTTTTTCTTTCTGTTTAGGGGTGACAAATTCAATAATGGGACGTTTAGTGCTACTGGGTAGCGAAACTGGACTGCGCAGGGAATCGAGAAAATCATTAACAGCGTAGTCATTGCTCTTTTCATCGGCACGGGCGATACGGGTATTGAGCTTGGCCTCATGCACAATGCGGGAGCCGACAGCACGCTCAGAACCGGCCTTGACTTCTTCATCGATGGCACCGAGCAGGCGTTTGGAAGCTGAATCGCGACGAAGTTCATCGAGATCATCATAGGCAGCCTCAACATCACGGTTGGTTTTGAGCTGTTCGACAACCAGATTCTTTTTGGCGCGGATGTCTTTGAGTTCTTTCTCCCGCTGGGTGAAGATGTCCCGCGCCTGGGCCACAGCGGGGGTGAGCTGGTTGACGGTGTCGGCATACTGTTTGGCGACGAGAATGGAATCCTGGCGTTTCTCGGCGTAGACACGGGCGGTGGCTTCATCACCGCGAGACATAGCTGTGCGGGCTTTGGATTCATACTCCTGCACCTCGCGATTGGCTTTATCCCGTGCTTTGATGGCGGTTTCCAGACGGCCTGTCATACGCTTGAGGGCATCGGAGGCTTTATTGTATTTATCCTCGGCTTCCTCGATGGCTTTGGAATAGATAGCCGCGGCACCCTCGGGCGTTTTGGCTGTATCTTCGACAAAGAGGTTGAGAAAGCCGCCCAGCAGAACACCGAGTTTTTTGCGAAACTCCGGGAAGAGGAGCAGGACAGCCGCCGCGCCGCCGACACCACAGAGGATCAGCAGATTACTGAGCGGCATCAGGAGTCACCTCCGTGGCACCGATAAATGCAAGGGTGGAATTGATCTTGGCGATTTCATCCTGAACCGCGGTGGAGAGCATATCACCGTTCTGCACGAGCTGCTGGATGGCTTCTTTATTGGCCTGGATCTTGGCTTCGTAATCTTTGATTTCCTCCAGCAGAGCGGTGCGCTTATTCTCGTAATCCTGCATGGTGGCGTTGAACGTATCAGAAAGCAAAGCTTTACGGCGGTCAGAATCATCCTGGATACTCTGAATAGAGATGCCAAGAGTGCCCAGCAGATTGACGATGATGGTCTTGGAAGTCTTTTCCGGGGTTTCCGGCGGGATGGTGGCCAGCAGTTCGTTGACTTTATAGACCGAGGTAGAAGCATCGGTCAGGTCGTTAGCCGCGTAAATCTGTGGAATAATATCGTTTGCTGCAGCATCCGGCGAAACAGTGGCCGGTTCTGCAGACGGGGCGACATCAAACGAGAAATTGAGATTGGGTTCTTCTTCCGGCTGGGTAGGGACAGATTCGACGAGACCTATTTTTTCAAAGAAATTCATAGTTCCTCCTTAAAATGTAAGAATTGTATCGCACATCAGCTTGGCTTCGGCCTGGCTGTGTGTTACTAAGAGAATTGTGTTTTGCAGCGCCTTATGCTGTCGAAGCACGAGTGCCTGCATGGCGGCGCGTGTGGATTCATCGAGAGCGGATAGTGGTTCGTCCATAAGTAAGATTTGCGGCTTTAGATAAAGGACGCGGGCAAGGCTGAGGCGCTGCTGTTCGCCGCCGGAAAGCTGGCGGGGGTAATCATTTTGATGGGAAAGAAGACCAACGGTGGCAAGCATTTCACGAGCAAGGGTTGGCTTTTGCGGTTTGTGCTGGATCTTATCGCAGATAAGAACGTTATCGAGACAAGTGAGCCATTCGAAATTTGTGTTGTGCTGGCACATCATAGTGACCGGGGTGCTTGCCTGGAAACTGCCAGAGAATGGTTGGATAACGCCGCACAAGGTTTTGAACAATGTAGTCTTGCCTTTGCCGGAGGGAGCCATGATGCCGGTGATAGAACCATCGAAGCTGCCGGATACAGGGCCGAGCAGAGGTGTATCATAGCCGACAGTGAGTTCATGCAGTGTGAGCATCTTGGAACCTCCAGGAGAAAAAATGACGGATCAGTTTATTGGCCAGCCAGTCAAAGGCCATGCTGACAAGGATAATGGTGAGAATACCGGCAAAGGAAATGGCGGTGCGGCCGCGGGCGGTACTGGTATAGATGATATAGCCGATACCGTATTTGGCATTGATCTGTTCGCAGACGGCGATGTAAGTCCAGCCGATACCATACATCATGGTGAAGGTTTGCAGGATACTGGGCAAGGTGCTGGGCAGCAGAACCATAGTAAGAATCTGGAAGCGATTCATGCTGAGAGTGCGGGCAGTAAGCATCAAATCCGGGCTGACTTCTTGAAAGGCGAGAACAACACTGGGCAGCATGTAGACGAATGTTGCCAGAAACAGGAAACTGATCTTCATCTGTTCGCCGATACCGAACCACAAAATCAATAGCGGGTAAAAGGCTGTGATGGGCAGAAAACGCATGAGGTTGGTAATGGGTAAGATTATTGCCTTAGCCGTAGACGAGTAAAAGACCAGCATACCGAGGGGCAGACTGACCGCAGCGGCAAGCAGGCTGGCGGCTGTAATGCGCCAAAAAGAATAGACAAGACCGTAAACGAGCTGGCCGTTTGTAAGAAGGGAAACAAATTCATCCAGAACGCTGGCGGGGCTGGGAACAAACAGCGGAGAGACGGCCATGGAAGCGAGCTGCCAGAGAATAAGAACTAGGGCAAGCGGCAGAACGGTCTTGATTTTAGGTTTCATCGTCCACCTCGGCATCCGGTTTTTCCTGTTTTGTTTTGCGGCGATAGGCACGATTTAGATACTCTTTCATGTACTTTTTATGCTCGATGCTGGTACAGAGCCAGCGGCTTTCATAAAGACGAAACTTAGTATCCCATGCTTTGCCGTCATTGCGGCTTGGATGTTTATAGACTGACTTTTTCTTGTGCGGTTTCTTCTTGGAACGGTAGTTCGCGGTTTGCTCGTTATACACGGAATCAATGACAGAATCCGGCGTGACGGGCAAGGGAGTAGACAGTGTTTTCATCTGAGTGCGTTACCTCCAAGCCATGTTGAGTGTATGATAGCATATAACAGTTCACTCCTTGCCGCTTGACACGATCGCGCAGATAAAAAAGCCGAAGCAGGCGGAAGCGGCTAAACTAAGCAGAAAAACAGGAATGGAAAGTACGATCATATCAGTCACCCTGCTGCAGAATATCACTGGTGTCCACGACAACAGAGGAATCATTCCCGGCCTGAACTGTCGGCAGCTTACCGTCCCATTTGTCATACATCTGCTGGCGGATCAGCTCCGGCGTGAGGGACTGGGAAATCAGGCGGTTGGCATCGGCCTGGGCCTGAGCTTCGATCAGTTTGGCTTCTGCATTGATCTGCGCAGTCTCTTTTTCCTGATTTGCCTTGGTGATGGCAACCTCCTTTTCAGCGTTGACGTTGGCGGTCTGCTGCTCAATCTTGGCAAGCTCCAGATCTTGCTGGGCGTTGACCTTTTTCTGAACGGCAGAGCGGGTCTCCTCATCGGGGTCAATATTGATAAGGGAAACGGATTCGATCACGATACCGTAAGGCTCGAACTTCTGTTTGAGATAGTCGGTCAGCTCACTGTTAAGGGTAGCACGCTTATCGCCGAGCAGATCAATGACGGAATACTTGGCCGTGACTTCCTTAGTCCAAGACATGATATTGGGCTTAATGAAAGAATCCTTTACATCTTTGCCGGACTGACCCTTGAAACGGGTAAAGGTGTCGGCTACTCTGTCTGCATCATAGCGATAAGTGAAGGTCATATCGACAGTCAGGCCCTTGCCGTCATTGGAGGGAACCTCGAAGCTTTCATCTCCGCTGGAGTCACCGTCTTTGCTGGCTGTCAGGTAGGACTGTTCAATGCCGATGGAATACGTAGTCACGTTCTGCGTGGGGGAAACGACATGAAACCCCTGGGTAAGCGTTTTGTTCGAGATGCCGCCGTTCATGTTGTAGACAACGCCGACATAACCGGCAGGGATCCGTACCGTGCATACAAACAGCACAATGACGACGAGCTCGATAATAACTGCGGTTGCGATACCGCCGAGAGATTTTCTCATTTTCGATTCTCCTTAAATTGTGTAAAAAAGTCGATGATCTTCTGGCCGATTTCATCAAAGTGGGGACTGGATTCACACCAGAACAGAAACATGGCCAGGCCAATCAGGATCAGGAAAGCAGGCGGAAACATTTCAGGTCACTCCCATCTTTTTCATTGTGAAATCACTCCAATCTTGATAAAATATCTATTTAAAACGGCCTTGCCAACGGTGAACTTGGCCGGGGTGTTAGGAAAAATGGGCGCAAAAAATACACCCTTCCGGAGGCGGTACTCCGGCAGTTTACAGGGTGTATAAGTGTCAAAGATATAGGTGTAAAATCAAATCGTGTTGTAAAGCGACTGTGTATAAGCGCGATAGTCTGTTATATTACCGACCTCACGTTTGTAGTCATTCGGGTATGTGTATTGGAACCAGAGGCGCTTTTCTTCGATCTGCTGCCAAATGGGGGCGGTATCGTAGTCGCTGTACCGCTCTGCCATGTACAAGAATTTTGGAATGTTGAAGCCCCAGACATATTCATCGTAAGGTTCCTCTGCGTTGAATATTTTTCGGCGTTTTGACGGTGAATTATACGAAATGTATAAAAAGTCATCTTTAAACATATGGTTAAAACACAAGTTTGGATTATACACCAGCTTAGAAACGCCTTTTGTGTTGAGGAACCCCTGCGCATAGCCGTAGTAGAGACCGCGCATATACCACGGCGGCATATCATGGGCTGTCAGCTTGGTCTTATAGCGGCCTTCGCTGTACAAAACGGATTCGTCCGTAGGTGCTGGTGTTGCAAAACGGTACTTGCCGCAGGAGTAATAGTTGGCGTGCAGACGGCTCATTCAGCATCCAGAGCGGCCAGCTGAGCCTGAATCTCTGCCTCCGACATATCATAGAGTGCCTGATTCTGTTTCTTGGCGAGGACTTCGAGCAGTTGCTGGCGGCGCTCGGCGTTCTCGCGAGCGGCCTGTGCCTTAGCCTTATCCGCCAGCTTGACAGAGACGATATGCTTGACGATCTCGATCTTGTTGGAGAGTTCGTTCTGCTCGGTGGTTTTGGTGCCAAGCAGGGATTTCTCGCCGGTGGTCTTGAATTCTTTATTGAGGGTCTTGAAGATGCTGTCAAGGTTCTGAACGCTCAGATCCCAAAGATCCTCGGTGCTGATCCAGCCCTTGAAGGGGAAACGGTACTTATAGCGGGTTGCGATTTCAAACAGTTCCATAGTGGTTACCTCATTTCTATGTTTAAATTACGACCTTGAGCACGCGCTCGGTCTGGCCTTTTACTTTGACGATAAAGGAATCGTGACGGGTGGAGGAGAAGCCTACGCCGGAGAGCTGGTCTTCGACAGGCTGTACGGACATCTGAGAACCGAGGGCTTCAAAGACGCGCTTGTGAGTCAGCAGCTCCTGCTTGATAAATTCATTGTAGAAGCCGTTGAGCTTGTCCGGGTTCTGGCAGCCCTTGAGCATGAAGAAATAATGACGGTTGCCGATACCGGACTGTTCGTCCCAATAGTTGGGGGAGTACATGGCAACGTTTACGGGGACAAACTGATTCGTGCTGATGTTCCAAATATTGCGGCTGGAGATATTGCTCTTGAGTTTATCCTTGATGGTGAACTTGCCGTCCTTGAGAGTGACGGTGGCCACAGGGACAATCGTGCCGGAAGAAATTGGGTGACGGTATTCATACTGATGGACCTCACCGTTAGCTTCAATCTCAGCGATAAAGCCGTTATTACCGGAGTCACATCTGTAGCAATGAACGTAGAACTTATACTGGCCGTCTTTCATTCTGGAAAGATTAGGCCATGTAATATTTTCGACGGCAGGTCCACCATGGTTTGGGTGGATAATATCGACATCCAGATTGCCGCCGTCTGCAAAGCCACGCTTTTCACTAAACCAGATATGACCGCAAGGGCCTTTGCAGTGCGCGTCCTCGTCAGACTTATCCCACTTGCCTGGTTCATCGTTCCACTGAATAGAGAAGCGGAGCACACCATTGACCTTACCGCCTGCCTTCTTGACATTTTCGCGGATGTCGGAATCAGCCAGATTGCCCGTGTAGGCCCATGCAAAAGCGTTATCCCATTTGAACATCGTTTTGGCGTCAGGATTGACAGGGGCGGTCAACGAGACCATGTTCTTGGAAAAGCGGTTCTCCATGAACAACTCCAGCTCCTTTGCGATGGGCAGGACATCCGAGATGAATTTATCAATACCGATCTCCTCGACATGGGAAAATCGTTTTGGATCAATGGCAACCTGCTGTTCCATAGCGGCAAAGGGGTCTGCGGTTGCACCGTTCATACGGGACACGGCGTCACGGTTGGCAAAGAGGATATTGTTGACGCTGATATCATCGAGACGGGCAAAGCGGCGGGGCAGGGAATCCATATAGCCGAGTTCCGTAACGGTTTTCTTGGCGTCCTCAAGCATTCGTTTTGTAAAAATAGCCTTGGGGCGCTTATAGTTGGCGGGAGCGACCACGCGCTCATAGGAGGTGACGGCAGTGTTGACATCCTTGCCTTCCGACAGGTCAATGAGCAGTGTGCCGATGCTGGTATTGCGGATGCGGGCGAGAGCAGGATTCATTAAAAATACATCGACCCATGAGCGGAGTTCTTTTTCTGCAGCAGTCAGAGCGCTGTATTTTGTCTGGAAGGACGCGAGCTGTTCAAGCTGAGACTTCCACTCGGCACCACGGTAGAGACTGTTTTGCGCGATGAGTTCAAGAACAGTCTGCGTAGCGTCGAGCGTCAGCTCGTTCATGGAGCGCAGGAACACATTGCGGTCATCCCGGATATGGGCGGTCTCCGCGTTGATATCGCCGGTGGTGTAAGCGCAGCGCGGCGTGCTGACGAAGAAATGGTTCCATGTCAGAACTTTGTTGCCGTTTTCATCCCGCTCATAACTGCGGGCGGTGCCGACAGTAGGCTCATGAGTCAGAAAAACATCCTTGATAGGCTTGGACTTGACATAAGCGGAGAGTGCATCGACAACAGGCTGATAACATTCCGGCGAGGTAGTGTCAAAGTCCCAGATGGTTTCGATTTCGTTGCCGTTAATGGCGACCACACCGCCCATCGTTTTGATAAAATGGCGGCAGCAGGAACAGTCAAATTCGCGCCGGACACGATAAACGGGGTTTGTACCGGCAGGGAAGGAATCGAGGTAAAGGTTCCAGAGTTCATCCGGGTCAAAATCGACATGGTAAAGTGCGGCGGTGTTCTTGGTCATGGAATCAAAATGAGCCAGGAACTTTTTGTGAAAGTCATGGAATGGCATGATAGTCATAAGCGGTCTCCTTTGAAAAATTGGGTAGTTTATAAAACTCTTGGATAATAGCGGCGGTTTTCATGGCGTTTGGATACATCACGCATTTTACCGAGCGCTTCTTGCAACTGGTGAACACAGCGTTTGTTTTGGCCGTCCTGCATGAGGTCCATGAGAGGCTGCATGAGTTCGATTTCATCTTTCATGAGGCGGCGGGTCTGACGGCATTCTTTGAGCTACTTGGCAAGTTTGACCAGTTCAACGGCGTTGTTGGGTTCCAATTCTAGTTTATGTAACAGGTCTTGTGTGAGCTGGTCTTGCTCGTGAATACCGGAACTGTTGACTTGATAGCGAGTTTCCAGCGTTTGCATGAGGGAGAGGGTGCCGGAAAGCGATTTCATATTGGGGTCGTCCAATGGTTGCGTCAGTCCTTTCTGGTTTGATTTAAAAATTGGTACAAAAAATGGTGCTGGATGCAGGCTACGATCCCGCCACCCCTGACTTACAAAATCAGCGCTCTACCGAATGAGCTAATCCAGCATATGAGTAGCCCCGATGGAAGTCGAATCCACAAAGAAACAGAGTTTGAATCTGCCGCGTATGCCAGTTCCGCCACAGGGCCATATAAATATCCGAGGCGGGGATTGAACCCGCACGACGTTGCCGCCAACAGGGTTTAAGCCTGTTTTGTCTGCCTGTTCCAACACTCGGACATGGCATGGAGTTTTATACTGGTTATCTCCATTTACCCAAAGAAACGACCTTTGGCAGCCAGTCGCATGTTGCCGTTACACAACTGCTTTTCTGCTTGTACTTTCAGAAATCATTTCATAGTTCAAACAATGCGCCAATCTATGCTATGTACACTTACATAAATCATTGCAAAGAATCCGGTATGACGATATTTCTTATCATAGGGCTGCAGTACCCCTGGCGGCGAAACTGGGATTCGGACCCAGGGACAACATTACGTTGCCTACGGTTTTCAAGACCGCTGCATTCAACCACTCTGCCACTACGCCATAATAATGGGTTTCCTGTGCCGCAAAATCGTTTGCTCGTTTTGAGTCTTACGCCATAAAGGCCGCCTTTGGTAAAGGAATGTCTGCTACGACGGTATGCCGTTTCGGAAACCCGGATGGAACGAGAGGGAATCGAACCCAAAATCATAATCTCGGTTATGAGCCGAGCGCACTGACCAGTTGTGCTATCGTTCCATAAAATCGGTTCCGTTTATCTTATGCCAAAACGGTTTCCGTAAACAGCATGGGTCATGACTCCCACTGGTCACCACGGCTGGGTATGAGCCAGCGGCCTCCCATTCATCATACTTATATGGGCGCTCTGCACTGAGCTACGTGGTGATAAGAATCGTTCCGTCTTTATCCTTGACGGTTTCGGAAGCAGATGAAGTGAAATTTTTTCTTATATCCGGGATGAGGGGGCATCCCGCTGGTCGAGCAGACACGATTTGAACGTGCGACCTCCGCATCCCAAACGCGGCGTTCTGCCAACTGAACTACTGCTCGATAAAAAAGATGAAAAGCGTTCTACTTCTTGGCTCCCACGATTATGGCCAGGATTCAGACAGAAGCTAACTGTCACATGGGTGTTGGTGTATCTGCATTGGCTACGTACTCTAAGCAGACCACATACGAGTGGCGAAACATTTGGTGCAGCCGGTTATCTGCATACACGCTCTTTTCATCTTTGGTTTGGCAACTAGGGCGCACTGCCCGTAATGGTGAACCGTGGTCTTTACGCCGCAGAACCTTGAGACTTCATTGCCAGAGTCTTGTTCGGCAGGAATCGTTTTGCAAGACGACCCCAGAAACTCTTTCTGCACGTGGCAGTCGAGCTATTTTTTACGGCCATAACCGCAGCCGCTGACGGACATATTTGATGACGGAGTTTATGTAGACTCCGGGCGGGGCACTATCCCCATCCTTTTGATGGGACCTGGCCCTTGCTGCCAGCCCAGAAAACGGAACATGAATTCACGCGGATTTCTCTTCGCCACCATAAAGGTGGACCCAGAAAGTGCTTCATCCGTGACAGCTGTTGTTCCGTTACTCCACACACTTGACGCACGACTGATCAGGTCGCTGCCGAAAAAGTGGAGTTGGAGGAGTGTGCCGGTACCGATCCGGCGCTATCTGCTTGGAAGACAGAGGTACTGCCATTATACGAACACTCCGTAATAGGGCGGATTGTATTTACGTGCTACCGCCTTCGCACGTTGCCCATACACCAGCCTTGCGGTGAGCGAAACGCCGACATGACCATGCGTATGACCTTGCGCCAAGGATTTATGAGAAGATTTGCGCTTTGAACCTTGAGCGATAAACTTTGATCAATATAAACTTTGAAGCTTCAGATTTGAGATTTGAGAGTTGAGCGTTCAGCTTTTCGACTTTTGGTCTCTACCCGAATATCTTTATAAACAGCAGACAAATCATCTTTGCGTCCGCGTATATAAAGATCAAACTTATCTTCATGATTTTATAATGAGGCGGATTCCTGTTTAGTGTTTTAGTTCTGTCATGATACCGCCGAAGTAGACAGAACGGTCGATGGTTGATCGCTTTCAGTGCATGGGCAAGATCTATTCAAAAGAGATTAAAACTCAGGAAATATCAGTAATCGATTTCAATGACAGTGGTCGCGTTGCTGACCGAGAGAGCGGCATCGAGATCGTTCTGGAACTTGACGATATCGTCCTGCATAGCCTTGATAATATCAGCCGTGCCCTTCTTGTCTGTTTTGAGGCCGTCAACCAGCTCAAAGGTCTGTGCGTTGGCGTAAACCTCGCGTGCCTTATTGACCTCCTCGGCATCTGCTGCCTTGGCCGCAGCGTTGGAACCGTAGATGCTGGCGATGTAGGCGTCGGTGCGCTTTTCAAGCGTGGCGTTTTTATCCTCGACCTCATGGATGGCCTTGGAATACTGGATGTTTAGCGCGTTGAGCAGCTTCTGGCGCAGCGGGATCAGGTTCTGCTTGAGGCTGATGGCTTCGGCCACGGTCATCTCCTGCTCGTTTACCTTGATCTTAGTCTTGGCGTTGCTGACGGGAATCGCCGCCTTGATGGCTGCTGCGCGGTTGATAAGACCCGTGATGGAATCGAAATCACTCTGCGCCCGACGATAGAACTCCTCGGCTGGCTGGCCGAACAGCTTTTTCGTGTTGACCTTAGCGCTGGTGCAGAAGGATGCGTTGTCGATCTCCTTGGCGATGCGCTTGTCAATGGTTTTAAGCTCCACCATAGCGCGGTGAACGGTCATTGTTTCGTGAGTCATGGGGACTGCCTCCTTAAAATTTTAGCTTGGAATATGTGTTGTGAAAACCTTTAGGAAATGGGGGCAGTTACACCCCCTGGAATCGGAAAACCAAATCACTCTGCTAGTACAAGCTCTTTTACTTGGAGCCATTGTTGATAGACAGGATGACGATAGGCGTTGGTCAATATTTTTGCACCTGTGCCCTGCGAATTATTGATAAATTCATTCGAGTTTGCGATAGAACGAAGGGTCACGAGGTCTTTTTGCTTAAAGGGATTATCGTAAGTGAGTTTTTTGCATTGGTTGGTAATAAACCTGGATATATTCTGAACAGAGGAACAATAGATGCGATCACCTGTCACAGGGTCAAACCGTTTCTTAGTGACACGAGCACCTGTAACAGTGGCACGGATCAGGAAATCATCGTCCTCTGGATTATAATTTAATTGTCTGAGTCCGTCACAAGCACCATTGTACACGGTTTCTTGATCGCTCTTTGCAGCTCGTTCGATATCTGATATAAATCGTTTTGGGATAAGAAGTTGTTTCATGCCGTCCTTGGCAAGGAACTCAACATAAGCGGAAGAATGGTCACTGCTTTGGTGGTAGTCCTTCTTTTTTACATTGAGGATCTGACCTTTATCCAACCCGACCCAGGCTAAAATCATAATGGCGCGGCTCATCGAGTAGGAGACACCGGGACAGAGTGCATCCAGATAATCGGCAAATTCCTGTTCAGAGAAAAAGAACTTGCGAAGAATTTTGTCATCGGATACTTCTGCGTAGGTTCGCTTGATCTCTTTATCATCGTTGCAGACAACAAAGAAGAAGGGGTGGGTCGCGTGCTGCTGCGGCGTGATGACATTTTTCTTTAAAAGATAATCAAGATAACCTTTGATCTCGGTAAGTTTACCGCGGTTGAGATAGTAATTATCGGTCTGAAGACGTTTTACAAGATCATTGACCGTATCGACTTTCCAATCCTGAAAGCTGACCCCAGTTTCCTGCTCTAGCTGCTGGACGGTGAACATTGCGGATGAGGATTTCAGAGTGGATTTATATTCGGCAACATAAGAGTGAGACATAGTAAGCCTGCCTTTCTAGTGATTTTATTGTACACTATGTAGACAGGCTTTTGCAAGCCCTTACGCCAAAACTTGTTCCGGTTTCATATTGACCGGCTGCATATAGCGCAAAATGGGATTTTGACGGAGAATAGCCGGGACAGCCTTTTGCCAGTTTTCTGTAGTAAAAGTACCGATGGGATCGGAGAAATGAATATTGCGGGCTGTGATGCGGCTTTCGACTGCAAGAGTAGACGGCATATCCAGACCTTCGACCTCACCGATTTGAAAATCAACGTGAACCGGATTGTGTTTTTCAAATCGTTTTGTGGTGAAGGCGATTGCTTCGCATTGGCCGCTGACTTGATTATAGCGGTCATTGCTGATGATGAGATACGGATGGACACCGACATACTTGTGAACATCACTGGGGAAGACGGTATCGGTCGTAAAATACCCCCAGCGGATCTCCCCGAATTTGGGAGTGGTTTTACTGGGTGTAAACATGGTGTGGGTTCAACTCCTTTTTAGAAATTCAGCGGTTGTGTTATTTTGCGGTATTCTTTTGCTGTGACTATACTATACCACATCGAAACACACATTTCAAGGGAAAAAGCAGAATGTTAATGAAATGTTCACAAAAGAACGATTTTATACTGAAAACCGGCGCTTGACAGGGTGAAAGAGCAGGAATCCCTGGAAAAAGCTGGTGCAGAAACCTTGACGGATGCTGCCTGTAGGACAAAGCCGGAACCACCGGAACACAGCAGACAGGGGACCTTTGTACCGTTATTAAAAAGGCTAATTGCTTTAACGGGGATGGTGGCACAGAGACCGGTTGATTCATCCCCGGAGAACAGAGAGATAAAGGCTTCTTTATACGGCTGCATCATTGCATATAGCTCTTGCAAAGAAATCGTTTTAGAAACATCGTTTGCCATTTTTTCTCCTTTTTAGCTTCAAAGTCCAAATTATAGGACATATCATCTGATACAATAGAAGTACAGACCTAGAAAACACGCACGCCTATATGTTGTTGAAATAATTATATGACACCATAGGGTTGTATTCAAGTCTACAAATGTCACCATAGGAGCGGTTTCACATGGATATTTTAATCAAACGCATAAAACAGTGGCGCTATGATCATTATGTAACCCAGCAGCAGCTTGCCGATAGAATTGGTTGCCCGCGTAACACCTTACAGTGCTGGGAGACAGGCAGACGGTCACCTGGATGTGAGGCGTTAGTGGAATTGTGCCGGGCGATGAATGTGTCAGCAGACTGGCTGTTGGGGCTGACGGACACACAGATCATCGGTCAGGCGCTGGCGTCACCAAGGGCAGAGACTGCCTCCGAAACAGATGCGTCCAAATCTGTGATGGCTTCATCCAGCAAGTCCATGGCAGATTGCAGGGATTCGATTGCAGATTCCATAGCCGAGTAACGCTCGGAGCCTTCCATGCTTTCAGGCATGTTGTCGAGAGCTTCCTGTTCGTTGTCCTGCACCGCTTCGATTTCATTGCGTAGCTCGTCCACGCTGGCGGAGAACTTTTCATTTAGGTCATTGATGCTGTGGATGATGGTGCTGATGGCTTTACGGCGTGCGTTGTTCATGATGATTTCTCCTTTGTTTTTTATGAATTTCTACCTTATTATATAAGGGCGTGCTGTGCGCGTTGGTGTTTGGCGGAGATACTAGGAACTGTCCTGATAGATATTATATAGCATAGTGGCGTCACTTGTATACTAAAAATGAAGAATGTATTCGTTTTCTCAATCAATAGTTGCAGAAGAAGGCGGTATAAGCCTGAAGAATAAGTAAACCCCAAAAGATTACCTGAAGGATGATGCCGAGATCGCTGTTGTTGTTGTTACGCATGATAAATTCCTCCTTATTTTTGAGCCGCGTACTTAGCGGCAACTTCTTCACGGGTAAGACGAGTGCGACCGGGAAGCGTTTCGGTCTGATAGGTAGCCTGCTGCGTGGGGAATTGCTTTTCAAGTCTGGCCATCTGCTCTCTCTCATCGCTGGCACCGGTCAGGCGGTCAGCGTAGGCAATGTTCATTTTGATGCCCATGTCCTGACAGTCCTCGAAAATCATATACATCTGGGCTTCTTTTTCGGTACAATTTTCACGCTTGCACATTTCTTCGGTGGTCGTACCGCGCAGATTTTTGCGGTGGAACTTTATGTATTGATAGGAATCCCAAACCTCCTGCTGCTTTTTGTACCGGTCTGGCGTGGGGGCGATTTTCTCAGCTGTGTCATCAATGGCCTTTTCAATAGGTGGCAAGATCATACAGCCGAGACCGAGACACGCACCACCAACTACGGCAGCGATGATAAATACGAACGCGGCGCAAAAGAGAAGCTGTAATAAAATCATAGTGAAGATCCTTTCTTGACGCGGCAACGCATGAGCTGTATTGACATTACGCTGCGTTGGATTTGCGCGGATAACTCACGGTCGGGAATATCGTGCGCGAGGACTTGATCGATTTCATGCTGTGTCCATGAGCGGTATGGGTAGCCAGAAGTCTGGCGGTAATTTTTACGGCGATAGAGATTTCGCAAATCAGCATCTTTTGAATTTGGCAAGATTTGGATGACCTCCTTATTTTTAAAATACTCCTTTTGTGCGGAAAAACAAGCGGTAAATATTACCAGAAATTATCTGCGCAGCACCGACGAAAACGAGATAAAATCGCCGCCAAAGTTGAAGCCTAAATCTGTTTCACCGGTGTTCAAAGAGTATACCTCACGGATTTTGTACCAATAAGGTCGATTGTTATTGATGCCAGCGAGAACGCGATCGTTGGCGTGGTCGATCTCGTAGATGTTTAGACTGGCTGTATTGCAAATCGGATATGCGCCGATGACAACGCGATTCATTCTGCTGCCTCCCTTTCTGTTTCAACCGGAATAGAATTCATGCGGTCAATGATGTCATCGATGTCGAGGCCGACAATAGCACTGAACATTTCAGAAATGTTATTGCGTTTATATGCCTCACATACAAAAGCGGCGAGGTCTTCATCGGCTGTGCAGACGTCTTCAAGCGTCCGATTGATGGAACCGCCGAACTCATCACGCAGGTCAAGACTGCTATAAATCGTATTGATTTTTTCTGCAGTGGTCTGGTCTGTGTTGGGTTCGAGGTCTGCAGCGCAGCGATAGCAGATTGGCTGATAGGTGAGGCCGGTGCCGACATAGATTTGTTTTGTACCGCAGTTGGGGCAGGTGAGGATAAATTTGTCGTTGATGTTATTCATAGTATTTACTCCTTCATGATAAGGGTGCAGGTTATACCGTCTCTTTTACTTTACTGAGTTCGCACCACAGACGTTGCAACTCACCTTCAATAGCATCGGCGTCGTCAAGCAGGACACGTAAGCCGGGAGCACCGCTCATACCATAGTTTTCAACGGCGTGCTGTTCCGGATCAAAATTCATATAGGCATCAAAAAGCTGGGAGAGAAAATCGTCGTCGTCCTTTACATTGAATGACAGTAAAAAATCCTCACCTGCGGGAGAATACCATTCAAGATCGATAAAATTATCGTCGGTATTGGTATAGGGATTCCAATTATTGTCAGCCAGAGCATCAAGAATTTTTTGAGAAATCATAGTACAGATACTTCCTTTGTTTAAGAATTTGTCCATTCGATGGAATCAAAGGGAGGGTAGGAAATAGTGACAGCACCGAGAAAACGTTTCACACTGCCATTTCTGAAATAGTACCTGGTGTACTCATTGGTGTCGCAGCAGCGGATGGCCAGCTCGAAAATTATGGTGGGGAAGTTGTAGGAAGCTTCACGAATATCGTTTTCAATGGAGAATTCGACATCCTCGCCGGTGTCAAAGGAAAGGCTGGATGTGGCATAGAACGGAGTATCGACGGTAGGCTTGCCGCACAATGGATAGCAGGAGATACCGTTATATACATCACCGGTGATTTCGTTGTCGTACAGGTAGCGGGTGACCTGCTCGACGGTTTCCTTGTCCATATAGTATGGGGCAAGCGTTTCGTCGTTATATACGCGAAGGCTGTGTTGGTAGAACATGGTTAAAACTCCTCGTCTGATGAAATCAAGTTCAAAACAAACTTGTTTTCTGCATCATCCACGATCCTGATTTGGATTTCTGCAACTGGTTTGCAGTCGATGAGGAGCGGGATGTTCTTTTTGTCGGGAAGACCGTTGATGATTCGGTTGAGGGCTTGGGTAGTGAAAACAGGGGTTGTTTTGGATTTTTCAATTTTTTGCTGGTTCGGCTGCTCCGCCACATCCTCAGTGGGTTTGGTATCATCAAATTCCTTTTTGAGGAAGCGGATGGCAGTTTCCAGATTTGGGTTTGTATATTGTTCGTTCAGGTAGCTGCGTATGTCCCGGATATTTTGTTTGCAGGTGTTGCTGATCAGCTCTGCGCCACCGTAAACGGGAAAGAACACAGCCAGCTCGTGACCATCCGGGTCAGAATAAAGACCAAGAATCGTCTCGGTGTTATAGTTGATGTGTTTGACATTTTGGCAAATCGTTCCGGCATAGAATTTGAGATAATCGCCGAAACGGTGCATAAACGGAATGATGTCTTTATCGCAGACACCGGAAACATCTTGCACGTAGGATTCATCGTACAGCATATTGAACAGAATGCCGGTGCTGCCATTTAGTGTGACAACGTACTCCCTGACGGGGTGCTGATTAAACTCAGTCATGTCAATGACATTCTGTACATAAACAGGAACGTTTTTCACAGCGCGAGGTGCAGACTTGGTGTCGTCAGGTAAATTCAATTCACCGATAGCGTTTGTCCAATAATAGAAATTCGTATGATCAAGCGTGTACATATCGATAATTTTCATGGTAGGGGTATCCATGATCAAACATCCTCCTTACTGTGAAAGCATATAGCCGCGCTGAAAGTCTACGCAGTGATTCCAGTCCATGACTTCAGAGATGGAGTTATCTCCGACTTCATTTTCAAAGGCACATTCGGCAATGAGCTGGCAATAGTCTGCGACCGTGAGCGCATTCTTGCCGGTGTCATGAAGGCCGCCGTAGCTTTCCACCATTCCAAACAGCGTTTTATAGTAGCTGCTGATATGGCCTGAGATTTCATCAAGAGTCATGTCGCCTACATCTTCAACGGATTGCGTGACGCAATAGGTTTTATCCGTATCTTCTGTGGTGTCCAACCAGACGATCTGGGTGAATTCATACCTGGTAGGTGAGAGCTTGCGGCAATACTGGGCGCAGTCGGAATCTGTCAGAAACCAGCTGCCGACATTGCTGGGAAGACCGTATACATTCATTGTGATTCTCCTTTTCAAAGCCAGTTGACGAAATTGATGCAGGAACCATAGCAGCAGACGAGATAGTCAGAGTCAGGTGTCCACTGGTCCGGTTCCTCAAACTCGATGACATCATAGCCGAAGTATTTTTCGACCTGTTCGCCGATTTCCTGCCAGTCCTGTTTGGTCATTTCGGCAACCTCTGGGTCATCATGCTCGACAAACCACATATCGTTTTCACTTTGCCAGCAGGATTCGATCCAATCTGCAAGGTGGGGATTCAGGTCTGACAGCTTCGGCAGAAAGTGGTTGCCGTCCATGTCTTGACGGATGATGTTGTCTGCGTATTTCGCGGCCATGTCCATACCGCTTTCAACCATGCGCAGTGCATAGAGACGCTTGATCTTATCAGGGTCATCATATTCATATGTAAACAGCGGTGCTTCATGGTAATAGATATCAACAAAATAGAACCATGTACCGTCATCAAAGCTGATCTTTTGCATGGGAGTGATCTTGACTTCATATTGGTCGTAATTCTTTGACATGGCGCAGAGCCTCCTTATTTGAGCGTTTCGTTTACGAAAAAGATGTCGTTGTGTTCGTAGCATTTGTGACATGTCAGGCAGTTGCGGGCACCGCAGTTGATTTCGATATTGTGCTGCTTGCTGTACGACTTATCGTAGACGGTGAATACCTTGTCGATCCAGCTGTAGTTGGAGAAATCCTGCGATACCTGATTGAGGTGATCGGAGCTGTATACGCAAATCAGATTGTCCGGCTTGCCAAGCTCCTGAATGGCCTTATCCATGAAGGCGGCGTTCTTCGTCCAGAGTGCAATCGTACACCACGGGTTCGCCCTGGCGATGCGGATATAGTTCTTAGCGTGGGTCACATTGACAAGGTCGCCATGACTTTCAAACCGGGCAATGCTGCTGTTCAAAACAGGCAGCTCGTAAACCTCAAGGTCATGACTGGAAAGTATCTTGGTGTTTTCTGCATAGCGGTTTCGTGCGGCGGGATAGATGGCCAAACCACGCTTGGCATAGCAGTGTGCGCATACGCTTGTTTTATCCTTGGCACGCTGTTCACAAATGGGGTTGCAGAGCATACTGGTTGTGATGGTCGGAATGCCGTTCATTTTGCCTTGCGGGTGAGAGATGAAGATCTGTTCTATGACACGATTGTTTTTCATTTTATGTATCCTTTCTTGGCAGCGCACAAGAGCGGATACAATATTCAGTTTTTATATCTCACCCTTGGCGGCTGGTATTACAGCAGATAGGTTATTCATTGATCGGATATGCGCTCAGATTCCACGCATTACCAAGCTCGTAATAAAGGCCATATTTGCTGAACAGATCCTGCAAGGCAAACATGTTATGGCTGTTAAGAATGTCATACAGAGTGCCCTCGAAACTCATGCTCAAAATATTCGGCTCACGGACATATTCAAAGTAGTTACGCGGATCCATATTGTCTTCGATGAATGGCTTGCCGCCGTAGCGATACACGGTTTTGCCGGTTTTATCCTTACCGCTCGTACCCATTCGCTTGCCGTTATAGTAGATGTAGACATCCTGCCAGCAATCATGTTCGATACACCACGTATAAATGTCATGGGCGAGCGCCTCGGCGCGGTCTGCCCAATCCATATCGAAACTCGGTGCCTTATACGGGTCATCAGACCTGCCTTTGTAGGCAGCGGCGATGATTTCCTCATCGTTTTCATCGATGATCGCCCAAAGGTCATGCAGCTGTGAATCGAGAATGTCATGCACGACACCATGCAGCTTTTCCGTTGTCAGGGTGCCAGGTTCATTATGTAAGGCGTCGATTACCTGCTGGATCATAAAGCCATCTAATGCAGGATCGGTTTCATTCATAAAACCTTCCGGATGGCGCGAGGATTTTAATAAAAACATGTCATCCATTATGATTCCTCCTTGAAAAAGCCCCAGTTGGTCATGGTCGATTCAATACGGTCAGAAAGGTCGCCATAATCACAGCCGTAGATGTTCACATTGTCGCAGGAGGCGTCCCCGACGGAATCCCTGTCGTGGTCTGGATTGTCGATCCTGACACCCTTTTCGTCGAGAAAATCCTCAAAGATGTCAATGATCTGGCCGATAAATTCGAGCTTGTCGCTGTTTGTCATATGTATCCCTCTGATTAGTTAAGTAAGTCCTTATCGATGATTTGGAAGTTTGCGCGGTGAATATACAGGGCATGACCGTCAATCATAAGTTTGGTTGTTTTGGGCAAATCCTCACAGACTGTCCAGTAGACTTCATCGCCGCTATAAGCGCAGATTGGATCGCCGAGCTGAGACTGAATGACAACAACAACCGGCTTACCAAAGGAATTTTTATACTGGTTCACAACGTTCGCGATGATGGTATTATCGCCGAGACTGCTATCGGTTTCGCTGTGAATGCCCTGTATCTGGAAATCAACAGCGGGAGCAAGACCTTCTTCCGAGAAGATGACCGTGGAACCGCAATTACTGATTTGATGGCCGTCAATGGTGATCGTGACCACAGAGGACAGCGTTTTCGTATAACCCCAACCGGATTCTCCGTTGTACGTATATTCACGAACCACATTAGAATTCATGTCGATTTTGGAACCAGTGACGGTCATGAACTTTTCACCGTCGTTGGAGTAAAACTCACAATCATAGGTGTTGCCTGTGATACTTCCGTTAAGGTCGTTGAAATCGCTTTCAAGTTCGGCACAGGAGCATAGGGAGAGCGCGAGGATGATGGTAAGCAGGATGCTTAAAATAGATTTTGATTTCATTTAGTAAGAACCTCTGTTACTTTTCTATTTGAATTTCGGTGATGAACCAATAGTCGGAAAAATTATAGCCGGAGACCCAATAGAGCAGGTTGGTATCTGGGTCGTCCGGGTCGTCGTTGCAATGGAAGACGGGGAGTGGTTTATCGTTAATCATGGCGTCATTCTGGTAGAATGCAAAGAATGCGCTGGCTTCTTTCTCGGCATTGTCGGCGGCGACTGAAAAGGATTCAAATTCCTTGGTGGAGGCAAGAACGGGTATAGCACCACGTTTACAGGATAAAAGCTGCAAGAGATATAAGATTTTCATGGTCAGCCTTTCTTTGTGTATCCGGTAACGGTGATCTCGACATCGACGGGGCGGACAAGTTTGTCGTATGCAAGCCCGACATAAGTCATCTCGGACGGGTATAAACAGTTGTAGCATCGATCATTATCGTCCCAAGCTAACTTCTGGTAAATTTTGTCAAGGAACTCGAAGAAAACACCATCGTCAAGCTCGCGCAGCGGAATAAGATTAGTAGCCTTGATTTCATTTTTGAGAGTGACCATTTGCGAAACCTCCGGTTTATTTACATTCGACAACAGACATAATGTCATAGCTGTCTGAACCTGTATCTGTTTCTTCATCGAGACGACGCTTGAGTTCGACCTCAGCAAGGAGTTCACAGTCGGCTACAACGAGATACCGGTCCCAGAATTTGCGATTTCGTTCATACACATAACAGGTATACTTTTTCATGGCGCATTTTCTTTATTGTTTAGACAGGCTTTCAAGTAGGAAGGTACATTCAGCTTTTGTTTTATTGTACTTTTTTAGCAATTCCTCATCATACATCGCGATACATGCGGTGTTTTCGACTGCTTCACGATAGTAAGACAAGGCATCTGTAACAAGCTGAACCTGAAGGCTGGTTAGTTCGACTTTCATAATACGTCACCTCAAGTTCGGATTGTAGATAGGTTTCAGCTCCATACACTGATTGTGGCAGGCGCTGCCTTTGTACTCGCAATAGTGGCATTTATCGAATATGCCGTCTTGGGCTTCGAGGATTGCGTCCTCGTAGGAATGGTCTGTCATGTTGCACCTCCGTCAATGCCAGTCGTAAGATTCAAAATCTTCGATTGCACGGGAAAGTTCATCACAATCGTTTGAAGAACGTTTTTGAGTGTCCAATAAAGTAGACGTGGCAATCATGCCCTTCCTATTGCATCTTGCGATTGCTTCTTCTGTATATCGCAATGTTTCATTTGCGCGTTCCTGTGCATCAGAAAGAGCCTTGTGGATTCGTTGCAAGGTTTGAAAAGTCATACAGCACCTCCATCAAACATAAATTTTATGGATTTGTAATTAACGTAGTATCGATGTTATTCATTTTCTACAACTTTTATAATTTTATAAAAGTCACCATATTCCTTAAAGATACGCTCCTGCTCTGCAGATACGGCCTCAAAATCAAACCTTTTTGCAGCAGCAAGGCAAGCTGTATCTGCGCATTCGTCTAAAGAAATATAAAGTGGAACACGGGATGTACGGATGTTTCGCTTGAGAACATATTGAGGTTCATCGATGCTAATACTGAATACAGACCATGTTGTCACATCATTTTCCGGCGTATTCTCTTCGAGTGTGATTTTGAATGTCTGATGGTCACTTCTCATACAACAATGGATACCGTTTTTAATGCTATCGTTGTATTCTTTAGAGGCATCACGATCTGCTGCTTGAAAGCACTCAACATCACTATCAAATGGACCGACCACAGTAATATCTGGATCAAAAGAGTATGTACACAAGTAATACCATTTACACATAAGTTTCACCACACCTTCCTCACAAAGTTTAGTTTAAAATTCTTCATGCCGTCATCGTTGTCATCATCCGAGAATGAACAATCCCTTGCAACACATTTGACAGCAGCTTTTTGACTCTTAGCATAGATAATTTGCGAAAAGGTTTCGATCAGAGTTCCATCGTTTTCAAGCCAGTTGTAATTTATATAATACCAATGCATAGGAAACCTCTCAGTCATAGAAATCTCTCACGATAGTTTCGCACCAGTCATCATTCGGGATGCCGTCATCGGCACTGTCGATGAAAGAGTTGGCAATCGTCTCTGCATCGCCTTCGTCAAGAACCTGCTGAATAAATTTCTCGATGTCATCTGCGGAATACTCGCAATCGTATTTATTTTGGAAGTATTTACGGATGTAATACTTTGCTTCTTCAGTAGCACGCTGCATGAGTTTGTCTTCATGGGTTTCTTCATAGAGTTCATCAAAATGTTCCAGCACAAAGTTTAGTGCGGCTACATAACCCAGCTCATAATTGTAGTTGCAGAACGAGTAGCGATCATGAGCTGCTTTTGCTTCCAAAACACGCTTGTTACGCAGATCTTCCAAATCTTTCTTTGTCATTGTTGTTTTCATCCTTTCACAGCTTGATCCTGAATCGGAATGGCTCTTCCAGTATACAGTGCATACACTTTATTCTGGTTAAGCGGAGAACACTTTGTAGCGTGGAAAACTTCATCGGCACACCGGCATAGTGCTTTTTTGGTTTTCTCTACAGCCTCAGATGGGCCGTCAGCAGAGACGATAACTTTTTCAGAATAAATCCGAGCGCCATCATCCATAACGCCGAGAATTTCATACCAGTTCATGTTGTCACCTCGACTTGTAAATTTTACAAATACAGCATATACCCATCTGGCGCACCAGGAATTTGATTGTGATCCACACTTTCACCGAATCCGTCAGACATTTGAGCATCAAGGTCATCCCAAACAGATTCCCGACGGCGTGCAGATAAACGAAAACCCGGTTTGAAATTGATTGTCACCATTGCATAGGCTTCGCCATTTTTCCCCTGCCGTACCGTCAATATACAAGACTCTATGTTTTCACGAATCTCTTTCATACTGAAGGTCTGTTCTATATGACATTCGGCCCATTCTTTAGGAAGCCAATCTTTTAACTGTTTGAAGTGTGGTAGATGATTATGGTACTCGCGATAATCATCATCGCTATCAAAAAACTCCTCAAGGTTGATTTTGTAATACAGTTTACTCATTGTGTCGTCACCTCAATTCATAAAATTACTCTCTTACGCTCTTTCCAGCCATCTCACGGCGTCTTTTGTGCTGTAGAATTCTTCTACCCATGCGTCTCCGGTGCTATTGTCGCAGGCAACGAGGGTAATATCGATTCCATTAGATTCCAGCGACAGGTAAAGGCCGATGCTGTCGTGCGGTTTATCAATGATGTTTGACATTTCTGCCGCAGATACGATCTTGATTTTGCTGTCGAACTGCTTTTTACTGTAGCGTTGATTTTTTATACTTCTGAAGTCGGAATCACTTTCCCGATTTTGTACTGCTCGCAAGCGACAATATTCTCACTGTTGGGATAAGTGGCATTGATCTCTGTATAGGTTTCCAAACGCCAGCCACAACCACCACCAGAGGTTTCTTTAATTTCATAGTGGTTTGCTTCATAGCTGGAACGGAATTCATTAGAAAGATTCGTAGCATAATCAACGGCAACTTTTGCGGATGTAAAAAAGTCAACTTCACTGTAATCGCAACAATCTTCGTCCCAATGCTGGACAAGGACATACCAGATGTCATTATTCATAGCCATTTACTCCTCGATAAAGTTGATGTGCCACCAGTCGTAGTAACAATATTCGTTACCAATCGGCGTAAGATAAAAGTCGCTTTCATTCTCACTTGCGAAAGTTTCCCTGTGTTGATCATAAAGCTGCGTTTCTTTTTCATCGTTTACCATTTTCCTTACAGCAAGTTCTGCCTGTTTGTAACTCCCAAAGCAACGAGTTTCTACGACTTTGGGATTATAACCCTCTTCAAGATAGGTATGTACGACAAAGAATTTCATGCAATTCGTCCCTCCCAGCTGCTCGGCTGACCTTCGAGGATTTCGAGGTCATAAGCGATCTGTTCGATGACGCTATCGAGAATAATGCTCTGGCCGGTGCCTTGGCGACCCCAATAGCGCTTGCCGTAAGTATCGATCACGACCTCGCCGTACTGACTGAGCTTTTCGCCGAGCCAGTCGGAGACGGCATACCATTCATAGATTTCCGGCTGTGCCTTGTCCAGCTCATCGAAATCATATTCGCCATAGATATGGCCGCAGTTGTTGCAGCGTTTGCAATCCTCGTGGCTGCAACACTCACGGGCTTCCTGCAGGGTTTTATGCTCTAAACCGCAGACAGGGCAGGTATACACAGGTTCCTCTGGATCCCAATCCTCGCCATGGAAATCGGTTTCATCTGCGGTCAGCGGGTCGTAGTCCTCGAAATCATCGCAGGCACCGCAGTCCTCACAGACATGTTCCATACCGTTCTCGATGGCAGCATCGTAGTCATTCACATCGAAGGGAGTGTTGCTGTTGTCTGCGCCCTCGATCAGGGCGGCGATAATGAATTCGATTTCCTGCGTCATATTGCAGTAAACCTCATTATCGACAAGTTTGTTCAGGATACGGTTGTTGGCAGGGGACATCAGGCTGTATTCTTTGCCGTTCACTTTATAATCGTCGCTCATAAGTATTGTTCAGCCTCGCTTTCGTCGATGATGCGATAGTTATTGCCGAAAAAAGACGAGAACATTTCATCCTTGTCATCGGAGTAGAAGCCACCGCAGGTATCATCCAGCGTCCACTCTTTGGTGACTTTATCGTATGAGTAGCTAGAGTAGACATAAGTCTCGCCGGTAAGGAACTTGTCATAGATTTCAATTTCGTCTTCGATGATATCCTGAGCGTGCTGCTGCCAGTCGGTGTCATTGCCGAAAGCATTGATGACCTGTTCTTTGGTGCAGATGGCAATGCCAAAGCAGCCGCTGTCCCATGGATCACCAAAAGAACCGGTGCTAATCGTAATGCCGCTGTGAACATAGGCGTAAAGCGGAACGGAAACAAATTCAGTTCCGCGGTCTTTAAGTCCGGCAAGGTAATCATTGAGGTCGTCGCTGTCGGCAAAATCCATATCGTTATCATACTTGGAGCTACCGAGATAGCGGTTGCGGACATAGCAGATGGTGCAGTAGTTACAATCATCCTCGCGGGGATTGAGAGGCATATTGTCCTGCTCTGCGGTCATGAAGAACAGGCTTTCGCCGTCTGTGACATAAATGCCATCGATGTCGGTTTCAACGATACGGGTTTCTCTCAATGTCAATGTAGACATAGGTCACACCACCTTGTCAGCGTAGTAGTTTTCGATAGCGGTATCGATCTGGTCATACTCGGGAATATCAGCGTTATAGTGATCGAGGAAATCGCATGTAATGGCGTCAATGGTTCCATCCTGAGCCGCTGTTTTCAGCTTTTTCTCAACCTCTTCCTCTTTCAGACAGAGTTCATAGGAATAGAAGCCAACAAGATGTTCCTTGACATCCTCGGCTCGGAGCTGTTCCTGAATGGCGTTATAGACCATAAGACCGATACTGGAATCATCCAGGATAGCATCGATCGCGGCCTTGGCACCGGAAAGCCAGCCGCCGCAGTAGGTTGTGTAGGTAGTAGCCTGACTCAACGGAGCGTTTGTTTCCTGCATGATTTCATCATACTGCGGCAGATATTTTAAAATCGTTTCCGTTTTGGTTTTCATTTCTCATTCTCCATTCTCTGAATGATGGTATCTGCGGTGTCTACGAACTTGGCGCAGATCATATCAGACCGGCGCACCATTTCGGTCTTGTTGATGGGGTAGACACCAAACTTTGCGCGGTATTTTTCCTTGGCATTATTCCAGTCAAAGGACATGCGGGAGAAAATCATACGGTAGACTACAGCGTTCTTGGGAGACTTATCGCCCTTGGCTTCGGCCAGACGGTTGACAGCATCCAGGATGGCAGCGCTGTTATCGACAACGGAATCATCCTTGGGGTGCGGGGCTTTGAACTCGACAAGACCATTCTTGACGACAACGCCCGGTTCGTTTGCGGTGTCGTTCTTGCGGACACAGTTCACGATGGAGCTGTTGTAGATGTCGTTGAGAATGCTGTCAAAGATTTCGCTCCAGGTGGTGTTATCCTCAATGATGGTGATGACAGCCGGGCTGGTCTGGCGGGGATGGCGGCGGATGTATTCGCGCTTTTCCTGGTCGATGACAAAGCCGTAGTCCGTGCGCATCTTTTCATAGATAGCGTTGAGGACGGTGGTGTTCTTCTGGTATTTGTCGGGCTGATTCGTTCTGATCTTATCAACCGTGTCATAGACATTGCGCCGCCATGTACTGGTGATGCCGTGGTGCTTAACGGGCTTCGGCTGGGGAGTAGAGGCGGGCTTACGGGTGGTTTCGGGAATCATATCAGCCTGTGCAGTGGGATTCGTTTTGAGTTCCACCGGGGCGGAGACGGCGACGGGCTGGGTCTGCATTGTGAGAACGTGGTTGGCAAGGGCAGCAATCGTCTCGGTCAGCTTGGTCATGTTGGAGGAGGTACTGTTGATATACTGGGCCATCACGGACTGCGATTTCAAAATCGAATCCATCATAAGCTGCATGGTCTGCGGGGCAAGGGCGGTCTGCTGGTCAGGCGTGGTAAGGACATTGCGTCCGGCGTACAGAGACTCCATGACATCCCAGACGAAGTCCATGAACTTGTCGGCCTTGGGCTGGCGGGAGAAACGGCAGATTTCCATAGCACCACGAAGGGTGTAAACAACCGTTTCACGTGTTCCAGCTGGGGTATCAATTTGATACCTGAAGGATAACGGATCGAAACGGTCACGATGACGAGAATGAATGACTTTAATTTGGTCATCTGCATTGGGATATTCCAGTGCAGAACCAATTTGTTTGCGGGTCATATAGAACTCACCAGAATCGTTCTTGTAAAAGTCGCAGGTCAGGCTGCCGAAGGGCTTCTGGGTAGCGAGGGTGAGAGTAGTGGTCATTTAAAATCATTTCCTTTCTTGATTGAATGTCAGTATTCGTCGGGGAAGAGAATGGTGGTTGCGGAGCGATCCCATTCTGTAATGATCCAGATGCGCCAGTCGGGATGGTCGGCCGGTTCGTAAGCGGAAAAGATACGGTCATCGCCGGTGCGGACAGCTTCATCATTCTGACGCTTATCACTGTCGCAAAGGTCGCCCCAATCACAGGTTTTGTGGCGGGCAATGCAGGTGAGAACGAACTCTGCAAACTGGCTGTCCCGTGTCATTTCGTCATGCACACCCCGTGTGGTTACGAGCGTGCCGAGTGCAAACTGTTTCATGCGGAGGCTCCTTTCGTGTTGTCCTGAAAAAAATCATCCTCATCGCAGAACGGCATGAACCAGCCGCCGTGGAACAGGAAAGCGCCCTTCGTATCGGGCAGACACTCATAGCAAACCTTGCCATCGATAAAGGCGAGGGTGTAAGTCATCGTTTTCATATCAGGTTTCCTCCCCAGGTGTAAACGGTGTGTCCCATTCGTTCCAGATTTCCATGATTTTGTCATGGCCGAGCTGCATATGGCGCGGCATATGGTCATCAATATCAAAGAGAAATTCAAGCTCGTCGTAAGGGTCGCTACAGGGATCTCTGTACTTGTGCCCCACAATGTCCCAGCCGTCAATGATGTAGGTGCCGTTGTCCCAGTTGTCGCAGTCAAGGTTGTTGCAGGTGTTGATGCCGCAGGAACAGCCATCGCCGAAGAAGTTTGTGATGACACCGCAGAGATACGACCAGCCGTAGCAATCGATATCCGGTATGCGGTATCCTTTCATTTTGCAATAGTCGAGGAAGCTCTTAACACTGGTTGGACCACCGTTCCAGTGGAGATAGACGCCAAGGGAAGCGGAATCATGCTGCGGATCGGTGCTGCGGGAGGTGGTAATAACTGCACGGTTACCCATAGTAAGGTCTCCTTTCAATCAATCGTAATATTCATAATCGTTGTCGATGTTAAAGCGGTTAAGGACATCAACCAGACCGTCATGCAAGCCCTCGGCATAGCCGCGGTCGTAACCGCCTATGCTGTATTGGATGTTATCTTCGTTGTTGCGAATCATATCGTCAATGGCTGCTTTGATGTCGGATTCGGAATAGGTTTTCATGGTATGTACCTCATTTCAAAATGGGTTCCGGGACATTGCCGGACGCTCTGAGCGGATGACCCAGAGCGCCGGAGAAAGGAAGATAATGACCAGATGGACATGGAATCACCACAAACCATGCCCGGTGGTCGGACGAACCGGCAAGAAAGGAAGAAACCAGAACGCCCGGCAATATCCCGGAACGGTTATGACTGACTAAACTAATTCGTCACGGATGGAGAGCAGTTCATTCCATACTTCGCCGAGGGTATCGGCAGAGCAGAGGAAAGTATTGCCGTAGTAGAGTTCATAGTGGCCGCTTTCGCCGCCGATGTGCTTTAAGTGGAAAATAGGAACCACTCCTTTGTATAAACTTGAATTATGTGTTGTGGAAAAGGTTTAAAGCGTCGCTCACGCCTTGAATTGTGTGTTGTGAACGTTGCTATGATTGTACTGCTTCACCATGGTTCTGTCAATAGGAGGAAATCGTCATGACAATATATGTACTGTCTAGCTGCTGTCATTATAATTCATATTGACTCCTTGTTGTTTACAGGTCAAACTTAATGTCGTAGCCCTGACGTTGCAGTTCGGCCAGCTTTGTGACGATGGCGTAGTGGATGTACTGCTTGGTAGGGGAGATGTCGGCTTCACAGCGTTTGAACGGATAGGCGACAATGAGTTCGCGGTCACGGTTCTGAATTTCATACCAGTCTTTATCACGATTGTATGTGACAAATACGATTGGCTTGCGGCGTGCCATGGGTTGCTCCTTTCTGGAATCAATCTTCATAAAATGTAATGGCGGCGTTATGCTCAAAGCTGTCGATGACAGACTTGATGTAACCGTAGTCAGCTGTGCGGTATACACGTTCGGCTTCCTTTTTTGGTGGTGCCGAATATCCAGGAATAAGCGAACAGGAATCGCTTCTTTAACATGGGTGGAGACTCCTTTCATCACGCAATCGTACATTTCTTGCTGTCGCGGATCGGCAGCTCTTGCAGGGTCTTGTCGAGTTCCTGTAAATATTCCTTCGTGTCGGTGTTCATCAGTTCTTTGCAGTCATACCGGTCATACCAGTCGCAAAGCTGTGCCGGAGTAAAGCAACAGCGCAGAACATCCCAAGACACACGGGTCAAGTTTCATCTTCATCGGTTTCGTCCTCTTCGTCATCTTCGGTGTCGTCGTCATCTTCACCGGAGTTGTGGCGCTCAAGGGCTTCCCAGTTGCCAAAGCCGAGCATATTGGCGATCAGGTCTTCATCAAACCAGAACAGGTTATTGATTTCGGTATCGCTGGGGACATGGCCATCCGAGCTGTACTCGCCCCACTGCATCCATTCCGGGATGACATCATCGAGCCGGTCAAGCTGTTAGATGGTGAGCTGCTCGGCGCGGTAGCAAGCACCGGACCAAAAGTGAAATTCGGACAGAGATTTGTTTACGGTATAAGTCATGGTATAGTTCCCCTTTACAAATTGACATTTGCACAATAGTCTGCGATTTCGTCCTGCTTCCAGATTTGCAGTGCTTTCTTGCGCTCTTCTTTCATGGCACGGTAAGCGCCGATGCCTTTAAGCGCGGTTTCGCCGGTGCCGACATAGCCGACATAGCCGAACTCCTCAAGAAATTCTTCGAGCGTGTAGTTTTCGGCATCCATGCAGTCATGCAGGACGCTGTCGATCGTATTGAAGATACACTCGGCGCTGCTGTAATTGAGGGCGATTCCGGTGTGGAATTCAAAATCGATTCCGTTTACCGTGACGGTATGGTTGCGATGCGGCCATTTATCAGTCGTGACGAGTTCACCTTTGTGATAGTCGAGTTTGTTTATCATTGCATAAATGGCGCGGACGGCATCAGGGGATTCGATATAATCAGCGTATTCATCCAGGAGTTTCGGGAGCTGAGATGAACGGAATTCTTTCGCAAGCTCGCCGGATTTGTTGTAGAATTTTTCCTCGAAAAAGTTGATGCGCATATAATCCTGGTCGGTCTTGTTTTTCTTGGCCTTGAGGGTTTCGTAGTCGGTGATGGTCATTTTGCGGGGGTTGTGTGTGGTTGTCATGGGTCATGCTCCCTTCCCAAGTTCTTTCAAGGCATCCTTATAGTGCGTGGTGAAATATTCAAGGTCATACTGAACACTGTTCAAAGACCAGTACGCTTTTTCGTCGATCTTGCGGCGAATGGAATTAGCACCGTGGAACATACAGCCAAGATTGTAGGCGGTTCGTTCCACTTTGTGGCAATCCTCATAGGTCTGCATAGCATCGGCTGCGGCGACAAGCGCTTGCTTGATCTCTTTCGTTTTGGAATCAAGGTCGTGCAGTGTGGCCGTGAAGTCGGATTGTAAGACAAGCTGGCGAGCATTGTTCTTTTTATAATCACGCAGACGCTCGTGCAATTCATGGCGATATGAAATGGCATAATAGCCAGACTTGTCCACGTAACTGAAAGCGTTTTCACCAGCAGCATCGAGTTCATCCGGGTAAAAGAATTTGCCTGTGCGGATGAAAAACGTTTCACCGTCGTGCTTTCTTGTCAAAAGCAGAGAGCCAAAACACACATGATTGTATCCAAACTGTTCCCGTGTGTGTTGTTGGATTTTATATCGGGCATTGTAATCAAACTGCTTTTCATGCCACGGTTTGCTGTAGGATTTTGACTGGATCACGATGTAATAATGGTCAGTTTCATTCTTACGGACTTCCTCAAAGCTGCGCTGCGTATTGAATTCATTTACGTTGTAGTAGTAGGTGTTCCGCAGACCGGACTCTGTAGGCTTGAAGCCGGAGTTTCCCACAGGAACATAATACAGTTGCGGCAGATAGCGGTTGTTCACTTTGACGAACAGCGCTACATTGACAGGTCCTTTGATGACGGAGAACACCTGGGCCATGACCTTATTGAAAGTGAATCGTCCCGTGCCACTGGAGATATGGAATGGGGAATTAAAATCAAACCCGGAGGCATAGTGCAGGAATTGCAGGGCCTTGGGATTCTCATGCAGCAGGGTTTTGGTAACGGTATTGAATTTCATACTCATGTTCCTTTCTAAGCGGTGTAGCAGCCGGTGCGGTGAGTGCTCATCCAATCATTGCAGGATTCGATCTGTGTGGGGCTGGTGGTGTAGACGGTGAGCCAGAGTTTATCCATATCCACATCAAAGCGGTGGGAAATGCCTTCGTTTTCGGCCCAGGTGTGGAAGGCTTCGGCCTCAGTGATATTTGCGGTGATGCGGGAATCGCCCCAGAGGACGATCTGCTTATTAAACGGTGCGGTTGGCATTTATTTCAGCTCCTTCCACATGATGTAGACAATAAAAACGAACAGCGGCAGAGCTGCCCAGATGGGCATATAAGTCGCGGCCAACAGTGTGATATTGATGAAAGCCAGGAACAGGACGCAGGGGATGAAGCCGAGCAGGACTTTTACAAGGAGTTTCGTTTTCATTTCAAATTCACCTCATGAAGCATTTATTGATTGTATTGGCAAATAAAAAAGCACCCGGCGCGATGAGGCGCTGGATGCGGAGTGGGTCATATTGAGTTGATGTTAGGCGAACAGTTCGTAGGCCATCTTGACGAAATCATTTGCGGCGCTGGGATCGTTCAGTGCCATGTCGAGGAACTCAACACAGCGGTCCATGAACTCCTGCGGGGCGTATTTGCGGACTTTATCAGGATTCATTCTATAAGCCCAGGCGACGTCTATGCCGCCGTTTGCATTGTCGCAGGATTCCTCATAGTCACCGCCGCCGTTCGTGGTGTACCAGCGGCTTCTATCGAGCCACGAAAAGTTTCCTTCATCCCAGTTTTCGGTATCCTTGGCAAACTTGAGACAAGCATTGAGATATTCATCGTATTTCATTACAATCACTGAGCCTTTCGTTTTCAAATCGTGCTGCATTTGCCATTAGTAAAACACAGCGGCAGGACAAAATCAACGCTGATTCGGAATCAATGCAGGATTTCAGCACTGGCGACGTTGGTCAGGTGGTAGCCCATGAGGTAGGTATGCCCCTCTGCGATGTGCCGGATCGTTGTTAGGACACCTTCCCCGAGGTTCGTATGCCAGCCGCGGATTTCATCGAGCAGGGCGTAGGCTTTTGTGTCGGTCATCGTGACGGTGAAGCAGGTCTCGGCGATTTCGGAATCGTTTTTCATCTGGATGGTGATGAGGACGTCATCAAACTCATTCATGGCAGTTCACTCTCCAATCACATATTCGTCGGTCTGGCCGAACACGGTGAGGTAAACGGTATCGCGGGCAACTTCCACCTGGATGTTCTGCATCGTGGCGCGGTAGGTGAGGTAGGCTGTGGCGAGAACGGTGGCAGTGACGAGTGTGAGGGTAGCGAGGATTTTCAGAATCGGTTTCATGATGGAGCTTCCTTTCTTGGATGGAAAATGGGCATAAAAATAGCGCCCGGCTTTTTAGGCAGGACGCGAATAGAATCATGTTTGATTTTGTGATATGATAAATGCGCTATTTTGGGCCGGATTATCATAGCCGTGATTAGTAAACGTCTTTGATTTCAAGTTCACCACGGCATATTTTTTTTACAAGCTGACTTGCATTCGCACAGCCGTTGTCGGATAGAATTTGGTCGAAGATTTCACCTTCTTTAAGAGTTAATATAACATGATATGATTTTTTAAGGCTTGCTTGTTTTGCAGCTCTTTCTTCTTTAGTCTGCGGCACGAAATTGCCCTCCATCTACAATAATATGTAAATGTAGTTTATCATAGATGAAGAGCGTTTTCAAGTCATTTTAGTTCCCGCTTACAACCTGGGGTGCTATTGCATCCCAGCTCCACGGCACTAATTAAGCGGTCTTATGGGCGTCCATCCAATCCACAATAGCCTTGGCGTGTGGCTCTGTGTAACATTCAACAACGAAAATGTTTTCACCGGGATGGATTTCGCGCCGGAAATCATATTGGTTTTCGACTAGCCAATCAATAAACAGATAGGCAGGGGCTTTTGAGGTGAATTTGCAATTAAACTGTTACATGGCTATTCTCCTTTATGCGACAACGGACGCGATCAGATTGGGGTATCCTTGCGTGTTGTCGTACAGATAAGCGGCAAACACGTTTTTGTCTGCATTGAAATGGTGGAAGTCGTTAATGGCTTCATCCTCATCCCAATAACCATGGATACGGACAGGACCATCGGGTCCAACATGCTCCTCAATCGTGTATGTCGGCACAGGTTCATCGTCCTCGTCCAAATCGCACTCAATCGTGGCAAGGATTGCAATTTCCATGCAGTCGATCCACTGCGCGTTGGGGTACAGCTGTTCCGCAGTTTCGGCATCGGATTCATCCGGGCTAAACGCAAGAACACGGCGAATGTTATCATGCTGCAAATCCAGCACCTTATTTACGGCACCGCCATTAGAGTATGCCGGGATCATCGTTTTGTAGACATTTCCGTCTGCGGTTTCAAAACGGACAGGAAATAGCTGCAATTTAGAATTATCCATAGTGGTACTTCCTTTCTCTGGCAAGAGCCTTTTAGCGGATTGTTCCGCCGTCAAGATAAAATCCGATCTTGTCGGTCACAGACACCTGGCGGCCATTGATCTCTACATCATCACCATATACAGCGCGGGTTGCATTGCGATATTCTGCGCAGTTGCCATGCTGGCGGGCTTTAAATTTCATACCGCGCTTTTGTATAACGCTGGCCTGTTCACCGCGCCATGCCGCGTGGGTTTTTTCGGCACGTTCTGCGGCGGCTTGTTTGGTGGCCTCTTTCCATGCTTTCGTAGTGCATGGCGGCGGCGTTACCTTGATATGCTGCAAGATATACCGCACAGTTTCGGATGTTTTTTTGCTTGCGCGGCGTTCAACCCACATAACAGTGTCGCCATACTTTTGTGGCCGTTTAAAAGCCATATAGCCATGGTACATAATAGGACGTGTAACATATGGGCCTATTTTATCCACACCATACAGATCGCCGGGCTTTACAAGACAACCGTGAAAGTTGAACGATTGGACGCATTGACGCGGCGCTTTTAGTTTCGGCGCTTTTACGATTGGTTTTGCCATAGTTATACCCCCCCCTAAAGGTTACGGATGTTTACCGCCTGGGTACACTTTCCGGGCGGATTTTCGGCTGTTCCCCGCGCTCATGCACACGGACAACAGATATAAAACGGCCTGCAAACGTCTTGCGCTATGTAATTGCTTTATTTGCGGCTGTTGCATTTTACCGGGTTTTTTGTTAAAATAAATATGGTTATATAAGCCTTGCCGGATTGCCAACACACCTACAAAACGGCGCTTGCGTAAAGCATTTACAAACCGTTAGAATGTACTTTTTTGGCGTTGCCTTGCACCGGGCTTTTAGAGGATAATGGCGCACTTTCCTGGTGGAATTTACAGCGGCCTTTTTTGTTCCTCTGCCTGGTGTATTGCTATTATGGTACTTAACCCGGCTTGTTTGCGCGGCGTATATTCCAACTATGCGCGGCTTGCTTGCGTATGTTCCAACGCTTGCGCGGGCTTTTCCACTTGTCAATGTTCTAAAATGGGGCAAGGTTGCTTTTTTACGTGTGCGGCCTTGCTAAAGTATCACGCTATACAGGTTAAGCGGCGGTTTTTGCGGCGGGCTTGTTTGCTTTTTTGGCGGCGGGGTTTTTTGCGTCTGCCTTTACGGGCGCTGGCTGTTTTGCTTGTTCTGCTTTTGCGGCGGCGGCTTTTGCCTTTTCTGCGCGGCGGCGGGCTTGTTCCTCTTTGCGGGCTTTTTTGTCTGCTACAAGCGCGGCGGCGTTTTGTGCTTTTTCGCCATTGTAGCGGTCAAGCGCCCACTGTTCAAGCGCGGCCATAATAGTTGCTGTTGTTTTGCCGTCGGCGTTTAGGTTGATAGCGCCGCGGCGTTTACCGTTAACCTGTTTTGTCAAGCCGTTTTTGGCAATGGGATAAAGGCGACTTGCAATGCGCAAAGCGGCGGCGGCGTTGTTTTCTCCGTCTGCCACGTTGAACAACAGGGGTACAAGCTGTTTTTTATCTGTGCTGTATCGCGTCAAATAGGTTTTTGCGGCGGTGACAACCGCGGCGGCGTTGCCCTGTTCGTTGTTTTCGATTGCGGCCATAAAGTTGACAACAGCAGAAACAAGCGCGGCGGCGTCTGCGCGGTAACTATCAAAAGCGGCGTGCATTGCTTTTGTATCCGCGTTGTCACCTGTGCAATAGCTTTTGAACGTGGTAAAGGTCAATGCTTTATTTTCAGTGTTGGCGGCGGTAATAGCGTCAATAAAGTTGATAGTCATAATTGTTCTTCCTTTCGTGTGTGTGTTGTGGTGAATTGTCAATCGCGGGCTGTGTGTTTGTTGTTTCCCGTGTTTGATTGTAGCCCCATTATAAGCGTTGGTGCACCAACAGTACATGCACAAAAGTTGCAAAAGTATGGATAAAAGGTGCGTATATTGAAATTTGAACATAAAGGTAAATTGTGTATAAATATAGGATACAGTAGTTATATATTATAATACCTTTATAGTTTTAGAAAAACGTTATAAAGTGTATATAGCCGATATATACAGTAAAAATGCTCTGGGTAACACTGCTACATGGGCCCACAATAGCGCGGCAAAACAACCCGGTATATAGTTGACAGTGTAGCAGTGTATAAGGTTAGAATGATACAACTTTTTTGGGGAAGGTTGCAAAATCTATATTTTGACGTTATACCGTCGATTATAATGCGCAACAAGCCCTGGGGGATGGTTAAAAATCTAGGCGGAAATCCGCCGCTATTATAAATGTAAGTCATCCAATCCAACTCTCGGCTCGCCATCCGTGCATCTCTCGTCCCACCCCCCTCCATCTCCCTCACCCCTATCCAACCCTCGGACCACCCCATCGGACAAACCCTATACCTGCGCCGTTTTTCACGCTCTCGCGCAATATCAATATTGTGCTATTTTATGATAATAATGTCACATTATTTCCGCAAAACGCCTTGTTTCCGCTCAATTCCATCCAAAACCATCGAATTATCGTTCAATTTCAAGCAATTTCACCACACACACGCCGAAACATCCGCATTTTAGCAACTGACCGTCATTTTTATAGGCGATCGAGCATTTTTTTGTCATTAACTGCTTGAATTATGTGTTGTGAAGTGCTATAATACTATTAAAGAACCACTCAGACACCAAAATCACTCATCATCCAAAGGAGACACCACCATGAAACGTCAAAACACCACCATCACGACCACCAACCCGCAGGACGCCCTCGTAACAGCCCTCGCCAAGGCAATCGTCAATGCCAAAGCCGCAGACGGCACTAACCCCATCATGGAGGCCCTTGCCCAGGCAACCGGCTATCAAGTAGTCCCAGCAGTTCCTGCAACCCCAAAGCCCCACAAGAAACATAACTGCTATGCTGATACATCCAAGCTCACCAGTGATGGTCGCCCAAAACCAACAGCCGCTGATCCACTCCGCAGTGCTGATGACATCCATGCTATCGGAGATTATCTCTTGACACATGGCAACATCCGCAACCGCCAGCGCAACTATACCTTATATATATGCGGCATTACACTTGGTCTTCGTGTAGGCGATATCGTCAAGCTGAAAGTTGGCGATGTATATGATGTAACCACTGGCACTGTCCGCAAGCACGCCAATGTCGTCAACGAGAAAACCCTGAAAAACACCACTGACCTTATCACGCCGCACGCAGCACAGGCGATCGATGACCTTGTCAACGTGATCCGTGCCCAGCAGTCTGGCGTACTTGACCCAGAGTGGCCGTTGTTCCAGACACAGAAGTGGGTAAGAGCTGGCGGTATGACAAATCACCTGACCAAAACTCAGGTATATCGTATGCTCACAGAGGCAGCAAAAGCCTGCGGAGTTCAGGGCAATATCAGTACACATACCATGCGTAAGACCTACGGTTACATGGCGAACAAGGCATTGATTGAATCCGGCCTGCCAACGAACCAAGTCATGGAGATTATGCAGGCTAAGTACCACCATGATAGCCAGGCAACCACCATGCATTACCTTGGCCTACAGCAAGATCAGATTGATGCCGCCGCTCTGTGCGTTGACGCCGCTATCAGCTAAGTCCGGCAGTCAAAACAGATACCACCCAAAAACTTTTTTGCAGTTTCATAACACACATTTCAAGTCACAAGGAGGCCACCAATGGGAACTAATTTTTACTTCTATACACGCAACAAAGCCGTAGCCAGGATGATGGGACCACATGCGGAATCGATAGACCGGCACAAAGAAGCCTGGGAGCTGCACATCGCCAAGACCAGCTGTGGGTGGAAGCCTGTATTTGAGGAGCACGAGCACATTCACAGCGTTCGTGACCTTGACAGATTTTATCATGACAACATGCGCTACCTGACCATATTTGACGAATACGGACAGAAGTACACATGGCCGGAGTTTGAGGAGCGCGTCATCAAGTACGGAACGCCAAAGGTATTTGACCCAGAGATCGGGATGTATACCGGGAACTGGCGGTGCGAGAGCGACAACGACTGCGAACCCTACAACCACTGGGACGGCGAGTACGCAGACACTGACGGATACCGTTTTAGCACACGGGAGTTCTGTTGAGCACCGCCCGACAACCTACCTACCTTTATATATAAAGCATTTAGCATTAAGGAGTTACCAATGGACAAGACACCCACTATGACCGCCCCAGCAACTGACAGTGCCAAGCGTGATGTGATCATGATCTACTCGCCGCGCATGGCGGGCTACCTGATGATGCGGGGCTTCTACCTAATCCGGATTGAACAAAACAAAAAGCGGCCTGGTAAGAACTGCTTCGCGTTTTTTGACACGCCAGTCCTAAAGGCCGCTATGAGCGATTACATAGACCACAAGTTTACCGTTTGACAAAGTAGAGGAGACCGCCGCATGAACTACGAAGAATACAGTCCGTACACCTTGGCAATGGCACAGCTTACCGCAGACACGATACGGCAGATCGTCCTGATTGCCGACGCCAACGACAAAGACCGGGACTCCGCGCTGGAAAGCTTTGCTGATGTGTTTGGCAAGATTGCCGCCAACTACAGCTTGGAAAAGTATGACCCCGATGGTCCAGTGGCGCATGTAGGGGCAAAAAATTAAATTATTTACATACAAGGAGAATACCATCATGAATGATTCTGACCGTTACACTGATTTTATCAACCGCAACACCGCAGACTACCGCGAGGAGATGCGACACATGATCGCAGACTTCATCGAGGACATCGTGAACTTCTCAGACCGGCATTTCGTAGACCGCGAACAGACCATGCTAGAGGTCGGCCAGAGCCTGCGCACGATCCCGGGCTATGCTGACATGAAGAGATACCGGCCAGCGCCGAACCTCGCCACGGACGACTACGACGATAAGTATGACGACAAGGGAGGCCTGCCGCTGTGACACAAGATGAATACATTACAAAAGCCCCTACATTGACAATTTATGATGGATTAGTGAAAGCTCAATCTGTTTTAGAGCAATATAAAAACATTCTTGTTTCGGTATCAGGTGGTGCCGATAGTGACTGTATGATTGATATTGTTGAACATCTCACTCCAAAGGATTCATCACATAAAGTGACTTATGTATGGTTCGATACTGGCGTTGAAATGAATGCCACAAAACGACATTTGACCTTTCTTGAAGATAAGTACGGCATTGCAATCCAGCGTGAGCGCGGGAAAATGCAAGTTGCTGGTGCCGTTAGGACTGTTGGCTATCCATTCTACAGCAAACAATTTGCTGAATATATATATAGGCTTCAAAAACATGGGTTCCAATGGGAAGATGAACCGTTTGATGTATTGTGCGCCAAATACCCGAATTGTAAGGCTGCCCTTCGCTGGTGGTGTAACGCTTGGAAAGACGAACCGCATAAACCACTCCAGACCGAAATTGCATCTGCAAAGTTTTTGAAAGAATTTATGATTGAAAATCCACCAACATTTAATATTTCTAGTCGGTGTTGTAACGAGTCTAAAAAGAAAGTTGGAGACGCTGTGCGAAAAAAATATGGTGGAGACATTCAACTGATTGGGATACGTAAGGCAGAAGGCGGCGCACGTTCGACAGGGGTTAAAAGTTGTATGACAGACGGAGCGCATGGAAAGCAGTATTATCCACTGTTTTGGTGGAAAGCTGAGGATAAGGCAGCATTTGAAGCAACCTATAACATAGTCCATAGTGATGCTTATACAGTATATGGATGCAAGCGCACAGGTTGCGCAGGTTGCCCATTTGCTGGACATTTTGAAGATGAATTAGCAATGCTTCATCAATACGAACCAAAACTCGCAAATGCTGTTGAACATATTTTTTCTCCTGCGTATGACTATACTCGTGCGTACAGAAAATTCAAAAAAGAACATAAAGGAAATATTTTATGAGTAATACATATAGCCCGCGGGAAATCTGCGATGCCGCGAATAAAATCAAAGACTATTGTCACGGGACAAAATGCGAACAGTGTCTTTTTTATGCCAAAAACGAGCACACATGCTATTTGACAAATCACGTATTTCCATCGTCGTGGCCACATTTCAGTGAGCAACGCTGGACAGCCGCTGACATTACCCTCGCCAAGGCTCTTATTATGATGGGATACGTTACCGCGACAAAAACGATACGGCCTGACGGACACACAGCAATCACAGTGATAAAGATCAATGATGACGGAAGTACACCATACGTTGACGAAATCACGCGAGATTCTTTCCAGGCGCTTAAATATGGCGAGGCCATCAGGCTGGAGGATATTGCAGAAGAGGAGAGCAGCGCCAATGATTGACAAAAGCAAGTTAAACACCGCCATTAACACCCTGCGCGAATATTGCGACGAATTTTCAGACTGCAGCAGATGCCTTTTCTATAGCATTGATAAGACTCGCACATGTATGCTTAACAACAGACCACCGCTCAACTGGGACGATTTACCGGTAACGTACACAACCCTTGATTATCAGGCAGCTGAGTTTTGCAAGGCCCTTGGCTATAGCATGATTAACATTGGTCCCTGCCACACAGTTTGCGCTATATCTGGTAATAAAGGGTCCACGTTCAGTTTGCCTGGGTATCTTTTCAAAGATTTATCTCATCTGTGCTGCATTGACATTGATAGAATTCTTGCTACTAAGCCAAAGGAGGCCGCAACCAATGACTGATTTTATCTCACGAAGCGATCTGCGCCACATTGCCAAAAGCATGAGACATGATGCCCCCAAAAACAATGACACATACTTCGTCGCATGTGAAGTGTTAGACTATGTGGTCGATAAAATGCCGGGACCAGCCCCGGCTACAATCAGCACCAACGGAAGCTATAACTGCTGCGGACACTGCGGTTCTATTGACGGAGTGTTAAATATGGAAGGTGGCTACAACAAGTTCTGTGGCAACTGCGGCTGGCCTATCGACTGGGGTGACTGACATGACCATCACACGCGCAAGAAAAATCACACGCCAATTTGCCCATAACTTTGTCGATACTATGCGGCCTGAAGAAGCTACAGAATACAAATCAGTCGTTGATGATGCCATAGAGTGGGCCAAAGCAAACGAGCCTGGTCTGTTCTACGGTATTGTCCATGATTACCTTAATTTTCTTGACAGACACACAGAGCGCCGCATCTGTTCCACCTGCAAACACTGGGAACCGTTCACTGGAGCGTGCTGCGGTGCCGACAGCCCATACGCCGCTGATTTTGTAGATAGTGACTGCACATGCGCAGACTGGAAGGAGAGGCTAAAGAAGTGACAACCATACTGACCAATATCCTGATATTTATTGTCGCGACCATAGTGTTTGAGCGGACATCAGGCCAGACACATGAGATTTATAAGCTACCCGGACTTCTGATACCATCAATACTGTCTGCGGCGTGGATCATTTTAGCTAATATTAGCTCCATTGCTTATACGTATACCGAATATCGCATGGTTGCGGAATTCTTTGCGAACGAGGACAAATTTGATTTTGCGCTTATCGTATGTGTCATTATTTGTGGCTTAACTATTTACGTCTTCATGTTTCGCTGTGACAATTTCCCGCTTGTAGAGCTGCTTGCCCGTTACAAACAGGTAGACAGTGCTCTTGGCAACACTCCGCACATTCCGTATAGCACATTTAAAAAGATGTACAAGCTGCACCCTGAGAATTTTCAGTTCATTGATAATGAATGTTTTGCATTTTATAGTTTTAAATATCGCGGCAAGAGGTTCTCTCTAAACTTTCTGGACTTTGTACGGGCGCTAAGTCTGATCGATGAGCATATAACAGAAAAGGACTTGGCACGCGAAAGGGCCAAGCGGGTCAAAAAATATGAAGAGCAGTCAAAGCTGTACGCCATGATGCGCGATGACCTTGCCAGTGACCTTGCCACCATAGAAAAGCAAAAGACCGATGCCTATGACAAAATCAAGACATCTACCGATAACATCAACGAGATAATCAACAGATTGATAAAGGAGGCACACTGATGGCACGGATTTTATTAGACGAACGTCCTTGTAATTGTAACGAATGCCCACTATCAATTTTGACGGATTGTAATTGTCTTCCATACAAGCATTATCTACAATATCAGTCATGGCGTCCGCAAAAAGAATTCTATTGCGACTTCATTATCACATTAGACGAACTCGAAGAAATAAAAAGGGTTAGAGGAGGTTGACAACTGATGGACGCAGTTGAATATGTAAAAGCTCTACACAGATTGTGCAAAAGCCAAGACGGTTGTTTTGAATGTATATTGGACAGCGAAGATGGTTGTATTGCAGGTGCAAGCAGATATGATAAAAACGCTGTGCCGATTGTTGAGCAATGGGCAAAAGAGCATCCAATCAAGACCCGCCAAAATAAGTTTTTGAAGATGTTCCCTAATGCCGACCTTTGTCGAGATGTTATAGATATATCGCCATGCAGCATCGAAAAAGAAATGCGAAAATGCTGCGGCGATAGGAATTGTGGCGAATGCAAAAGGACTTACTGGCTTGCGGAGGTGCCCGACAATGACTAACATTACAACCCTGCGTCCCGGCGAACACTTCATGTTCAAAAATTTCGAATGGGCCTGCCTTGACCCGAACCATCCTGACGGCGGAGTGTTGGCCATTATGGCAAAGCCGTGGGCAAAAGATGTAAAGTTCTGCCCAAGTGATAAATTTACCGACTTGAAGGGTAACTGGAACAACTACCGCACCAGTAATGTGCGGGGAATCCTATCTGATATGACGAACTCTGTTTTTGGTGGGAAAGGTCTACTGGCACATACCGTTGACCTTGTTGCAGACAACGGCGACCGCGCCTATGGAACGGTGAAAGACGCCGTTTTTATCTTGACTTGCGACGAGTATCGCAAGTACCGCGAGTTCATCCCACATTACGACATAGAAAGATTGATTTGGACTGCCACGCCTTTGGGCTGTGGTGATGAGGATTCCGACGCGGGGGAATCGAACGTCGTTCGCACTATGAACACGTACGGTCTGCTGTACAACTACGGTGCGTGCAGCAGCAATGCGGTTGACCCGGCTTGTATTCTCAATCCAAAATTCCTCAATCTGCGCCAGAGTATGGCATTTGTAGAGGAGGTATCAGAATGAGCACCATTTTAAGATATAAATATGTAACGACCAGAAAAGCGCACATCTGCTTTGGCTGTGGCCGTGAATTTAAATCGCCCGTAAAAATGATTTCTGCCGTAAGCGCGGATGGCGGCATAGCGCAATCATACTATCTGTGTGAGACTTGCAACACGATTGTTTCCCACATGAGATGGGATGATGAATATGGGTTTGGCGAATTGCGCGAAGAAGCGTTAAAAATTGAAAGAGAGACAACAAATGTCAATCAGCAAAAAGACCCGCGTTGCGGTGTACAAGAAATTTGACGGTCATTGCGCTTACTGTGGCCGCCACATTGCCTACAATGATATGCAGGTAGACCACTTCAAGCCGCAGAGGGCGTGGAACCCAGAGGATTCCGGCACGGACGACATTGAAAACCTTATGCCGTCCTGCCGTATGTGCAACCATTACAAACGCGCCCACGATCTTGAAACATTCAGACGATACATTGCGGAGATTCCGCGAAAACTGCAAGAGAACTACATTTACAAGGTCGGCATCGTTTACGGCAATGTTCTGGAAAATCAGAAAGCGATCAAATTCTATTTTGAGAAAGTGAGGGATACCCATGCGACTGATTGATGCAGATGAATTACGCGAGTATTGGCTCTATAACGGTCTGAACGAGAAGATATACGATACAAACGATGTACTTGAAAGTATTGATGAGCAGCCAACAATCGACCCCGAATCCCTGCGGCCTACGGCAAAGTGGAGCCTTGGAAGAATAGAAGATCACATTGTCATGAATTTTATATGCGGCAACTGTGGTAAGCGATCAGAATTGAATTATTATTATTGCCCGAAGTGTGGCGCGAGAATGATAAAAAATGATAAAGGATGGTGAACGCAAATGACTGAAATCGTTGCAATTCTCGAAATTGTTATTCTGCTGACCTGTGCGGTGTATGTTGCTTTTCGCGTGGCAAAAGCTATCACGCAGAAGGAACCACAAGAGCAGGAGAAAGAGACGCTATGCGATACTTGTGAACACCTTATACACAAGGGTGGAGACATAGAACCGAGAAAATACAAATGCGCATTTGAACTCGTGAGTTTTTATGAATCGCCTGAGTATTGCCGGAACTACGAGCGAAGAAAGGAAAAGAAAGAACCCCCGGAGGTGAACGCAAATGACTAACAAAGCCTACGAACGAGCCTTCAACATCGCCATAAAATACGGCTTTTGCTGCGATTGCAGATTTGGACTGGACAGGAGCCACTGCCACGAATACGACTGTTACCAGAACGCCGTCAAGGTGATCCGCGATGCGTTAGAGAAGCTGGACGCTACCGAGGAGTCTAAGGCAACCGTTTGGCACGATGCACAAAATGACCCGCCTAAAAAAAACGGAGAATACCTGTGTTTCTACGAATACTTCCGTTATGGCAACTATAACCGCATGTACCGCACAATGGATCGTGGACAATTTTTCAATGGTCAATGGGGCGGTGAGCCTACGCACGGAACTAACGCCAAAGTCCTCGCATGGACAGAACTGCCGCTTTACAACCCCCCGGAGGTGAAGCCATGAATACAAATTGCGTAACATATCGAGATAGTGCAGCAGAGCGAGAACTTCAGATTCTTCGTTCAATTCTGTCTGAAATCGATAAGCAGAAAGAGTCAGTCATCGAAAACGCTGTTGAACAGGCATTAACCAAAGAAAACAGCGAAACTAATGTCCTAGATGATGTGAACGGGAAAATAGAAAAAACATCCCAACTTGCAAACGATGCAATGAGCAAATTTCATCAAAAGCACCCAGAATTTTATGCCGTACAGGAATGTACGTATTGCGGAAGGATGTGTCTTTACAATGTGGTGTTTGGTGTTTTGAACGATCCGACACGGGTAAAGTACAAATGTGAGGCTTGCAATAGAGAATTTGAAAGAGAAACCGGATACTGGATAAGGTATTAAAGGAAAAAATCAATTATGACAACAACACTGACATGGCATGATGCACGCACAGAGTCACCGAAAACCACAGGCCCATTCCTATGTGTGACCACAGAAGGCAAAATCAAAACAGAAAAATACTTTGCGAAAGCCAAAAATCCACGGTGGGAAAACAATAAGTATACGGTTATTCTTTGGGCTGATGTTGAACTGCCTGTGTTACCAAACGAAACAGAAATGAACGATTGGCGACAAACTGGAGGACAGAAGCAGTGGACCTCTTACCTAAAGGCCACCCATTGGTACGCAGAGGAGTGATGTATATGACCCGTAAACGATACAAGAAGCTTATGATGAGCATTGGTTATAAACGCAATGTCTTTAACAAAATTGTTACATGCGAAATTTGTGGCGAAATGTTCTCCAGGCGCAGATACATGATTGACGGAGCACTCTTTACAAGCTACAACGAACTATGGGATTGGTATAGCCAATATTTTTACATCTATAAAGGATATGGTTGCACTGTCAAATATGATCCAAAGGACCGCATTTGGTACGGAAAAATTGACGACATCAGCGACCTTGTGGACTTTCATACAAAGAAGTTTATAAATATTGACAAAGTGGCGCGTGATGCAATCGATGATTATCTCGATTTCTGCGCCAGAGTAGGGAAGGAGCCAGAGAAACCAAATGTATGATGAAGAGAAAAGATGCCCGCTGAAAGCAGCAGTTAAAGTATCAACAGACTACGAATGTGATAAAAGGTGTGCTTGGTACGATGAGAGCCTTCACATGTGTGCAATTCTAATGTTGGCACAGGCAACTGCATTCAGATACTAAACAGTAAGGAGATTATCATGAGCCTTAATGATTCTATGGGCACTCGTATGAAAGAGTATTACGAGGCAATTCCAAAAACAAAACTTATGCGCCGCACGCCTGTTGCTATCCGCATTGACGGCAAAGCGTTCCACACCTTTACTCGTGGGTTTCAGAAGCCATTTGATGCGGTACTTATGGATGCCATGCAGAAAACTATGCGGTACTTGTGCAAAAACATCCAAGGCTGCGTATTCGGATACACACAATCAGATGAGATCACACTGATCCTAATCGACTATCAGACGCTCACCACGGATGCATGGTTTGATTACGAGGTTCAGAAGCTATGCAGCGTGTCAGCTAGCATGGCTACCATAGCATTTAATAATTTCTTTTCTATTGGTGTTTACGATTATGGCAGAGCCAATATTGAAGACTGGGATCTTGGTGGTACAAATCGTGATTTATCTGACAATGAACGCTTCGCTTTGAAGTACATAGAATCTTATGACAAATCATTGGTATGCGGTGCCATGTTCGATGCCCGCTGCTTCAATATCCCAAAGGAGGAAGTTTGTAATCTTATCTACTGGCGTCAGCTTGATGCGACACGCAATTCCATCCAGATGGTGGGGCAAGCATATTTTTCACACAAGCAGCTGGAAGGGAAGAAGTGCAACGACATTCAGGACATGCTTATGGAGCAATTTAACATCAACTGGAATAATTATCCTACCACATGCAAGCGTGGCACAGCCTGTATCAACAAGGATGGGCAGTGGGTACTTGATACTGAAATGCCAATCTTGAAAGGTGAAAACCGGGATTATGTTAATCAGTACATTTTTGTTGGTGAATAAGCAGCAGTGCCTAATGTCAACTATCAAAACAATCTGCGGGCTTTTGTCGCTAAAGGTAAACAGTAAGGAGAACATTATGAACGATAGAATCGATATCCGACAATATTTTTTGGCAGTTCCAACAGAGCGTCTGCTCCGAAACAACACTTTTATTAACGCTTTACTGGATATGGCGAGTGCGACGCTGCCTGACAGCAAACCGATTGGAGACGAGGCATATGATAAAAACAGCCTTGCCTGCGTTGATTTTTACAGTCACCTTGCAACGGCTATGGTCGGATCACTTGAACTGACCGGAGAGGAAGCTATTGATGCAGGGTTGCAATATGCCAGCTGTGCCCATGTGCATGAAGCGGTTGTTGCCTGTATGAAGAACCTGCGCAGTGAGATCGATGGATGGCTGGAAGCGTGTGAAGATGCGTGATCCTAAGAGAATCTGGCCGTTTTTGAGCAAGCTGACAGAGTTGTGGGAGTTGAAACCGGACTACCGATTCTGGCAGCTGCTGCAGAGCATCCCGCTGGACCGTGACCCGTTCTTTTTGGAAGAGGCTGAGACAGAAGCTATTCTTGATAAAGAAATTGCCGAGGCCAAAGCGTGGCAGAAGGAACAGCAGGAAAAATACAAACTGTAATAAGGAGAGATAACGATGACGCGGAAGAGATATATCAAACTGTTGATGGCAAACGGTTGGAGCCGTAACAACGCTGAAAATACCGCCGGGCTTGGGATTGACGAATGCAAACCAAACAGGTCAAGTAAGACGTTTGATGAGCGGCGCTGGAAGAAAATTGTGTCGCATCGTGGTTGCTGGCCATATAGCACATATGTAAAAGCGTATGATAACATGATGCGTCTCCGAGAGTTGTACCCAAGTGACAAGCCCGGAGAGGGCGTTAGAGACGATTTTTAAAGAGAGGATAACTATGACACACAAGAGATATATAAAGCTGATGATGGCAGCTGGGTGGAACCGGAACGAGGCAGGACATATAGTCAGTTTTGGAAAAACTGAACAAGGGCAAGTTTTGAGAGACCGTATGAAGAAGCGTAAACTGGCCCACCGTGGGTGCTGGCCTTGTGATACATGTGATGAACTGTTGAATTTTTGGTTTGATGCCAATATGCTCAAGCGTAACAGCACGCCCGTAGAGCCGCCTGTGAGCCTTTTTAAGGAGATGTGATAACTAATGTCAAATGATGAAATTATTCGCCGCACAGACGCTCTGGAGGCGCTGGGAGAGGAGCCGGAGTTGGTTTGCAGATGTGATGACGAGAGCATTGGTCAACGGTGTCAATGGAGACAGGACCTTGATAATATCAATGCAATTTGTCCTATACCGTTCCAGTTGCATGAGTTGACAGAAGTTGAAATTTGCGGTTTGCATGGGGATTGTGTGATCGTATCAGCACCGAGTATTAAGGAACTGGACAAGCGTGTTGTGCCGTGCCTTGGGTCACACAAGGATATTGACGGGAAGAGGTACATCGTCTTAGACGGCGAGGAGTACAGCCAGAGCCTATTTGTGGACGGGACGATAACTTTGTGGCAGGTGCGATAAGAACGCCGCAGAGTGGCTGTATCAAGGGCTGAAGGTTCGTCAGATTGGGTACAGTTGGGTGACGTGTAAAGGGGGTTTCATTTTGAGGACCCCTTGCGTTGTTCAATAATTGAGTAGCCCTCGATTTGAGGGGGACTGGAACGTCAATTTGACGGTTGAGGTGTCATATAAGGGGACTGAGTGCGGCAGAAGGAGGTGACAACATGACGATTCGAGAATTTTATGAGACTGTGCCAGACAAGCACAAGGACGACATTTTGTGCGTGTATGACGAGAACCGTGACACTGTAGAAGTCGCAGATATTTGGACAACACAGGTCCCGGGGGTGCAGATCGGGCGCTTTAGAAGAGGCATGACCGATGTAATCATTGTGTATTAAGGGCAAGGCAACAATCCATGCAAAGGCGGGGAACAAGCCCAACATTACAGCCATGACAAGATCGCTTGTGTGCGGAGTGCTTGTGCCACATTTTATAAAGCACAAGGACGACGCCGGGACAAGCATCGTGACCAAAGAGAACGATGCGCAGGACCGAACAAGGGGCGCACATGAAAAACAAGCAAGCAAGACCATACACACAACTATGCCAAACAAGAAAACCAGTCCATGCACAAGCCCGAGCCAAGAACAAGGCGTGAGAACGCCGCTGAGGACGAGGTTTTTGGACAGGACCCGGAGCTTCTGGGACCTACACTAACACGGGACCAGAACGCGGAGGGGACTGGACAAAAACCGAGTCCGATAAAGATGGAACTATGAAATATAAGTGAGCGGATTTTTGCTGAAAACAGGGCATATTCTACCAAAATCCGACGATGATTATGGCAGATTATGTGCCGTTTTCAGCAAAAATCCGACGATGATTTTTAGGCACATTTTGTGTTGAACGTTGGTGTCAGGTCAACAGAAGCGTGATGCCATAAAAAAACGGAGGTATTGATGTATCTACAAAAAAATTACTCAGACAAAATTAAGATTTTTATTCCAGCTCATTTATTACAGGAATCATCGCCATGTCTTGTCTCTGTGTATCTTGCCCTATATATGATGGCCGATATGAACGGGTTGGAGTGGATGCGGAGAAAGACATCTGTAATTGATTTGTGTAAGAATGCTGCATTTTTTAACAACAACGATTTAAGAGCAAGACATTATACGGCTGTCAACAGGGCGCTTGACAGCTTAGAGGAATACGGATATGTAAAATTTTATGGAAGATCAGACGACCCCAAAATGATTTTTGGATTTGATTTTACTGATGATATTGTTGCGAAAGCAAAGGAACATGCGGTAAACGGCAAAAATATGTTAGCGTGCATTGAGCTTAATGAATTTAAAATTCTATGGGACTTGTTATGTTCATCTGGTGGCAAAGGATATTCAAGATCGACGATATTACGTATTTATATCGCATTAAAAATGTATGCTGGCTTTTGGGGTAATGTTCACAAAGATGTCAAAGCACCAGTGTTTGTTGGATATTATGGGACTGTTATGAATTTGTTGAACGTGTCGAGAACAACTATGAAAGCAAGTATAAAAGAACTTAGATCTTTAGGTTTGGTTGTTACCACATATTGCAAACGCATGGAAAACGACGATAAAAGGAAAAATTTTGCCACTACAATAATTGTTTTTCCTATACTTTGTACAAATATAAAAGCAGAAGAGTTGACAGAGCAAGTTGAGTTAATTCTTGAGGATGAAGACCCTGGAAAATCGTGGTACAAGCCCGGATGGACGCCGACTGTGGCAAAATCAATAAGGACAAACCATGAACGTAATATGGATCAGGTTCTTGACATAGTCCCTGATGACACGATGGTTTTCGCAAGTAACGACATTTTCTAACGAACTAACGCCCAATGGGGCGATGATATAAACAGAACCGCTGCGGCGGGCAGGAAAGGCAGGTGATACGGTATGGAAATTGAGCTTGTTAATATAAAAACGGGTGAAACAGTTTTGAAATGGGGCACTCCAGATAAATGCAACGCCAGTAACAGCGAGGTTCTTCGTCGTAAATATAGAAAGTATAATGGGTACATTTTTGCCAGGCACGCTTTTTACAACGTTCAGGAGGCGAAAGTATATCTCTTTATGCATCAGTATCCAGATAGGGACAGTTTTAGCGACGAAGAATATTTTTGGCGACTATGTGCAATCGGACGGCCTTGGGTAAAGCAGCTGCCGTGCTGGCATGAGATGGTGTGTGCCGTATGAGCACTATTACAAAATGTATAAAATGAAGGAGGTACGCTGTTTGAATATTAAGCGTGCAGAGACGAAATTGATTTTGATGCAGGCCGCGCTGGATGCGTGGGGCATGTTCAAGATGATCGTGTGGGCTATATGTGCGATTGCAGCGGTCGCGGCAGTTGGATTGGGGGTGAATTGGCTGTTTGCGCTGGCGTTGTTTGTTGGAGTGCCGTTGGTGACAGGTCTTGCGTGGGGTGTTGTGTACCGTTGGTGCTTTGACAATGGAGCGCTGAAGCTGGAGCAGGTAGACCCGGACGAGAACGACAATGAAAAGGGGGACGAGTAATGTTTGCACCCCCGTTGTATGTAGTACGGAAATTTCCGCTTTCCTTTATTATAAGCAACAACTTTAACATCCAGCTTGACCCAGATGAGGAAAAGCGCTTTCAGGTAAAGCAGGGAGACAATATGCTTTTCCGGCAGGTACGGCTGATTACATATGAGACCGATAAGTTCAACCGCTTTGTCGTGTTTGTGAACTGCGTGGGCGGGCAGAACAAAAAAAAAGAAATGACGCGGCTGATCCACCACGGGTTCAAGGTTGGCAAGCAGGAATTTGTGGTGAGTGAGCGCAGTGCCAGCATGGTACGGCAGGGCATCCTGAGTTTTGTAGACAGACGGATCACCAAGGAGTTGGATAAGCGTATCACGATGGGAATAACTTTTGATAAGTGCGTTATATCGAAGTTTTCGGGTTATCGTGGCCTCTGCTTCTCCAGTTGCCATTGCATTGAGGGCTGGGTGCCGAATATTGTCGTTGTACCTGACTGTTTTTTGACCATTAAGGACCAGCACATCAAGTATGTGTATGATAAAAAGATCAAGTTCAAGGATAAGAACACCGGTGCAGAGCGTGATTGGACACAGAAAGACATCACGGAAGGTGTCCGCGATATTACCATCAACGCATTTGACGGCTGCGGCATTGCACACCCAAAAATCATGGAGGAAGTTCGCCGTAGGATTGGCAGTGATACGCCGATTACGAGCGCGGTAATCAGGCTCCCTCTGATGAAGGGCGTGGTTCATAGTGTTGACTATGAGACTTTTTTTGCAGAGCGCGGTGTGCGGTTCATTACAGATATCTGGGGTGTGCAGCACGATGTAAGCCCGGGCGCAGAACCGCTGATGATTTTGACGGAGGGGCAGTACAAGGGATACTCCTACTTCAACAAGACCGGCACGATTGCGGACTGGGAGGAGTATTGGTATCAGTTCAAGAAGTATAACCATTGTTTTGGTATTGCCAAGTGGAACTTCGATGCCGATACGGAGCCGCTTATGACGCGGGCAAACTACCAGATTTTGCAGGATTTGGACTTGCCGTATGACAAGTTCCGCTCCATCGCAGATGACAGCATCAACTGGTTTGAAAAGATCACAGACGGCGACCCGATTTATACATACTGTTTTCTTGGCATGTACGCTGATAAGCATAAGGCGTTGAACGACTACTGCGCAGCCATTCTCAAAAACCCGGAGATGATGAACGAGGACGGCGTGCGGAATTACATTGTGAACTTGCTTGGGAAGTACCGCGATGATATGAAGTGTGGAAAGCTTTGGACTAAATCAACTTTCAAAACATTAACTCCTGATTTGATTATGCTGATGGAACACATCGGCGGGTTGCCCTTAAAGGGAGCGCTGGAGGCGGATGAATTCTTCTGCTTTGACAGAATAGGAACCATGCTTGGTGAGCGATTGTTAGAGCGGAACCCACATATTTGCAAGAGTGAACATGTTATTTTAAAAGGAACAACGAACGAACTTCTGGAGAAGTATTGTGGACATTTGGTCAACACGGCGATTGTAAACTGCAAAAGTATCACGCCGCAGCGATTAAATGGCGCGGATCAGTCATGGTTCGGGGCTGTGGTAACACAGCATTTGGAACGGTGTGAACCCTTCATCAGGGGTGTGGCCTAACGGCTGCTAACAGGGAATGCCCGCAAGGGAGAATCCTGTGCTTCGCAAGGAGTGCATCGACTATCCGGGATGAGTGTACCGGAGTACGGCCGCTATTGATACGCGACTGGGAGCGCACCGCTGCCGAAAACGGCAGAAGATATAGTCAGCACCTACGCAAAATATAACGTAGGTACGTATGACGGTGATCTTACATTGATTGTTAATGACCCTGTAATTATGAGCGGTGTTGATCGCAACGCTTCTGTGGTCATTGATGTTGAGGACAAGGTCACTGCATTGAAGGAAGAATACAGCATCCAGAACAGAACAAACTGTATTATTCGCAGCTTGCGCAGCTCCATTGGAGAGATAAGCAACTATGCGAGTGCATACCACAACAAAGCGCCAAAAACACAGGAGCAGAAAAAGCGATACGAGGGGTATGTTGATCTACTCTCGGTGGTCAACGGCAAAGCCATGATGATCGGTGGCACTATGCGGTGACGTGTAGTTAAAGAAGCTGGTGAACCTGCAAAAGCAGGGTGTCTGTTATACGCTTAGGAACCGCAGGAAATGGCGGTCAGATAACAGGCTGACAGGGAAGGTCAAATGAATAATCCTGTGCCAAGCCCCAGATGGGGAAGGTTAAGAGACTATCCCGTAAGGGAGTACACGTTCTGGTGAAAATCCAGCGTGGAAGTGCCAGCCTCTCATAGTTCCACAGCTATGAGATGATGATATAGTCCAAAAGCAGAAATGCGATTTTGCCAAGACGGGAGTGCTTTACCCGGTGCCCCGCAACATTGCGAAATACGGTCGTCCGCTGCCGTATTTTATGAAGTACGCAAGCCCGTACTACAAGCGGATGAAAAAGCTGAGTTGTGCCCACTCCAACATGAACATGCTGTGCTTTGAGCTTGAGCGCTGGGAAAACACGATCCGAAAACGGCGCATGAAAAAGTTCGACTGGAGGATCATGTTTGATGAAGAGATTGGGTATGACCAGGAACACTTTGACTCCATTGAGTTGATATTTTGCGAATTTTACAAGCTGTGCAGGGATTTGGCGGAGCTGAACCACCAGTGCAGACACTATGAAACGTATAAAGACATTTTAAGAGAACAGAACATTACGAAAGAACTCGCTGCGAATTTTGAGGTAAACTGGCAGTATTACTACAACATTTACCGCAGCCGGTGCCAGCAGATCGTACCGGATGTGCGTGAGCTTGCAAACATTTGTGTGGTGCTGTGCTATGACAAGTATAAGAGCCGCAACAAAAAGTTCATGTGGCAGATGGCCGGTAAGGGTGTAGTAGAGAACATTAAACAGGTAAACATCTGCCTGCCGCAGGAGTGCGATGACGGCGAGTACGAGTACCTTGGAAAGCGTTATACGCTGGCCCCTGTGGAAAGCGACATCCCGGTAGAGTATATCGATGCAGAGCTTGTACCGGGAGGTGATTGCGATGTTTTATGATTTTTACTGCAACGAGAAGATGCTGCTTGATAATTACAAGAAGAACGATTTAGGAAACCGTGCGTTGAAGCGTGTAATTGGGCGCAGCGGAATGACGCCTGACAAATGCGCTGATATGTACCTTACGATGTTTGACAACAGTTTGAATTTGAACTACGACAGATATGACCTTGTAAGACATTTTGAGACCTGTGGAACGAAGACATGTGAGTTATTACAGATTGACAGTATAAAAGTATATAAACAAGACCTTGAATGGATCATGACACAAATTGAGACACACAATCTGAAGCAGAAAGAGCAACTTTGCCTGTTTGGCGTTGTGATGATGTGTAGGATTTTACATATGGACACGATAGATTTGACGACTGAGTTTAAGATCAAGCGGTTTTGCGGCTGTTTTGAGTCGCACCTGCATGATGTTACCATCAGAAAGGGAAAGTGGTACGAGACTTATCACGCGCCGATAGGGATGGAGACGGTGAGCGATGAGTACGGCATTCTGCTACGGACGGACAGCGAACATACCGCGAAGAAGGTTGGCTGTTATTATACCTACGAGAATTATGATTTGAAGAATAATGAAGTTGTATACGAGATGGTTGTTACGCCTGACACAAATCGGCTGAACCTGTATGCTTTGTATCAAACGGTGGGGTTGAAAAACATACGGTTCTGCGTGAGCTGCGGCTGTGCGTTTACGGCAAGAGGGAACATGACAAAGTATTGTGACGATTGCGCCAAGATCATAAAAAGAGAACAGACAAGAGAAAGAGTACGCAAATACAGACAGCGGCATTCTACGATGTAACGCTTTTAAAATAAGGCAGTTTACAACGATTAAGGACTGATGACTTTAACCTGCCCAGGGCTTCGGCTTTGGGCGGGCTTTTGTTTTGTCCGATTTTAAAAGGTTTTTAAGGAGCGATGTTTGTATGATTACTATTTCTAAGGCAGAGGCCAAGATGATCCGTGAGAAGTTCCCCCGTGCGCACATGGTTACGACCGTGCATAAGACCATGGTTGACGAGACCAGAGATGTGCTGAAGGCGCTTGTTAATAATGTTGATGCACAGCAGGCGCTGGAGGAGATGGAACGGGATGAACGCCGCCGTACCGCCCGTACTTTGGGTGATGAGGTGGTTGCATGAACGATTGGCCGAAATTGAGCGGTGAGACGGACGCGCAGTATGTGTACCGTGTTTGCCGCAGCAAGGATGAAATTGGTACATGGACTGACGTTGCAAATGTCATCAACACAACGCTGGGTTGGGATAAAGGTGAGTGTGCCTACCGCAAGACGTGGAAAGCATATCAGGACCTGCAACAGGTGAGCGAGGTTGATACAGCCAGCACGGAAGAGCTGCTGGAAAGCATCCGTGAGGAGCGGCGTGAGCTGGAGAAAGCTCGGGTCAAGATGCGTGATGAGCGTAACGAGGTCAGTCGGCTGCTTCGTGCAAAAGCGCGTGGTGAGAGTATGCGTGAGCTGATCGAGCGCCGCATTGATGCCTATGACCCGGCTGAGTATGCGCGTGTGGATGTGCTGCAGTGTGTAGGACAGGGCGACTGTGACCTGATCGTCCACCTGACAGATTTGCACGCAGGGATCCAGATTTCCAACTACTGCAACCAGTATAATCAACAGATCATGATGTACCGCCTGCGCAAATATGCTGGCAAGGTTACAGAAATCTGGCGGCGGCATAATGCTAAGAAGTGCTATGTTGTGCTGGGTGGTGATATGGTCAACGGAGCGATCCATGTGAACAGTCGTTTGGAAAACAATGAGAATGTGATTGACCAGGTTATTTCTGCCAGTGAGGCTGTGAGCTGGTTTGTGGCAGAGATGGCGAAGCTGTTCCTCGACGTTGAGGTATACAGCGTACCTGGCAACCACAGCCGTGTGTTCCCTAATAAAGAAGACAATCAGCACGGAGAGTATCTGGACAGGCTTGTGAGCTACTACGTACAGGCAAAATGTGCGCAGATTAACAACGTACACGTATGCGATGTAGATTATGACGGCTCAATGGTTCGATTTGCAGTGCGCACGCTGGATGTATTTGCTGTGCATGGAGACAAAGATACTCCTACAGGAGTAGTGAACAGCCTGACCATGATGACTGGCATGAAGCCAGACATTGTTTTGATGGGGCACCGTCACACGAACGGGCTTACCACCGTGTATGACACGAAGGTCTACGAGAGCGGCTGCGTAGATGGCCCTGACAATTATTGTATGGATAAGCGATTGAAGAATAAACCGGAGCAGACAGTTTTGGTCGTCAATGACCTAGGGCTGGACTGTGCCTATGATGTAAAGCTGGATTAACCCAGCGGCATTTTTTAAGGGAAGGGAAGGGAAGTGAGTTTTTGGAGGAGAATGTTAAGAAGCAGCCTGAGTTTTTTTGCAGCTATTCCAGCCGCCTGACAAACTTTTTGAAGGCGTATGGACTTAGCTACGAGAAGCGCGAGGTGAACGATATTACCGGCGCACCGTTTTGTGTGTTTAAGCGGACACCGAAGCTGCTGGCGATTGTGAACTATTGGAGCAACGGTGGTCGTAATCAGTTTGCTGATTTTGACGAGGATGGTAACCCGACAGAAAACAAGGTGGGTGATCCGTAATGGGACGACCCAAAGGCGCTAAAAACAAAGCGACGATTTTACGAGAGCACGCAGAGGCACAGGCGCGAATCCAGCGCATTATGGCGGAGGAGGACCAGCCGGAAGTGTTTTTCTGTGTGACATGTCATAAGAAATTTACACGCCAAAAGGATAACTTTTATCCGAGCCAAAGTCAGCTGTGGGCAGGAAACAACCACTTTATGCCGAGTTGCAAGAGTTGTGTTGACAAGTTGTACGACCACTATTGCAAGACGCTTGGCAATGAAGAGGATGCTGCAAAGCGCGTTTGTATGCGGTTTGATATGTATTACAACGACAAAATTTTCAGATCTACGGCAAATCGTGCAGCGAATCTTACCCGCATGGCTGCATGGGTCAAGCAGCTGAACATTGTACAGTACCGCAACAAAACCTTTGACGATTACCTGGAAGAAGTTAATGGCCGCATCATCAATGAGGTCGATGACAACTCCCAAGCTGTAGATGCCAAGGGGCGTGTCAGCCAGCGTATGCTTGATTTTTGGGGGACATCCATGAAGGATCAGGAGTATCTGTTCCTGGATAGAGAGTACAAAGATTGGACAACGCGGTATGAATGCAAGACCAAGGCGCAGGAGGTACTGTTCAAGAATATCTGCATTGGTGAGCTTGCTTGTGAGCGTGCGGCCAAGAGTGGCGATGTCAAGGACATTAAAACAGCCAATGACAACCTGCAGAGCTTGCTTGGTTCAGCCAATATCAAGCCCAACCAGACAAACGACAATGCGCTTGCCGAGGCAAACACCTTTGGTACGCTGATTGAAAAATGGGAGAGGACAGATCCGATCCCTGAGCCTGACCCGGCGTGGAAAGATGTAGATGGTATTGGCCACTATTTCCGTGTGTGGGTGCTTAGCGCCTTGTGCGAACTGTTTAAGGTGAAGAACCCCTATAAAGAGGAGTATGACGCTGAAATGGAACGTTATACCGCGCACAAACCGGAATATTACATGAATAACGATGAGCCTGATGAGGCCGCCGAAGCTGCAAAGTGAGGTGGTAGGTAATGGCTCAGAAAAGAACTGCAGAAGAAGTTGCAAATGACAAGGCTACGCAAATCATGAACGCGGTGGCGAAGTGGTGCTCTTTTTACAGGGCAAACCCGCACCGATTCTGTAAGGACTATTTAAACTTAGAGTTGCATCCGTTCCAGGTCGTCTTGCTTTTTATGATGAATCTGGCGACGAATTTTTGTTTCATTGGCTCGCGTGGTCTCGGTAAAACGTTTCTAACTGCCGTATTTATTGTTTATAAGGCGATTCTTTATCCGCACAGCAAAATAGTGGTTTGCGCAAAGGTTCGAAGTCAGGGTGCGCAGGTTCTTGAAAAGATAACCAAGGAACTTATGCCAATGTCTCCGCTATTGCGCAGTGAGATAAAAGATGTTGTCATCAATCAAAGTAAGGCTGAGATTACATTCCGTAATGGCAGCTTTATCGAAGTTGTTACAGCAAGCGATACCTCCCGCGGACATCGTGCTACGATTCTGGTCTGCGACGAGTTCCGTATGATCGACAAGGATGTCATTGATCTGGTCCTGCGTCGTTTCCTGACGGTTGCACGCCAGCCTGGTTATTTACGGAAGAAGCAGTACAAACATTTGCTGGAGCGACCTATTGAAATGTACTTGAGTTCAGCATGGTTTCAATCGCATTGGTCGTGGCAGCTGTGCCAGGACTATTTCTATAATATGTACGCCACAGATAAAAAATATTTCTGCTTCCGGTTCCCGTATCAGATGCCTGTAAAAGAGGGTATGTTGTCGTTAGAGCAGGTTGAGGATGAGATGTCCGAATCTTCGTTCAGCGACATTAAGTTCCGTATGGAGATGGAAGCCATGTTTATCGGCGTGACTGATGGCGGGCTGTTCAGCTTTGAAGATATCAATAAAGTACGCAATCTGAAGCAGGCATTTTATGCACCGGGCACTATCTTGGCAGGCAAATCTATTGAACCGCCAAAGAAGAAGCCTGGGGAGAAGCGTATTTTGACGGTCGATATTGCTTTGATGAGTTCTAAGCATAGCGATAACGATGCAACGAGCATTTTCTTAAACAACATGATACCGAGCAACAGTGGACGATATACCAGCAACATGGTATATACGGAAAACTGTGAAGGTATCATCACTCAGGACCTTGTGTTAAAACTGCGCCGCTATTTTAAATGGTTTGACTGCGACTACATCGGTATTGATGCCAAGGGCCTTGGTGCCCCGATCATGGACCTGTTGATGCATGAGTGTTATGACCCGGAGAGCGGAGAGATATTCCCTCCGCTGAACTGCTGCAATAACGCTGATTTCCAGGATAGATGCCCAGATAAGACCGCGCCCAAGGTAATTTGGGCCATTATGGGCAGCGCACAGTTCAACAATGATGTGACGATTGCACTGCGAAGCGGTATTCAGCAGGGACGTATCCGGTTCCTTGATTCCGAGTACGATTGCGAGGAGCTGCTGCGTGCGCAGTTCAAGGGCTATGACAAGATGACGCCGACAGAGCGTACCGCTTTACAGCTGCCGTTTATCAATACAGGGCTGATGGTCAACGAGTTGGTCAACCTTGATTATGAGGCGACAAATAACCTGATCCGTGTACATGAAAAACCAGGCGCACGCAAGGACCGATATAGCTCGGTTAGTTACAACTACTACATAGCAATGCAGGTTGAGCGCAGCATGGCAAAGAATTACGCTAAGACAAAGAAAATTGAAATAAACTTTAGAGCACCTGCCAGAAGGAGGGGTACATTTGACTATTGATTCAACGCAAAAAAAAGTGGCCGTGATGACCCCGGATGGCAAGCGCGACTATGTGTCTATGACGGAGTTTATGGACAAGCTCCGCTATGCAAATATTTCACAAATCAAAGTCCGAGACCTTGAAAATAACAAGGACTATGCACCTACATACCGTAAGTACACAAAATCCCAGATTGTGACTTATCTTGGTAACCCGGCGAACTACGAGACGCAGCTGCGCCAGATGAGCCAGTACCTTTATAATATATCGAACTATTATCGCAGACTGATTCAGTATTTTGCGAGTATGTCTACGTTTAGCTATATTGTGGTGCCGTATGGCGTTGACAGGACTAAGAGCGTGAACATGAACAAGTTCAAGAAGGGGTACTATGCAGTCATCAATGAGCTGGAGAAAATGAATATCCGGCACGAGTTTACGCGAGCGCTGACGGTGGCATTTCGTGATGATGTGTACTACGGTTATGCGTGGGAAACGAATGACAGCTATACATTCCAGCAGCTGGACCCGGACTACTGCAAGATTTCCAGCATTGAGGACGGCGTGTATAATTTTGCCTTTAACTTTAGTTATTTTGATGCGAACAGTGAACGGCTGCCGAATTTCCCGCCGGAATTCACGACGATGTACAATGCATACGCAAAAGACTCCAGCTTGAAATGGCAGGAATTGAGCAGCGACAATACCGTTTGTATCAAAATTAACGAGCAGACGCATATTCCGATTCCGCCGTTTGTGAGCCTGTTCAGCGCATTGGCAGATATTGAGGACTACCGTGCTATCAGCAAAAATGCAAGCGAGGTCAACAATTACAAGGCTCTAGCCCTGGAGATACCAACCGGCGACGATGGTACATTCCTGATCGATTATGACCTGTGCAGGGACTTCTACGACATGCTGTGTAATGTTCTGCCGGAAAACATTGGTGCGTTTATGTCACCCATGAAGGTTTCCAGCTGGAATTTTGAAAAGAGCGGCGCTGTGAGTGGCAGCGATGATGTAGAAAAGGCCGAGGCATCCATGTGGACACAGGCCGGTGTCAACAGTATTTTGTTTGGCGGCGGTGACAAAGACTCGGCTACATCGGTTAAATGGTCAACTATCAACGACCAGATGATTGTATTTACGGTGATGCGCCAAATTGAGCGCTGGATCAACCGCAAATTAAAGAGTGTTTCAACGGCATATAAGTTCAAAGTGAATATTTTGGATGTTACATATTTTAACCGGCAGGAGATGCATGACCAGTTCGTAAAGGACGGTCAGTATGGCTTACCGGTGCGCAGTGCTATTATGGCTACCAATGGTTACAGCCCCAGTGATATGGAAAACATGCTGTACCTTGAGAACGAAATGCTTGGCCTTGATAAGCTGGAAATTCCGCTTAAAAGCTCTAACACACAGGGCAAAAACTCTGATGATGAGGGCGGCAGACCAACAAATGCCAGCAAGGGCAAAGACCTGAGCGATGCAGGCGAGGTTACGGCTGAGCATGACAGCAATGCAAATTCTGCGGGGTGATGATATATGAAAGAGGTAAAGATACGCGGGCGTGAACTGGCGGTTCATCTGAGCCTGAGCAGAGCTGTGCTGCTGCGAAAGGAAAAAGATTGCAGCGGGCATACCGTGTATGTGTATGCTTTATCTGACGAGGAAATTGCCGCGCTGAAGGAATATGTAAAAGAAAAGCAAAAACGAAACTACTACTGATTGCCTGTGCTTGTCGCGGGCATCTTTTTGATTTGCGGGGTGTGCGATATGGGAAACCTACTGAATCGCCTGCCTGTCACCTTTGAGAAAACAGGAGAAGTCAACGGTAAAGATACGCGATTTATCAATGTAACGATTGATGTTTTGCACACCGGCGACAACCTGAATGGTTCCACTTTCTCAAAAGAGGTGGTGGACACGGCACTGGAAAGCATTAAAAACACGCCGATTCTTGGATATATTGAGGAAAGCAAGGCGGGCGACCTTGATTTTAAGGGGCACGAGCACGAGCTGAAAATTGACGAGGACGGCATTCAATATGTATACTCCGGCAGCGCCTATGGCGTGATTCCGGAGAGTTGTAATGCCCGGTGGGTGAGCCGGGATGACGGAACAGGAACGATGCGCGATTATCTGCGCGTAGATGGTCTGCTGTGGACCAAGTTCGATGATTCCTGTGAGATCTTTGAGCGGGATGGCGTAAAGGCGCAGAGCATGGAGATTACAGCGCTGGAGGGAGATGTAGATGACCGCGGCTATTATGTCGTGAAAAATTTTGCATTTGATGGTTGCTGCATTCTGTCTACGACTGATCCACGCATCAAACCGGCGATGGTCGGCAGCGATGTGGTGGCAAATTTCAGCGCTGTTACGCTGGCAAGCCAGATCAAAGAAAAACTGGACGAATACGCAGCACTACAAGGTTCTCAATCCTCCAAGGAGGCTGAGATAGATAACTTTGCGAAAGGAGAAGGTGTTTTGGAGAAGAAAAATGAGATTCTTGCATCTTACGGCATCGATGCTTCTACGCTGGATTTCTCTTTGGAGGAAATTACCATTGAGGAGCTGGAAGAGAAGTGCAAGGAGATGTCTGCGGCTGCAGCAGAACCGAAAAACGAGCCCGAAGCCGCGCCTGTACAGGAGCCTGCGGAACAGTTTACCATGACGGACAACCAGCGTATGCAGGAAATTTGCGACGCTGTTTCCGGCGAGAAGTACACTGACCGCTGGGGCGATGAGTGTAGCCGCTACTGGCTGCAGGACGTGCAGGAGAATCGTGCGATCGTGATTGATACGCAGGACTGGAAGACTTATGCGCTGCCGTTTGCCATGGAAGGCGACAATGTCAAGGTTGATTTTGACGGTAAAAAGCGCGTGAAGGTCGTGTACGAAGACTGGGAAGATGGCGCTGCTGAGCCTGAGTTGCCCGTGCTGTATGAAGCACTGTGCAACAAGGTAAATGCTGCCAAAGAGGAGGCTGAAAAGTTCAGCACGCAGTATACCGATGTCAAGGCACAGTTCGATGAGATGCAGCCCAAGTATGATGCTTATGTTGCTGCTGAGGCCAAGGCTAAGAAGGCCGAGGAGAACGAGAAGCGCGAAAAGCTGTTTGCCATTATGGACAAGCAGCTGGACGGTGTCGATGAGTACACCGAGCTGAAGAAGAATAAGGACATGGAGTTTACTGCCCTGCAGGATGAATGCTACAAGCTGCTGGGCAAGAAGGCCACTGCCGAGTTCAGTTATGTTGCACCCAAAGAGAAGAAGGGTGAGATCGAAAAAGCACGCTTTGGCGTGAGCGGGGTCCAGATGCAGTCCGTCTCGGACAAATACGGTGACCTGTTTGAACGCTATAAATAATACGATAAACGGAGGAATTTAACTATGGCTAATGAAAAGCATGCTGTTGTGCGTCTGGATCTTATGTCCGGCACTACTGATGGCTCTCTGCTGAAGAGTGTCAAGGTTTACAAGAATGACAGCCCTGTTGCGATCGACAATGCGCGGCTGGTTGTTCTGGGTGAGCGCGAGGGTCGCGAGGTCTATAAGGCTACTGCCCCCACCGCTGAGTCCAAGCCGAAGGATCTGGTCCTGATTGCCAGCGAGGAGCTGTTCTATGATGAGACCCGCACCCACTATCTGACTGAGTGGGTCAATGAGGCTGGCAAGGTCTGCCGCGGCTATGTCCTGCACAACGGCGACGATTTCAGCGCTACTGCTGAGGCTTTCGACAAGGCTCCTGAAAAGGGCAAGTTTGTTGGCTTTGCCGCTGATTCTACGAAGATTGCCGTTCAGGAAGCTGCTGACGACAAGACCTTTGGTAAGATCGAGAGCGTCGAGAAGACTGGCTGGGGCAACGGTGCCTACGAGTATTTCGAGATCCGTGTTTCTTTCTAATCACAGGTTAGGAACAGCTAATACATGACATTTACGTGCCGTCCATTTTGTTTGGGCGGCGCTTTCCATTTAGGAGGGTTTTACTATGGAGATTGATAACAAGCTCATCAACCTTGCAGTCGATAGCTATTTTGGCCGACTGGGCAAGGAATACAGCGTTGCTGACAGCCAGGAAGTTCTGCGCAAGGCTCTGCTGGAGGCCAACAACGGCAAGTCCACCATCGACCTGAAGGCAATTCGCGATGGCAAGTGCAGCAACCTGTTCAGCATCATCGAGGTCGTCGTTGAGAAGGTCAGCGAGGAGGGCCTGAAGGGCGACGAGTTCTTCACCAACTTTATTGAGGATCGCAATCTGGCACTGGGCGACAGCAACATCTTCCACACCAAGAAAGACGTTCTGCTGACTGTTGCTGATGTCGCCGAGGGCACGCAGGGCATCCGCCGTCAGCGCTTCGAGTCCGGTCAGGACATCACCATCAACACCCAGCTCCGCGCCATCAAGGTTTACGAAGAGCTGAACCGTGTGCTGGCTGGGCGCGTTGACTTCAACGACCTGATCAAGGCTACTTCTACTGCCTTTACCCGTTATGACCTGGATTCCGCTTATGCTGCTTTTGGTGGCATGATCAACGGCCTGCAGGCTCCTTATATGCAGACCGGCACGCTGGATGCTGACAAGCTGCTTGATCTGGTCGAGCATGTTGAGGCTTCTACCGGCGAGTCTGCTACCATCATTGGTACTCGTAAGGCTCTGCGCAAGATCCCCGACATCGACGGCTCTGACTCCCACAAGGAAAGCATCTATTCTATGGGCTATGCTGGCAAACTGGCTGGTGTTCCCCTGATTGCTATGAAGCAGCGCCATGAGATCGGCGGCACCAAGTTTATTCTGCCTGACGACACGCTGTATGTCTTTGCTGGCGGCACGAAGCCCATCAAGCGTGTTACCGAGGGTTCTGTTACTATGCTGCAGGGTAACCTGATGGGCAACCAGGATATGAGCCAGGAATTCCTGATGCTGAAGCGTACCGGTGTTGGCGTTGTTATGGATCGCGACTATGGCGCTTACAAGTTCTCTAATGTCTGATATTGACAATTTACTATAATACCCCGGTTGGGCGCCTGACCGGGCTTTTTTATTTGATCATGTTTGGAGGGTATTATTTTGGCAGTTAAGAAGATTACCAGCAATACGATCGTTGAATGCAAGAACGGCGTGCATGGCCCGCTGATCTATATTTCAAGCCGCACAGCCGGTTATACGGTGGAGTGGGAGGATTTTGGCGAGATTCAGGAGATTGAATACGGCGAACTGGTTGCCATGCGTGGTTCCCAGCCGCGGTTCTTCCGGGATAACTGGATCCTGATCGAAGATGCTGAGGTACTGAAGCAGCTTGGTGTAAGCCAGTATTACCGCAATGCGCTGACAACAGAGAATTTTGATGAGGTGTTCCATTGGAGTGCTGACAATATCCGTAGCGATGTACCAAAGATGAGTGAAGGTATGCACGATTCTATTCGTATGCGTGCCAAAGAGCTTATGAAAGCGGACGGGCTGGATAGTCGCAGTGTGATCAAGGCGCTGAATGATGTGCTGCACTGTGATTTGGAAGAGGAATTGCAGTTAGATACTAAGAAACCGACGAAAAAGGCTGCTGTCACAGTCGAAACCATTAAGTAACGGAGGTGTGACCTATGGGCACCAAATACGAGGAAATTTTTGAGCGTTATCGTGCCCGGGTTCGCAACTACGAATTCTTGGACTTTGACGCAATTACACGGTTGGAATACCAGAAAGATTTGCTGACGCTGGCGATTGGCGATTTTGAGGAAATTTGCAAGCAGGACTTAACGGATAGGGAAGACGATATCCTGGCGTTTAATATCACGCTCACCAATCGTGAGAAAGATATTTTGGCTCTGGGAATGGTACTTCATTTCGTGGAGCCGTTTGTGTACAACACGGATGCCTTGCAGAATGCTTTGAACACCAAGGATTTCAGCTTATACAGCCCGGCGAACCTGCTGGAAAAAATGACAGATCTGATGACTACGACGGAGCACCGCCTGCGCGGCGAGATCAACTTGTATTCCTTTAGAAACGGTGAGATTGCCGGACTGACACAGTGAGGTGGTACACATGAACTATGACATGTATGCCGCCATGTTGGGCAGACCCGGTACGAGCCGCCGCGACCGTATTATTCAAAAATCAAAGCACGACACGCTCAAAATGGGACCAGACTCGCCAGCATACAAAGAGGTCGAGATAGACGGAATCAAGCACCACATGGAGATTATCTCCAGCACGGTAACGAACCAGAAGGTCATTAGGACCATGCCGGGTGATGATTTTGAGATCGGGCACATTATGCTGTGGAGTAAGAGCCATTGGCTGATTACGGAGCGTGATGCTGATGATGAGATTACGGTGCGCGGCAAAATTGAGCTGTGTAACCGCAGTATTCAATGGCAGGATGATGAGACCGGCGAGATCGTAACACGCTGGGCCGTTGTGGATAAACCGTATTTCTCGAACTTGTCAGAGAATAAGCTGATGACACTTTCCAGCCGTGAATTCCAGGTAAAGATCCCCTACGATGAGGAATCTGCACTTTTGGACGTAGATAAGCGGCTTATGCTGGAAGAAATCAACGGTCAGCCAAAGACATACCGTATTACCTGTGTGGATGGTATGACAGAGCGCTATGACCGCGACAACCAGCAGACTGGTTTTTTGGTGCTGAACCTTGAACAAGACCAGTATAACCCAGACACAGATAATGGTGACAAGATGCTTTGTGACTATGATGAGCCGAAAAAAGTACCGGACACGGGCGATGTAGCTATCAAATACACAGGGGATGCAAAAGTGCGCATTTGTGGACGCGGTAAGGTGTTCCACGCGACACGCGACGGAAAGCCATATGCCGGATGTGTCTGGACCATTCAGCCCGATGAGAGCATGTTGAATGAGAAGGTATATTTTGCCAATTCGACGATGTGGGACCGCGTGGATGGAGACAGCTGTCGTGTTTCGGCTGTTGATGATAAGACTTTGAATGGGCACACAGTTACACTTACGGTGCAAGCACCTGACGGAAACAGCCAGGACAGCGTGGTAATAAAGGTGGTGGATGCATGAATTTGAACGAACTTGGTGCGTACAAGCACAAAGTAGCGTCGGTTTTTGCAGATGATCCCGATATTATCGACGTATTACTCGGCCCTGTGGATGAGGATGCTGATACCGATGAAATGCTGTTAGGCAATGACCCGGACTCTTGCGGCCATATTTTTGAGTACGAGTATGTTGATGACACAAACGAAACGACAGATACATACCTGTGTATGGAAACCGTGGTTGCAAAAGTGCCCACAACAACTGCATACCGGGTGTACCTGTACATATTTGCGTATTGCCACAAAAAAATTATGCAGAGCTATAAACGGGAGGGAACGGTTGGCACCAGAGTGGATATACTGGCTGCCGACGTGGACAGGCTGTTGAACGGAAGCAAAGATTTTGGCATTGGTAAGCTGAACCTTGTCAGTAATGATGTTTACAAGCCAAACAACAAATATTACGGACGCTGCATTTGCTATGAGGCTGTGGATTTTAACCGGAGGAATAGCAGATGAAAGTGCCATACTTTGAGCTTTTGAACCCAATCGGATTCCAGGTGGAGACAGTTGGACGTATCCATTCCCCGCGCCTTAAAGACATCTGCATGAAGGGGTATAACACATACCAATACGCATTATCGCTGTTGTTGATGACACCAAAGGATTTTGTGGAGCGCTTGAAATTGCTGCTGAAACACGGCGGGCAGGAAATGCCAAATATCACGCCGGAAGAAATTGACCAGTTGGACGTTTTTACCCTGCTGACATTGGAAGAAGGAACCAGAACCGATGTGATCTCGGCTCTGGGCTTTTTTATTTCAGAGCCAGTGGAGTATGAGCCAACGCACCAGTGTTTTCTTGTGAATCCTGCAAAGGATGAAGCCGGGGCTTTTACAGTGGATGGTGTTATAAACGCCAAAAACTGGACGCTGGTATGTGATGTTTGTTTGCAGTGTGCTTACATAGACCCGCCGAAAGAAAAGAAAGAACACAAGTACAAGGACGAGAGAACGCGCAAAAAGTTTGAAGAGTTCTACCGTAAGAAAGCGGAGTACGAAAAAAACCAGCGTGGCGGCAAGAAAGCTGACCCGGACTATGAGCTTGCGAATATTATTTCGGCTTTGGCGACATACCACGACAGTTTGAATATGGCTAACATCTGGGATTTGACGGTGTACCAGGTGCATGACACTTTTAACCGCCAACGAATCAAACAAGTCAACGACATCTCTGATTTTAACTACAGCGTGTGGGGTGGGAAGGACCACCAGGTAGACAGCTGGTTTAAGAAGATGTCGTGATGGATAAAGACAAACAAATTAAACAGGAGGCTACTATTATGGCTAAGATGAATCCTAATATGGCAAACCGTGAGGTTATGAACCTTGTTCTGCTGGACTATAAGACTAAAGTCCCCTTTATGAAAATTGATTTTGCCAATGTTTCTACCACCAACTTCCAGGCAAACCGTGTGTATGCCAAGGGCGGCTGGGGTGCCCCGAACCGCGTTGGCTTTGACGGCGAGCGCAACGGCACGCTGCAGATCGATACCCAGATCATGCCTGTCAAGCTGTTTGCGTTGCTGTCCGGCAAGGAGATTGCCAAGACCGCTACCGTGCTGAAGCGCGAAGAGCTGACTGCCGGTGCTGACGGCATCCAGCTGTCTGAGACCCCGAAGACCGGCACTGTCCAGGTTTTTGCTGCTGGCGATGACTGCGGTACCCCGATTTCCGATACCAATGTTGCCGAGAAGAAGGTTACTGCTACCGGCATTACCGAGAACAAGAACTACATTGCTTACTACTACCTGGACAAGGCCAAGGGTGTCCAGAGCGTTAAGTTCGATGCTGACACCTTCCCCAAAGCTTTCGAGATCCGTGGCGAGATGCCCTTCAAGACCGAGGACGAGGAAGAGGTCATGTGCGATCTGGCCTACTACAAGGCACAGCCGCAGGCCACCTTCAACCTGGCGTTCCAGAACACTGGCGATCCGACCACTGTGTCCATCACCTTCGACTGCTACGCCAACCAGGACGGCGACATCTATGATATGACCTTTGAGGACGGCACCGGCGAGGAGTAATTCCTTGACCGTTTAAGAAACCCGAATATAAGCAGGGGGGCTGAAAAGCTCCCTTGTTTATTTTTAGATTTGGAGATGAGAAGAATGGACGAAGTAAAGTTTGTTGATACCGCGGCGGCTGAGGCTGCTGCTGTGGCAGTACCCAAACGTAAAAGCAAGAAGGCTAAGATTGAGCCTGTTGCCGTCGATAGTTTTGATGCTGAACCGGTCAACGCCCCTGTTGTGAGACTGCCCGAAATGAAGTGCGGTGTAGTCGTGTACCACAACGAGCATACCGGAGCGCTTGGTTTTGAATATGAAGGCCGAGGCTATCAGATCCCCGATGAGGGACTGAACTACAATGTCGGCGATCCTATCGACTTCATGATCATTGACGGGAAGGTCATTCTCGGTGTGGTCTAAATATCATGTGTCAGCCAAAGAGGCACGTACTTATGACGGGATCGTGTTTGACTCTAAGGCGGAGATGGAGTATTACCGGGAAGTTGTGCTGCCGCTGGCTGCGGCGGGGGAGATAGTGCAGTATGAACTGCAAAAGTCGTTTGTGTTGCAGCCAGGGTTCCGGCACGATGGAAAAGCTGTGCGTGCAATTACTTATGTGTGCGATTTCTACCTTATTTATAAGGATGGGCGCAGCGAAGTGATTGATGTTAAGGGCATGGCAACACCAGAGGCCAAACTGAAACGTAAGATGTTTTTGTATAAGTACCCGGAGGAGAATTTGCTCTGGGTCAAGAAAAGTGGAAAGCACTGGAAAGAGTGCTGATTGAAGGGAGTTTGTTATATGGAAATCAAGAAGAATATCACCGTGCAGGAGCGCGTGGACTTTGTGAATTTTGTTGTGGAAAGCTGTGAGGTGGAGAACCGCCATGTTCCGGCACTGTTTGATTATGCATGGCGTGCTGGTGTTGTAAAGTATTTTGCACCGGAGGTATGGGAAAAGCTGGGTGACCAGGATGACATTTGTGATTTTGTGTACAGCCGTGATGGCATTGAAATTGTAGAGCACCCGGATATTGCCGAGGTCACCGCTGGTTTGTATGAGGCTTGCCAGGAGGAGATTAAGAACCGCCGCGAGGAGTATATGGTTGTTTACCGCAATGTGGCCCACCCTGACCCGCTGGACCGTGTGGCTGAGGCGTTTGAGGAGATTGCCAGCGGCATCAAGAGCTTGAGCGACCCGGATATGCTGGTGGAGATTGCCAAGAAGGCCGGGTTGACGGGGAAGGAGCCGGAGCATAAGGAGCCGGTGGTTCTGGATGTAGTGAAGAAGGAGTGATTACGGGTGGCGAAAACCGTAAATTCGATTGCAGCATTACAGAAAGAAATGCAGCGGCGTATCAATATTGCACTAGAAGGTGAGGCCAAACAGGTTGTTGAGGACACCATGAAAAAGCATGTGCAAGATGATGTGCTTGGTGCTTATGAACCGGTAATGTATGAACGGCGCGGCAGCGGCGGTATTGATGATGAGACTAACATCAAAAGTACCGTGCGTGACCATGTTTTGACTGTTAAGGATGTTGCACCGTTGGAAGGACCGCGTGTGCCTGGGTATACAGCCAACCGAGCCAGCCAGACTGAATTCGCAAAATTGCTGGAAGGATATGGCAAAGGCATTGCTGACCCATGGGGATCCCGCTATACGAATTGGCGTAAGCCACGGCCGTTTGTTACAAATGCGAAAGAAGAAGTGGCACGGTCAAATAGCCGAGCAAATGCAAAAATAAAAAAAGCTATAAAAAAACAGTTTCCTGAATGATTTGTTTGGGCAGAGGCTTCGGCCTTTGTCTTGAGCAGTTAGCTATAAATAACTGTTGAAGAGAAAGGCCGAGGGCCATAGGAGGTATAGTATGGCAGAAGATTTAAGTATTAAGGTAAAGGTTGAACCAGATGTAAGCAATCTATCTAACAAATTGAAGACCGCTGGAAATGGAGTTGCACCTATCCCTGTTAAGGTCTCATTAGCAAACATTGGAGACATTAAGAATCAGATTGCGGCACTTGGCACGACTGTTGATGTTGGTGTAAATGTCAAACTAAATAATACTGTAGACCTCAATTCTATTGCATCAAACTTAGATGGCAAGGATATTGAGCTTTCGTCAAAATTGAAGCTTGATGCATCAGATATTCAGAAAGAGCTTAACAGGATTGGGGAGACACTTAAACTGAATTTAAAGGTCAATGATGACAGCGGCCTAATTGACAAACTTGAAAAATCCTCGAATGCGGTACGTGAGTCTGCAAACAAAATCCAGCAGGCTATGAATATCAAGTTGAAAGATGGATTTAAGGTTACGGAAAGAACTGTCGCATCTTTGAGTTCTGGGCTTGAGAAAATCAGACTGAACATTGGGAAGATTAAGGATACCAGTGCAAAGAACCGGCTGCAGAAAGATTACGACGCCCTAAAATCGAATTTCAATACCATGCTTACCGGACGAGAGATTTCCGTTTTGGATTTTTCCGGTATTCAGAGCGGTCTTACGCGCCTGACGGAGCAGTGTGGAGATGTGCTTTCGGCTGAGAAAACGGTTTCGGATGAAGCTACTACGATGAAGAAGTCACTGGAGAATGCTCTATCCGGCATCAAAGACAAGTTTAGCCAGACGGATTACAAGGGTCTTGGCGGAGACGAAGCTATTAAAGCCATCAAACAGAAGTTCAATCAGCAGATTACTGCGGCTAATACTGCGATAGGCGAATATAATAACGATCCTACCGTGACAAAATATGAAGCAGCGAACAAAGCACTACAAGCACTTGTATCTACGCAGAATGAGTTGAACAGCACAATTAACACAACTGTTGGCGAGAGCAATAAACTGCTGAAACGGTTTGAGGCTGTTGATAATACAGCAACAAGTATACAGACACGGTTTGCTGGGGTCGATTTCGGACGGTTCGCAGATGTGACATCCGTCAAGACGGCCAGTGAAGATTATACCAAAAAACTTGAAGCCGTTGATGCTGCACGGGCGGCGTTGAATAAGAATTTCTCGTCAGAAAATGTTGATGCGTATGATGCGGCTGTAAAGGCACTCGGCGATAACCTGAACGACCTTGTGCAAAAGCTGACGAAGGCGCGGTCTGCGCTATCTGGGTTTGATAATATTGAGCGCCGGTATAATACGGCCATGAAGAAGAATACCACAGCACAAAATGCTGGATATGCGAGCCTTATGAACCCGGAATCTTTGACAAATTTGGAGTCTGCTTGGGCAGTAGCGAAGAAGGCACGCGAAGCTTTTGAAGCTGATATGTCTACGTCTAACCTTAAGGCGTATGATGATGCGATGTACGAGCTGGATCAGAGCTTACAGGCATTTTCGAGCGATATAAATAAAGCCAAAGGGAGTTCTGACAAAGCATTTGATGCGTTGCCTGGCAAGATTACAGCACTCGGCAAGCAGATGCAAACATTGCAAGAAAGCAACCCTGAGACTGATGAAGTTAAGGCCGTTTTGGCTATGTATGAAGCTGTATACAAGCGACTTGTGCAAATAAACGATGTTTCAAAAAATACTGGCGTGCGCAATTATGAAGAATTAAATAGTGTATTTAAAGATTTTGAGTATGTAGGCACGAGTGTTAATAGCACGATTAGTAGCTTGGACGATTTGATGAAAGTGCTAAGCGCTAATGCAAGAAATGCGACACATTCTGTCAGAGAATTTAATGCGGAAGCAAAAAAGACTCGTAACACCAACACATACGAAAAGAGTATGCAGAATACGATGTACACTGCGCAGCGGTACTTCAACAACAATAGCAAGATCTCTACGAATACTGAGGCGTATGCTCGGTTTGTTGACTTCTTCAACACTTACGATGAAAAGATCAAGAGCAAGATGTTTACGCAGGAAAACTCCAGCCAGATGTCTAAGGCTTGGTCTGAACTGAAGAAGTATATTCAGGATGCCGGGTTGGAGACGGACAAGTTGAGCGTTAAGCTTAAAAAGCTGTTTGAGGTCAACATCAAGAGCCAGCTGGCAAATCAGGTGATCAATGCGTTCCAGCAGGGACTGCGTCAGGTGTATCAGAATGTTGTGGACATTGACAGCGCCATGACCGAGCTGAAGAAGGTTACGGATGAGACGAGCGCCAGATATTCTCAATTTATGGAGAATGCAGGCACACGCGCAAAGGATCTCGGCACCAGTATAACTAATGTTATTAACAGCACAGCGGATTTTGCGAGACTTGGCTACAACATTGATGAAGCGGAAAAAGTGTCAGATGCAGCATTGATGCTGAAAAATGTTGGTGATGGTATTAGTAGCATTGACGATGCAAGCTCAATGGTTATTTCCTCTATGCAGGCTTTCGGCGTAGAAACCAAAGATGTTATGCGAATTGTAAACGAGTATAACACTGCTGGCAATAAGTTTGCCATTTCTGCCGACGGGGTGGGGCAAGCTATCAATCGGAGTGGAGCTGCATTAAAGAGTGCTAATAATACGCTGGAGGAAAGCATCGCGTTGGCTACGGCCATGAACCGTGTTGTTCAAAATCCAGAAACTGTGGGTAGATTTGCCCAACAGCGTAGTAATACGTTGATAGAATACATCTATATCGGTCAAACTTCAATGAACATTTTAGGACAAGACCGAGGAAAGACTTTACAGATAATAACACTGCCGCTATGTGGTTGAGCACATGGCGGCCTTTTTGTTGGCAAATCTCAATGAGGTAAAAATATGCCAGCAAAAGGTACAAAAACAGGAGTTACTTTTAATTGTGAATGGTGTGGGAAAGAAGTATACCAAAACCGTTATCACTACAATAAAAACAAACACCACTATTGCTCTAATGAATGTCAAAAGAAAGCACAACGACAGTTAGCATATGAAATAAGAAAATGCGAAGTATGCGGAAAAGAGTTTGAGTGTTCCAAAAAGAGCACACAAAGATTCTGCAGCGAGGCATGCCAACACGAATGGCAAAAGGGAAGTGTAGGTCTAAATAATCCGAGATTCACAAGCGTTTTGACTAATTGCACATGGTGCAGAAAAGAATTTTACATAAAACCATATAAGTTAAAAAATCAAATGAATACATTTTGTTCTAAAAAATGTAGGCAGGAATGGTACGCAAAATATTGGAGTCAACGTGATGAATGGCGCGATAAGAATCGAAAGAAAATATTGAAAGCGTTTCAGGAGGGGAAGATGAGTAATATAAATACAGTCCCTCAAGTTATTGCTAATGATATTTTAGACAAACTCGATATACCATATCTTAATGAGCACCCGTTTGTCTATTATACGGTAGACAACTATTTATATGAACACAATTTAATAATCGAAGTAATGGGGGATTATTGGCATGTGAATCCGCTGATTTTTTCAAATAAGAAACTTACAGAAGTGCAGCGTAAAAGGATACCAAAAGACAAAGCAAAACATAAATATCTTGCCAAATATTATGGAATAGAGTGTCTGTATCTATGGGAGCACGATCTCGAAAAGAATGCGTATTTATGCGAACTGCTCACAGAACAGTATTACTTCAATGATGGGAAACTGCCTAATTATAATTCGTTCAACTACCATCTTGAAGGTGGGCAACTAGCCCTAAATGATGAAATAATCTACCCGTTGTTTTTAATAGATAGCAATGAAACAAAAGAAGCCGGTTAATTCTCAACAAATTTGGCCGGATTTATCTGTAAAGAATCCGTAACGACTACAGGAGGTGGGCGGCAACGTCTATCTTGAAGATGTACCCCGGAAACGGGTGAATATATAGTCTGAACTGTGCTGATAGTTCATTGATAGGCACAGACTAAGGATTAACGTCCTTAGCGCCAGTTAATTCTGGTCATAAAAGCAACAGATTGACAACATTAAAAACCGTATCCATGTATCTTCGTGCGACGAAAACCGAGTTGGAGGCAACTGGTGAGAGCGCGGAGGGAATGGCAGAGACGACTTCTAAGTTAAGAGCATCGCTTTATGCGTTGTCGCATCAGAAGGTCGATATTCTTGATAGTAATGGAAATTATAAATCCACATTCGCTATTATTAAAGAAATGGGCGCAGCATGGTCAGAAATGTCGGATCAAGAACATAGTGCAGCTCTCGAACTCATGGGTGGCAAGCGAAATGCTAACGCTGTCGCTGCTTTGATCGAGAACTACAAAGAACTTGATGAGGTTATGAATGCGCTTAAAACCGACAGTAATTCTGCCGAGGTCGAAAATGCCAAGTTCCTCGAATCCGTGCAGGGCAAGCTGTCCAGATTCCAGGCCACATTCCAGTCCTTCTCGTCTGATGTGCTTGATAGTGGAGTTGTTAAAGGTTTTATTGATATGGGAACGGCCGCGCTTGATTTCGCGGACGGATTAGTTAAAGCAGGAGATGCAATGCCGACGATTCTTACGGCGTTGTCTGCAGTTGCATCTATGACAAATACCAAGGCCGGTGTAAATATGCCCACTTACGCAACGGGAATAGCTGCGTAGGATGCAACCTTGGTGTACAAAATACCCAAATTGCTGGGAAAGGCTAAGAGCCGTGTGACCAAAACAGGGGAGTAATCCCATGTGAGGGTGCCGAAAGGCTGAGACAACAACACGGATGCGATATGCTGAGATAAAAGCTGTAGTCGCGTAAGTTGACACACAAAAGAATAACCGTAGGGCGGCACCTACGGCGAAAAAACTACCCGCTGTCATAACGACGGCGGGCTTTAATATTTTATGTCAGCTTATGCGGCGGCAGTGCTAAGTCGCACAAACAATGCTTAATCAGCAGCCGTAGACCCGTGCAGTTTACTGCACAGATGGAGGGTGTGAACTCTGGGTTTCTGGTTCATCGACTGTATGGGTAGCCCTATTCTACGGCTTAGGCCGGATGGGAGGAAAGACAGTCAGAACATCGTGGGAAAGCCACGAGAAGGTTATAAAAATACGAGACCGCCCACACGGAGCGGCCTTTTGTTGTTTGTAAGGGGGATTATTTTATGAAGCATGATTGTATGGAACTTTTAGAGTACAAGAAACCCACCTACGGTTCTCTTGACGAGTATGAGAAATGTATTAACCGCAAAGCTAGAGTGTTAGCGGATAGCGCAGTTGGTACTGGTATGACACTTAAAGAGTTCTTTTTAGCGATGGATACTCTTGGCGAAGTTGCTGAGAAAGCGAAGGAATTTATGACGGAGCAAGTTGTTTTATGATTATTTTCTACAGTTAGTGCCACCGTTATATAGATTCATTGCTTTTGTATATTCTGATTTGATGCGAACCATTATGCTGTCGTCAGTAGAATTTGGATATTCTTTAACATAGCGCTCTGTAATTATTTTAGTATAGAGTAATGCCAACTCGTGATTTGCTTGATATTCGTCCATTTGTTTATTGTGTCCTTTCTATAATAATAGCGATTTCCATCCATACCTGCAGGAGTTGTATTTAAACTGGTGCTTCACCTTCTGCGAGAAATACATCTCAAATGAACACAAACAGCCTGTTGCACACTTTGCATTGCCACACAGGACGCATACGCTTTTCGATTGGGTAATGCATATAGGTCAGCATTTTTGTATCGCACACGGGGCAGTTCTTGAATTCGGTTCGCGTTATCGCACCCGGGAAGTACGAATTGAATGGTCGCGGTGGGTGGTCTTTCCACGAGAAACCGACATCTAAGACATTGTGGTAATGGATTCCGGCATAGTGCTGTTCTTGATGAGACATAGAGATACCTCACAAATCTTACCATTCATAGCCGCAGGAGTTACACTTGAACTGGTGTTTTACTTTCTGAGAGAAGATCCCAAATAAGCCAACAGATGCCGCTTTGGACAGCCCAGAGATTTTCTTGGGTATTTGTAGACCCATATGGGTATTTACTTTTCAAACGGAGAAACACCTAATTCTTCAATTTCTTCATCCGTTGGTTCCGGTTCATTAGGACATATATGACTAAAGAAATTATAAGTGCCCCATGGCTGACCTTCTTCTTCGTCTATATATCGAACTATTTCTGTTTCAAGTATTTTTATGTCAGAATTTTGTTCCTGAGCAACTTTTATGAGTGGAAGATTTATTGCTTGCTGTATACAAAGTATCCTGCTTTTTTTGCCAAATGAAAAGAAGTATACAAAACCACAGTCTTGCTGTACAAAATAAGAATTCGCAATGTCTAACTTCCCAAGTTCTGCTTCGTTTGTTTTTATAAACATTCTTGCAACGGGATTGTCATATAAGTATGAGGCAGGGTAGCGATACCAACGACATTTACTGCGATGCGTATATACGGTAATGCTTGTCAAAAAATGAGCAGCTTGGTCAAAAAACATATTAAAGCAACCTCTCTAAGTCATGCTGAATTTTTGTCAAATCCTTGATACAATCTTCAATGGCGTAATTATTGTCAGCAGGATTTTTATAAAATGCAGCCCACTTTACAAGAAAATCATCAACATCTTTATACTCTGATACTTTTTTCAAAGTGCTAAGTCTTTCCGAGATGGAGCACAATTTTTGAAAGAAGTTATTGATATACACATTAGCGTCTTGCATCGAGTTACCAAGGTTTATCTGTGTCAATGCTTCCTTGATATCGTCAATTACATCCCGTATTTCCGGTTCCATCCGCATAGTTTCTTTTGTAATAGCAATATTTTTGTCTACACGATCTATTTTACGGAGGGAAGCGATAGCAAGACCGAATTCAATACACGATATGATACTGAATAAACTAAACCCTATAAATGTATTATTCCATATGTCTATTATGAACTGTGGCATATATTTACACATCCTATTTAGCATATAAGGAGGAATTTAATGGATTATAGCAAACCAATAAAATCATTGGCACAGGCTAATGATGTAACGGAAGAGCTTTGGAAAGAAATTGATAACTATTGTAGAACAAAACACCCATTTGATGATCCAGAAACTTTTGAGTGTTGGGTAAAAATTGTACGACTATCTGCAAAATTGCGTGCTTATGATTTGCGGAAATTGCGTAGATTCTAATTACCACTCGTATCCGCATGTTTTACATCTAAATTGGTGCTTAACTTTCTGACTGAATATTCCAAAGAGTCCTACACTTACACCTTTAGACAGTGCGGAGATCTTTTCTGTATTTGTGGAGCCACAGGTAGGGCAGGTGACCTTGCGATACGGATTAGGTTCGCCGTAAACCTCTTCGCGGAGGGCGGCTATTTCCTCTTTTTTATGAGTTTTGTATTCTTGATGCCTTGCACACTCTTGATGTTCTCGTTCATTGAATTTTGTTTTACTGAAACGAGGGTCATCAAAGACGTACTTCTGACGTATATACTCAACAGTAGCCACATAAAGTTCAGTATAATCTTTCCCTATTTCACCATATGACGGCAAAACAAGATATTTTTCAAAGTCGCTACGAGTAAGTGATTTTAAATATGCTTGAATTTCATTATGCAATTTTTCGTCTTCAATAATAATGACATCTTCATTTTGGCAAAACTCACATGTTGGAAATCTATCTTTTGTACAACTCCATGCTCCACAAACAGGACATATGTAGTTTTTCCATGTATCCATAAGCGACTCCTTTTGTTCCAATATATAACCTTATATTTTATTATATCACACTATAGTAAAATATCAACAAAAAGATATTAACGTTATTCGGAACAACTGGTGATACGAACAATTTCGGGAAAACTAAGTTGACACTTTTGGGACATACATTAGATGACTTTAAAGTATTAAAAAGCGAGCTAAATAATCTAAATTTAAGCAGTCTTCATTTTAGCTCTGGAAATCTGCAATATCCACTAGACAGTATTAAAAATGCAGCAACTATTGAAAAGAACAATATCTCGGAAATTTTTCAGACAATTTTGCAGTGGAGTTCTAAAACAAATGAACAGTTAAAAGTTGATACAGATTCAATTCAGAAATATATTGACAAAATAAACGATGTCGGTAAAGATGCGGCCAAAAATCAACTTGACGAAATCATGGCGAACGCTTCTTCTCAAGCAAAACTTTATGTCCAGCAAACAGATGCTGCGGCACTTTCCACGGAGGCATTTGCACAATCTCAGACTGTACTCGCAAAAACATCAAATGCTGTTGTTGGTGGCCTAAAAAGTATTGGCGCTGGCTTGCTTTCTATGGGCGTAACCTTGGCTGTGTCTGCTGCTCTTAACACCGTGGTTAAAGCAATCTATAATGCTGCAACGGCAGAAAAGCGCTATCGTGAAGCGGCTCTTGACTCGACCACTGCTGTAAATGAAAAAACACAAGCTCTTGATGACTATGAAGCTCAGATAAAAGAACTTAAAACTTCTATTGACGAAGGAAATCTTAGCGAAAATGATGCTTACGAGGCACGGAAAAAGCTTATTAGTATTCAGGATGAATTGGCAGAGAAGTACGGAAATGAGCTTAATGGAATCGACCTTGTCAATGGTGGGCTTGAAGAACAGATTGGGCTGCTTGATGAAGCGGCTAAAAAGAAAGAGAACGCATTTTTAACTGAAAAAGACAAGGATGCTGGAACTGACAATAAAGAAGCTATTGAAGACGCCCAAAGAAAGATGACACAGCGTCATGTTTATATGGGGACGTTTGGGTCGTTATCTGAGAATGATTTTAATACCATTAAGAAGTATGCAGAAGACAACGGTTTAGGTGTTAATTATAGTCAGGGATTCTCTGGTGATTATTCGATTAAAGTGTCGTTTACTGGTGATGCGTCCAACGCGGAAAAGGTATATACTGATTTTGTAAACGATGTAACCAATGATAGTCGCCTTGACGATGATACGAAAACTGTCATAGCTGATAAAGCAAGAAGTTTGATTTCTTCTGCGCAAGACATCACTACTGAAAATGAGCAACTTGCCGAGCAGGCTGCACGATATCAGATTGAAACTACTTCAGCTTATAATGAACTTTATGAAAACCTGAAGAAGGCGCAAGATGACTATAATGAGGCCGTAGCAAAAGATAACGATGCCGCAATCAAAAAGGCGTTAGAGGCAAAAACATCTGCTGTTGAGGCAATTCGAGAAGCAAAGTTTAATGTTGGATATAATGATTATAATACAGAGCTTTCTGATTATAACAACGATTATATCAAACAGTACATGAATGCACAGGCCGACGAACTCGAATCGTCCACCAAGCTCAAGGCTGCGCAGATCGGCTTAAATGCTGCCATTAAGGACGGCTCAGCTGTGCTGGCCGACTATCTTGACATTACCAAAGAAGATGCGAAAAACACCATTGATACGATCAAGTCCAGCGTGCAGAGTCTTAACGGACTGGACGATCTTGATTTGGTTGATATTGGCAGCTTGGAGAATGCCGGTACGGAAATTACTGCTTACACCAAAGAGCAGGTGCAGGCTTACGACAACCTGAAGTCGGCCGCAGATAAACTTGGCATTTCCATGAGCGACCTGATCGACATTTTGGTCAAGGCGGGACTTGTCACCGGTGAGAGCATCAAGTACACCAACGAGTTCACCACCAATGCGCTTTCTGCGGCGACCAATGCTACGAAGGCAATCAGCTTGGTTACGGCAGCGATGCAGAGCCAGAGCACAACGACGGGTGTTTCCAGCGACAGCTACTCTGAGCTGATCAAAGAGCAGGGCGAGTACGCTGCTGCGCTTGATTTTGAGAATGGCTATGTGAAGCTGAACACCGACATGGCTAAGAAAATCACACAGGCCAAGATCGACGAAGCAGAGGCCAACATTAAACTCGCTTACAGCCAGAATCAGATGAAGTACAGCCAGGTCAAGGCTGACTTGGAAGCACTGAACACGGCGGTACAGCAGAATGGCAAGCTGGAAGGCGAGAATGCAGAGCAGGTTGAAAAGGCACGTTCCGAGTTGGAGGCCCAGAGTAAGCAGTTGCGCGAAAATTGCCGCAACCTGCAGATGCAGTACAGTCTGCTTGTCCAGAACAGCGGCGCGTATCAGGATTGGGTCAATGCGCAGAATGCCAGTGAAGCCGGTGATATGTATGATAGCATCATCAATGCCAAGAAGGCGATTGCGGAGGGCTTGAAGAACGGTAAGATTGGCACTGAAAAGTTCAAGGCTGCTGTCGAGCTGACGATTCCCGAGGATTATCAGGGCGATATTGCCAAGTACATGAAGCGCCTGAACCGCTACTTTAAGCAGGCCAGTGATGGCAGTGCTGATGCAAGCGGACTGAACAACTTCCTGAAAGACTCGATCAAGGCCGGTCTTATGAGCAAGGATGCCAAGGACCAGATTACGATTGCGGCCAATAAAACCACAAAGGACTTTGCGGATGCGCTCCACCTTTCGATGGAGGATGTGCAGAGTATTTGGGGTGAGCTGCAGGAGTACGGCTGGGAGTTTGACTGGGGTAGCCTGCTGGGCAACTCGGTTGACAACCTGCGTATGCAGATCGATGATATTCAGGACCAGATGGATGCTTTGGGTGAGGACGCGGAGAGCAATCCTGTTTGGCAGGCGCTGAATGAGCAGTTGACCGATCTGCAGGAAAAGCTGAAAGAGACATTTACCGGCATGGATTCCAGCGAGATCAATCAGACCATTGATGAGATCATTGAAGAGGCTAAGAAGGCTAACGGTCAGCTCACGGACAGCCAGGCGGATGCGTTGTATGAGATGGGTCGCGTACAGAACATGTACGACCTTAAAGAGGCACAGGACAAGCTTACCGAGGCGCAGAAGGAGTACAACGCTGCCGTAAAGGAAAATGAGCAGTCTGATGGTGAATACAAAGACATGAGTGGTGTTGCCACAGAGCTTCAAAATGCGCAGGATCAGGTAACGAAGCTTACGCAGGCGAAGGAAAAACTTGGTGAGCCGACACCTATTGAGATCCAGACCTTTGCTGTGAAGTATGCCGCAGGTGAAATTGATGGTATTCAGCACGACGCGAAGGAAACCACAGAGATGCTGGCCAACATCGGCTGCTCGGTTGATACCACACAGGCACAGAGCGAGATCGAAACACAGAACCAGATGGCTGACGAGTTCAGAAACAAGTTTGACAATGTCCCGGTCACGCTTGATACCTCTACTTGCGAGACGAAAATCTCCACTGTAAGCAAGGCACTTGATGGGCTGAAGAAGGATATTCCTGTTACGCTGAATTTCGGCATTAAGGGGACACTGATCACCGGTATTGCAGATGGGCTGCGTTACAGTAAAGGTGGTGGCAGCAGCAAGACGAAGGGCACAGGCCATGCTGCCGGTACTCCGAACGCGCCTGGCGGTAAGACGCTTGTTGGCGAAATCGGCAATGAGCTTGTCGTGAACCCGCACACCGGCAAATGGTACACTGTTGGCGACAACGGCGCTGAGTTCGTAAACCTGCCGCATGGTGCAATCGTGTTTAACCACGAAAAAACGCAGCGGCTACTGAAGAACGGATTTGTTGGCGGCTATGGCGATGCACTTGTAAGAGGCAATGCCATGGATGCAGGAAGCCCGGGCGTTGGTTCGTTTGTTGGCACCGCTGGCAACAACTATATGCCCGGCAAGAATCCGATGGTCAAGAGTACCTACAAAGCCACCAAGGCCAGCACTAAGGCGACTAAGGATAACTCCAAGGCCATTGAAGAAAACAAAAAGGCTCTTGAGAAGCAAAAAACCGCGCTGGAAAAGCAGAAAACTGCCCTTGAGAAAGAGTCCAACAAGCTGAAAATCTATGGTCAGGCTGCCATTGACGAGATTGAAAAACGCGAAAAGGCACTGAACAAGGAGAAAGAGGCGCAGGACAAGGCGTTTGAGGCTGAAATCGAGGCGCTGAACAAGAAAAAGACGGCATTGCAGAAGGCCAATGACGAGGAGGATCGTGCTATTAAGTTAGCAGAACTCAAGGACGCATTGGAGAAGGCGAAGGCCAACCGGACGGTTCGCATCTACAATAAGAATCAGGGCTTTATCTGGGCAGCAGATCAGGAGGCTGTGAACGAAGCACAGACTAACCTTGACGAGCAGCAACGCGATTGGCGCAACGAGGACATCCTGCAGGCTGTTGATGACGAGATCGACAAGATCAATGAGCTGAAAGACGCCTATGACAAGTCCATCGAGGCACAGATTGAAGACCTTGATAACATGAAGGAGAAGTGGAACGAGGTTATCAGCCTGATTGGCACAAGCTGGGAGGATTATCAACTTGGACTTGCGGCTGCGGCACACTTCAACGACATGACACTTGACGGTATGGCTGGTGACCTTGTTGGCTATAAGGACGATGTTCTTGCCAACATGAAGGAAATCGGCGGTGTTACTGACCAGATCGACAGCATTACGGAATCCATTGAAAAGCTGGACGAAGCGATTCAGAATGCGAAAGATTCTTCGAGTAGTGGCGGTGGTTCTGGTGGAAGCGATTCCAGTGCAAGTTTTTGCGCTGGTGATGGTAGCGATGTTGAGACTGATTCCGATTTAAGCCAAGATACACAAGATTCGCTTGACAAGCTAGAGGAACTTCGTGAGGTATATTTTGGACTTGGCAAAGATACAGACGATTTAAGCGAAAAACAGCGTGGATTGGTTGATACTATTGCTAATTTGACCGAGGGCACGAAAGCGCATTTTAACGCTGTAGACGAGCTTGGCACAGTACAGCAAACAACAGCCGATAAGCAAGCGCTGATGCGTAATATTTTGTGTGAGTACATGACCACACTTTCTCAGTGTACTGATCTTACAGCTGAACAGCGTGCTGAACTCACACAGGCCATGGACGATATTGTCAACAGCTATTCCGGCGGATATGATACTATTGATGAATTGATTCAAGGTTATAACGATACTCTTATTGAGAGCGGAGATATGACTAATGAGTCTTATCAACAGCAACTTGAAAATCTGCTTGAATTTGCGGACCAGAATCAGACATCCTACGATACAATCGCAGAAATTCTTAATTCCAATTTTGAAGCAGTTGCGGAGAACACGGATTTAACTTACGGGCAAAGACAGTCTCAGATTGCGAGTCTGGTAGACTTGGCAAACCAGTATGGCGTAAGCAGCGATGATATTATTAACCACCTTGCTAACATTGCCACGCAGGAGCAGTATGCGGCAGAGAGTACCGATATTACTCATGCGGCCATGATGACAACCGTCCAGATGACATGTGTGGAAATGGGTGCAAGCTATGATTCTCTTCGTACAAAAATTGAGTCTGTAACTCAGGCTCAGCAGAAGATGATTGAAGCCATCGGTAAGGCCGACTTCAATACACTAATGCCCATGGGCACTGCTACAAGTCATGGCAATAAAATTCAGTGGGGTACACCGAACATTGATCCTCTGCAACATGCGACTGGTGTTTTGAACTCGCCAACCACACATATCGCCATCACGGACGAGAAAGGCCCCGAGATCAAGATGCGCAAACCGGGTTTTGGCCAGTACAGTTTGATCGAGAAGGGGAGCAGCGTTATCCCGGCACAGCCGAGTGCAAACCTGTGGAAGTTTGGTCTTGACCCGGAGAGCTTTATTGCATCGCATATGAGCCAGCGGAGTATCAAGAGTGTGGAGATCACGCAGCCGAATATGAGCAGTGCCCCGGTGGTCAATGTTGGCGATATCCAGATGTATGGTGTCAATGATGTGGAGAGCTTTGGCCGTGTGATCCATGACCGTGTAAGCGGAATTTTTGCACAGGAATTTAGCAGGAGATAATTTTTAAGGTTTGATTTATAGTGGAGTGCGGACGGTGCATTTGTGCCGTCTGTGGGTGAGTGGTGGGTAATACAAAGTAGAATGCAAAATATAAGGGAGGTGGCCACACTGAACAAGCAAGATATTGATGCACTGAAAGAACTGGCCGCACAGATCCGCAGAGGATGCCAGCAGCTTATCAACCGTGCAAGCTATGACAGGACTTCGATCGGGCAGGTTACGGCTGTGAATGGCGGTGGGCTGTACACAGTGGCCGCGTTTGGGGGAAAGTATACTTTGCCATACAAGACATATATTCCGGTGGGAACGGTTGTACGTGTGAAGGTACCGCAGAACAACTGGAAGGACATTTACATCGAATCGACGGAGTAAAAAAATGCGCAGAAACATCGCTTAACAATCCCTCGGCTGATTTAGTCGATGGTATTTTCTTGGAATGTGTATAGAAGAATTGAATAACGATTGAATTCAATCTACACCGCTCAGTGGTCATTTTGACTGCTGGGTGGCTTTTTGTTTTGTTAAAAAGGGGAGTGATGAGAGTGGCACAGCCGGTGCTTTATATTATCCCATCGTTTGACGCCGCTGTTGGCGCAAACATCAACTTTGCTTATGAGGGTGAACAGGTCTTTGCAAATGAGCTGGTCATCTATGACAATGAAACAGGCAGTCAGGTATACAGCCAGAAAACGGAATGGATGCGTACCTACCACACGATCAACGGTGGTGAGCTGCAGAACGGTAAATATTATTACTGCAAGCTGCGGGTGTTTAACAAGGCGGGTGAACCAAGCAGTTGGTCGAGCCAGAAAAGCTTCCGCTGCTTTACGACACCGCAGTTTCGGTTTAGTAATGTAGCAACGGGGCAGATCGTACAGAGCAGTGAGTTGACCGTGAAACTTAGCTATAGACAGGCAGAGCACGAACCGCTGAATACGTATACCGTTGGGTTATACAACGCTAACCATGTATTGGTGCGCAAAAGTGAAACACGATACGGCGTTGATCTGTTGGAGTACACGCTGAAGAACTTGGAGGACGGAACACAGTATTACCTGCGGGCTGTTGGTGACACGTTAAACGGTATGACGGCGGACACTGGCTTTGTGCCGTTTAGTGTGAAATTTATCACGCCGAACTACTGGACCTATGTTGACCTTAGTGACAACCATGATGGAACGGTGCGTGTAAGCTGCAATATCCGTACTGTGACAGGGCGGCTTGACGGCGGCGGAAACCCAGAATACATCCATGACAACCACATGGTCGATTTGCGCAAGCCCGGCCAGCGAGTGCTGTTTGATGATGGATTTACTGTACAGGGCAACTTTACCATTAAGCTGCTTGGATATGGGTTTGTGGTAGGCGAGAAAATCATGGAGCTGATAGATAAGTCAAACAATACTCTTTCCCTTACATATCGCGAGGGATGGGCGGCAACAAATTCCATAATGGGGTCGGCTGCCATTACAAATAAAGCATGTATTGCGACTGACGATGTTATGGGTGTGAAAATCGGGTATATTGACGTGCGATGTGAAAGCGAAAGCCACAGCCTTATTTACACCATCCACAGCACTGCCATGCCGGTTTTAACAGATGGCGAAGAATACCTGATTCAGCTGCGAAGAATCGGAGAGGTTTGCGAGATCAAGGTAGATAAGAGAAATATTGCCGCCGTAATTGAGGCGCAAAACTTGTAAGGAGGGAGTGCTATGTTTTTTTGTGGTACTGGCATTGCCGGTTACAAGTACACCGCAGATTTGACACATGTAATTGTAGATGACGCTGATACGCTTGTAATTGAAAATGGTGCATTTGATCAGCTTTATGTAACACGCAGTATTGAGGACCAGCCGGATGACTTCCCGAGTTGGGACTACGATACGATCATGAACGCCACCTTTGACGGAAATCTACGCGGCGGCAATATCAGCTACATGATACAGCAGATCAGCTCGATACGCATTAAGCGCCGCAGAGCCGGTGGCTATAACTGGGTCACACTGTTTGATGTACCTGTTAAGGAGCCGCGTGACTTGGAGTTTGAACGATATGACCGTTATGCGGCAAATGGTGTTGGCTATGAATACGCGCTTGTCCCTGTTGTGGATAACAAAGAGGGCTATGTAAACAAAAATGGCATTACTCCGCGATTTGTCGGATGCTTTTTGTTTGAAAAGGACAAGGGATACAGCACAGATTTGGAAATCAGCAAGGGCACAATTACCAGAAACAAACAGACAAATGTTGTAACAACGCTGAGCAATAAATACCCCGTCGTTATCAATAATGGCAATTCGGATTACGAGAGCGGTCAGTTTACGATGATGTTTTTGCCAAAGGATAGCACAGGTGAATATACAGCTGAAAAAGCTTACGAATATCGTGAAGAAATCAAGGCGTTCCTAAACGACGGTAAGCCGAAAATCATGAAGCTGACGGATGGACGCATCTGGATGATATGCACGACAGACGGGATCTCCGAAAACAATGACGACATTGAGGGGTATGTGCATCACAGCTTTAGCTGGGTGGAAATTGGGGACCCGGAAAACACAGGGGACTTGTATTACAACAACTTTATAGACTGCAATGTGGAGGGATGACCTATGTATGAAGTGCAACAGCAGGACATCGACCTTTTACGGCAGAGAACAAAAACCATTTACACGAAGATCCAGCTGCTGAATACGAAATTCATGGTCATTGATGAAATACAGGGCGTTTTTATTGATGGCAGTATTTCTACCGACAGCGGCAGCGACATACGAAATACATTTGATGCAACGATCCTTGTAAAAGATGACAGCTATATCACGGCAGAGACAGCCCGTGTGTGGATAGATAAGCATGTGCGTGTGTTTATTGGATTTTTAAATCAAAGGACCGGGGAGACTGTGTGGTATCCAAAGGGCGTGTATAGCTTTAATGACAACTCGTTTACTTATGACGCGACAACAAGGCTGTTAAAGGTAAGTTGTCTGGATCTTGTCAGCACATTAAATGGCACACTGAATGGAACATTGATCGGCAGTGAAACCAAAATACCAAAAGACAGTGAAATCCGCGATGCTATAGTGAAAACCGTAACGCAGTTGGGACAATGCAGTAGTTACCGAATAGGGTATCAGAACGCCGTTGTGCCTTACGACATGAGTTGGGACACAGGGTCAACTGTATGGGACATCCTGAAAGAGCTGCGCGATTTGTATTATAGCTATGAGATGTTTTTTGACGAGGGCACTTTTGTGTGCCAGCGTGTACCAATGGACAATGGCGAACCTGTTATATTAGACAATACGATCTTTGACCGCTGTGTGATCAGCGAGGGTTTATCAAACAGCTTCAGCGAGGTTCGCAATGTCATTGAAGTGTGGGGAGAGACCACAAAAAGCAATTACTATTCTGATAGCAGCAGCTATGAAAATGACATATATACCGTGCGCGTAACAGGAGCCAGCATAACCAGCAGCAAGAAGTTCAGCTTTTTGGCACCGGAGACCAATCCTGATGGGTGCCAGGTGCGAATTATAAACACAGAGACAGACCCGAACACCGGGGCAAAGTCTGAAAAAACATATGGGCCATATCCGTTATACCGATCCGCATTGAGTGATACAGGTGAGGACATGAGTATAGCTGCCGGAACGATGGAAAAAGGCAAATACTATGTTGTGCAGTATAAGCAAGAGTATGGCGAGGGCGAAAAGAAATTCAAGTTTATTTTTATTGGCCAAACGCAGGTACATGCCATGGCGCGGCTTGTAAAGGAACTGCCAAATGAAGAGCAGGCGGCTAAGGACAAGGCTGCGTTTGCTTGTGACAATATTGGTTATGTGGTAAACCCTGAAAGCCCGTTTACAATCGATAAGATCGGAGAGCGAATCAAGGTTTGCAACAGTGGCGACTATGAGAAAATCTACACAGATGAGCTTGCCTTGCAGCGTGCTGAATATGAGCTGTATCTTGGAGCGCGGCTAACAGACAGCATCAGTGTTGAATGTCTGCTGATACCATGGCTGGATGTGAACCAGAAGATAAGCTATACAGCACATTTGGCAAGCGAAAAAAGGCCACAGCAATATATGATAAGCTCGATCAATTACGAACTTGGCAGCGGCACAATGACTGTGAAGATGGCGAGGTTTTACCCGTACTACCCAAACACAGTCGTTTTGGTGCCCACAGAAACTGTTACGGGGTGATGATACATGGATTATAAACAGATGTTGGAAGACCTTGATACGGTATTCCCAAACGCGGTTGACAATATCGACAAGATGCAGGACTTGACGATTACGACCAAAAAGAAGGCAGATAAATACTACGAATACATCAACGCAAATAATATTACAGACGCAAATGACTATCTTGGGAAAACCGAGAACAGTGATTTGCGTCTTTCTGTTTATGACGCAGATAAGTTTAACAAGCTGCGCGACATGATTTTGGCCACACAGATCTTTTTTAAGTATCAAGTAGGTGTGTACCTTGGTCAGATGATTGATGATAAGGAAACGATTGACGGCGGCGCTTATTGATAGGAGGATTTTATGGGAATCAGATTGAAAAGACAGGGCGGCATGAACGCCTGTGAAGATACGCCAAAAGTGCCGGAAACGCTGAAATATGGAGAGCCAGCCGTTGATAGTGCGGGTACATTATATATCGGCGATGGCAGTGGTGTTGTGCGCAAGGTTGGCCCGCAGTTATACACGGGAACATTTACCATGGGCGGATGGGTAAGCATGAGCGGCTATTTTACACAGACACAAAATGTGACGCCAGTAGGCGGCGGTGCGCCGATTAAAGCAACAGCCATGCTTGGCATCCCGCAGTCCACACAGACAGATGACCGGGCAAAAAACGAAGCAAAGCAGGAAGCCCTTGGATTTTTTGCAGCAGGCAAGTGTACGCCTGGAGAAGGGGCAGTGACAATTAAGTGCTGGGAAAAACCGACATGTGATGTAGATGTATTTTGGGAGGCTAGATAAGTATGGCTGACAGTTTGATGGGGCCTGCAACTGGCCTTGTAAATAGCAAGTTAGCACTGGCCGATGCCGGTGCAGAAAATGTGCTGAGCGGGAAAAAGTTTTATGCAGGGGATAAGGTTATTAAAACAGGGTCAATGCCGAACCGCGGAGACTTAGGAGATAAAACACTGAACCCCGGCGATGTTATCTCTGTGCCCTATGGATATTACAGTGCTGATAGGAAAATTACCGCCCGAAATATTACGAGCGGTGATGTGTTAGGGAAAATTTATCTGGGAACTCTTGATACATCTGTACAATGCGGAGGCAACACCAACTATTCTACCGGTGGTAGGAAATGTATTGGCATAAGCTATATTAACGTCAACTCCGGCAGTGACGGTACTATTAGATTTTGCCAAATTACAGATAATGGTTACACAATAAATGCTGGTTGTGATGGAAGTGCTTATTTGACAATCAGATTTTATTATGTCTGACATATTTTTGCGCATCAAATAAATTTATAATAAGAAAGAGGTGGAACTATTGGCACTTTCTTTTGAAGAATCGAAGAAGAAATTCATGGCACAGACGGCAGTGCAGAGCGCCGAGCCTATGATCATGTCGATGGCGGCAGATGATGATGAGGCTTTCGCTGTGATGGCGGATTCTGCCTCCGACGATTATGCCATCAGCGGGAAATATACCTGGTATTCGAGCTACAGGGACGACAAGTATTCCAGCATTGACGAACTGAAAAATATCAAACTGGATGAAAGCCAGATCAATATTACGCAGGAGAAGAACAGTCAGTTCATCCCGTTCCAGATGCCGCGCTATTACGATGGCATTGACCTGCTGGACATGATGCTGCAGGTGCATTTTGTGAATAAGGACGGGGATGAGAACTACGCGACCCCTGTTAATGTGACCTATAACAGCAAAACAATTCGGTTTGGCTGGTTGATCGACGAGAATGTCACAACGGTAGATGGCGAAGTTGATTTTGAGATCACGGCCACAGGCTCCAACGAAAAAGGACAGAGCTATGTGTGGAAAAGTCGTCCGAACGGAAAACTGAATATTTTGAAGGCATTGACCGGCAACGGTATGGTCGAGCCAAGCAGCGATTGGTATCAGAGCTTTGTGTCGTTGATGGATGAAAAGGTCGCCAATGCTACGGCCCAGGCCAGTGCAGCGGCGCAGAGTGCCCAGCAGGCACAGCAGGCCGTAGCCGATGTTGACAACAAGATCTCTGCTGCTGCGTCCGGAATCAAGAGCGAGATCCAGAGTGATCTGGACACAAACTATGCTAAGAAAACAGAGCTGAATGCGCTGTCCGATAAGGTCAACGGCATGGACGGACTAGCGAACTTTGGTGTTGACTATGACAGCGATGCCAATAGCCTGACTTTTAAAAATGGTGAGGCTGAAATCAAGAAAATTACTCTCAATAGCGATCCGTCCGCAGAATGGACAACTGCCTACGGCAAGACGGTGGACGCTAAGATCGAGACTGCAGTGAAGCCTGTGCGTGACGACCTCGCCGCCTATAAGACCAGCAATGATGCTGCGGTAAAGAACCTGCAGGACAGCGTTGGTAATCTGCCGGAGACGCTGAAAACTTCTTATTATAATAAGGAAGCGACTGATGCGCTGCTCAAGGAAAAGGCGGATGCCTCTGTTATTGACGGTATTCGAAACGATGTTACGCAGGCGAAGAATAATGTAGCTGACATGCAGGGCACGGTGGATAGCCTGAATACTGCTGTTGGTCAAATTCAGGGCAAGCTGGATGATATCGGCAAGAATGCCGGGCATGAGTATGACATTACCTACGAGGACAGCAAGCTGACCCTTATGGAGGACGGGACGCCGAAGACGCAGGTGACGATTGTCGGCGGTGGCGGCGGTGGCCCCGCTGCGGGCAGCACGATTACGATTGAGCGTATCGGCGAGTCTGCGATTACGGCTGTTGCCGGTGACCCTGTTGTGGTCAAGTTCCGGTTCACGAGTGTGGACAGTGCGGGCGATGATACCGGCAATGCAACCGGCACATGGTATGTCGGTAACACAAAAGTTGCTACCCAGACCATCATGCAGGGCGAAAACAGCTTTGATATTACGAAATATCTGCACAGCGGCGAGAACCAGATCCGGTTGACGGTTGTGGACAGCATGGATACGACCTGTTCCAAAAAGTGGAGCGCCAATGTCGTTAATTTCTATCTGGAATCCACCTTTGATGATAGCCTTTTCTACAGCGGCGAGGTCACGGTGCGCTATACACCGTATGGCAGCGTTGAGAAGAAGATCGATTTTGCACTGGACGGCAAGTCGATTGGTGGCACGACTACCAGTGTGACTGGCCGACAGATGACCTATACCATCCCGGTGCAGAAGCACGGCAGCCACCTGCTGGAAATCAGCATGACGGCGGAGATCAATGGCAAGACCGTTAAGTCCAATGTCATCAAGAAGGATATTATGTGGGTGACCGAGGGCGAGACCGCACCCATTATCAGCTGTGCTGTGAGGGATTACGAGACGAAGCAGTACAACAAGGTGTCCATTGAGTACACCGTATACGACCCTGCGTCCAGCACGAGCACTGTAAAGCTGGCTGTGGACGGCGTGACCGAGTCTACCCTGACTGTTGGACGCACAAAGCAGACATGGAGCTTTAAGAGCGCGAACAAGGGCAAGCATACACTAACGATTACCTGCGGCGAGACCGTAAAGACGATTAGTGTAGACGTGGTTGACCTTGGAGTTGTGATTGAGCCGGTTAAGACGAACCTTATGTTTGACTTTAACCCGAGCGGCAAGACCAATGCCGGTACTGACCGACTGTGGACAGATGGCCAGACGGGCATGAGCGTGAGCGACAACTTCGACTGGGTCAATGGCGGTTATCAGCTTGACAAGGACGGCGATACCTACTTCTGCGTGAAGGCAGGGACCCGCGCTACGATCAACTACAAGCTGTTTGCGGATGATGCCAAGAAGCTGGGTAAGAACTTCAAGCTCGTTTTCAATACAGCGAATGTGCGCGACTATGATGCGACCGTGCTGACCTGTGTGCAGGGCGGTGTTGGTTTGAACATTCAAGCCCAGAAAATTACACTGACCAGTGCGCAGAATACAATGGAGCTGCCGACCTGTGAAGATGACTTCATGGAATTTGAGTTTAACATTCTGCCCGACAGCCAGTACAAAGAAATGGTGCTGTGGCTGGACGGTATCCCCTGCAAGGTGGAGCTGTATGACGGCAGCGACAACTTTACACAGTCAAGCCCGGTTGGCATTACCATTGGTTCTGACGACTGCGATGTTCTTGTTTACCGTATGAAGACTTATTCAATGAATCTGTCTGATGATGAGATCCTGGACAACTTTATTGCGGATGCCAAGAACGCTGACGAGATGATCGAGCGGTACAACCGCAACAACATCACGGATGCAAGCGGTGAGCTGAATCCGGACATTCTGGCGGAGCGCTGCCCCGACCTGCGTGTTATCAAGATCAGTGCGCCGACCTTTACCACCGGCAAGAAAAATGAGGTCGCAAACACTGTTATCCAGCAGATTTACAAAAACGGACGCGCCGTTGAGGACAACTGGACGGCCAAAGGTTATCACAAGGGACAGGGCACAAGCTCTGACCACTATGGCGAATCTGCGCGTAACATCGACATTAACTGCAAGGGCGGCTTTACCTTTGGCGATGAGAGCACCGGTTCTGTGTATGCGTTGACGGAAAATAGCGTGGCGGAGAATTACTTTAATATCAAGGTCAACGTTGCATCGTCAGAGAACGCAAACAACGCGCTGCTGGCAGATGATTTCAATGAGTTTAACCCGTATATTCGACAGGCACGCAAGGACAACTCGAAGGTGCGCGACACGATGGCTTTCTACCCGTGTGTTGTCTTTGTGCAGGAAACTGATATTGAGAACAGTACCGTGTTCCATGACGGTAAGTGGCATTTCTATGCCTGCGGTGACATTGGCAACTCTAAAAAGAACAACAATACGATGGGCATGGACCCTAATAACCATAAAGAGGTTATCGTTGAGATCGATAACAACACCGATGAGCAGACCCGATTCCTGAGCGGTGATTTCTCGCATGAGACTTGGGACGGCGACAACAGCTTTGAGTTCCGCTACATCAACAAGGCTTGCACCGAAGAGGAAGTGCAGGCTGCGAAGGATGCGTGGATCCGTGTACAGAACTGGGTCGTGAATGCGAGTGACGAGGAGTTTAAGACGCACTTTGAGGACTATTTTGTCATGGACTCTGCGCTGTATCACTACCTGTTTACAGAGCGCCACACCATGGTCGATAACCGTGCAAAGAATGTGTTCCCGCATACGAGTGACCTTATCCATTGGGATTTCTGCTTTGACTATGACAACGATACCGCGCAGGGCAACGATAATGAGGGTGGACTGACACTGAGCTACGGCTACGAGGATACGGACACCATCGGTACCAAGAGCGTGTTTAACGCCAGCGATTCCAAGCTGTGGTGTAAGATCCGTGACCTGTTCCCTGACAAGTTGGCGGCTATGTTCCGTGACCGTGAAAACGCACTGGCATGGAGTGCAACACGTATCCTGAAGAAATTCGAGGATTATCAGGATGTAAAACCGGAGCGCTTGTGGGTAATGGACATGCGCCGAAAATATTTCCGAACCTATGAGGAAAACGGCACAACCAGCTATCTGCCCATGATGCACGGCAACAAGCGGCATCAACGCCGTCAGTTCCAGAAGTATCAGGAAAAGTACATGGCCTCCAAGTACAGCGGCAGTGCTGCAACCAGCGATGATATGACGATTCGCGGTTATACGCCTGTGAACTGGACTGGTGTGAAGCCGGACGGTACATTCCATATCGTGCCGTATGCGGATACCTACGTGTCTGTGCTGTACGGTTCCAACCCTGTAAAGATGCGCGGAAAACGCGGGCAGACCTATGAGGTTCACTGCCCGATTGCGGCCATGAATGATACTGAGGTTTATGTTTACAACGCAAGCCTGATTCGCAGTATCGGTGATATTTCCGGCTTCTACCCCGGTTATGTCGATTTCAGCCACGGCGTTAAGCTGACTGACCTGCAGATCGGTTCTGGCGTGGAAGGCTACAAGAATACGAACATGACGGACTTCGCTGTCGGCAATAATACGCTGCTTGAGCATTTGAACCTGCAGAATGTTCCGAATCTGAAGAAGTCTATTGACTTGACAGGCTGTACGAACCTGACGCTGTTTAAGGCCGACGGCAGTGGTATTACCGGTGTTGCCTTTGCGAACGGCGGCAAGATCGAGACGGCGGAACTGCCCGCAATCAGCAGCCTGACGGCACGCAACCTGAATCACCTGACTGACCTGAAAATCAGCGACTATGCGAACATTACGGCTTTGGTCGTGGAAAATTGCGCTACCATTGACCTGAAGGACATGCTGGCGAAGTGTACGAATCTGAGCCGTGTGCGCCTGATTGGTCTGGATTGGCAGATGACCGATACGAAACTGCTTGAAAAACTGTACGCGATGACGGGTACGGATGAGAACGGTTATAATACCGACCATTCTGTGCTGGCTGGCAAGGTGCATCTGCCTACGATCCGTCAGAAGGAGCTGGAGCGTTACAATGCCCAGTGGCCTGACTTGAAGGTGAGTTACAATACGCTGATCGAGCAGTTTGCATGGACCTTTGTGAATAAGGACGGCACCATTCTGGATGTGCAGTACATTGATAAGGGTGGCAAGGCGGTTGACCCCATTACGAGAGCAGAGAATCCGATCCCCACGCCGACTACGGAAAGCACCGTAAGTACGGACTTTACCTTTAAGGGCTGGGATACAGAGTTTACGACTGTTTTCGGCAATCAGACGGTTAGAGCGCTGTACACCGAGAGTGTGCGTAAGTACACGGTGCGGTATCTGAACCGTGGCGCAGTATTGAAGTCTGTTACGGCTCCGTATGGTTCGACTGTTTTGTACGATGGCGATATGCCTGTTTATACCGGCGAGGAAACGGCCTATAAATACTATCTGTTCAGCGGATGGGACAAAGGAGGCTATGTGACCGGCGATAAGGATATCAACGCTGTATATGACAGCTGCGAGTATGTGAGTGGGTATTTTGACGGCAAGGAGTTTGGTTCGCTGCGGCCTGTTGAAATCTATGCGATGACGAAGGTTGGCGTAGAGAACACCGTTGTTACAAGCAAAGACCCTGTGACCATTACGATGGGTGCGGACTTTAGTTTTGATGATATTACGGAAAAGGTACTGATTGCACAGCCGACGGAGTTTACCGGCAAGAATCATGTGGACACTGGCGTGAATCTGCTGAGCGAGGATCGTAGCTTTACGCTTGCGGTCGACTTCCGCATGATGGGCACGACTGCGAATAACGGCGTGGTGATGCAATGCTATGACGGTGACGGCATGAATGGTTTCCGCCTTTGGAAGAATAGCGGCTGTAAGCTGGCTTGGGGTACTGAGTCTACGGACGCTGCTATGCCTGGCACACGCGAAATCATTGTCCTGCGCCACATCAAGGGCGAGAATGGGCTGCATGTCTACACCTCTAATATGGGTGCTGATACCAGTAAGTACACGGAGCTTAGCCGTACCCGCACTACAAAGACAAATGCAGAGCTGGTGTTTGGCTGCGCGAAGGCCGCTGACGGTGCGTATGAAAGCTATGGCATCGGTACTGTGTACTGGGCAAAACTCTGGTATGCTGACCTTGGTGTTACCACTTGCAAGGAGCTTGTCAACTGGGTGCATAGTGAGCTGACATTTAACGCCTGCTTCAACCGTTACTACCTGAGCGATGGCACGGGCAAGCGCAGCTCTTTGAGCCTGCTGGCGGAAAAGACGCTGGGTAAGACGATGTCCATGGACAATGCCAATAACAATACAGGCGGTTGGGCGAAGCCTACGACACTGAACACCTATCTGAATAGCCGCGTCTATAAGGCGCTGCCGATTGGCTGGCGTCAGCTTGTTAAAAAGGTGAAGGTCCCCGGCAACGTTGGCAATGCCAAGACCGATGTTTCTACGGCGGACTGCTACATCTTTATCCCGAGCGCGATTGAGCTGGATGCAAACATGAGTTCTGAGCCGTATGTTTATGAGGGCACGGTGATCGATTTCATCACGACCAATACGAGCCGTAAGCGTACGAACCCGGACGGCGAAGTGGTTTCGTACTGGACGCGAAGCCCGAATAAGGATTACAACGCTTATTATAATGCGGTGAATACATCCGGTGAAATCTATGGGTATTACTACCCCACGGATACAAACGACATCCTGTTGATGTTTAGCATTTAAGGGAGGTTCGAGTATGTATTATAAAGTCATGTACAATGGCCGCGTGATCGATGTGCTCGACCACCTGGTCTATGTAAAATATCAACCCAAACACAATATTCTGACCCTGTGCCCCGAAGATGAGGCGCAGGGTTTTCTTTCTAGTGACGGTGATAAGGTCTGGCACAGTGAGGAACTGTACAAGTTCCCCGTGGAGGGCTACGACACCGTGCAACTGATACCGATTGATACCTATGAGTATCAAAAATTAAAAGCGTTGAACGGTAAGACGGCAGAGGAGATCATCGACGCTTACACTTTGACGCTGCTGGAAGGAGGCGTGCTGTGATGGAAATGAGCGTATTTGCCATGAGCCTGGCACGGCTGTACAAGGCAAAGAAAATCACGGACGCCAAGGTCGAGGAGCTTCTGGCGGCACAGAAAATCACGGCTGAGGAGGCCGAATTTATCACGAAGGAGTGTGAGTAAGGATGTATACGATTTTACTGGGAGACGACAATCAGCTGACTGTCAGTGTAGAGGAACGCATTATGCAGCAGTCAAAGCTGGTAGACAACCTTCATTTTCTGGTGGAGCCTGTTTATAAAGAGCAGGACATGAGCGGATTTGCCTGCCTGATGGAGTATTTACCGCCTGTGAGCAAGCGGTATAAATCCGAGATTTTATCGCTGAGTGATAAGCCGTACAAGGGTATGCTGGAATACAAATTGCCGTTTGATACGAACCTGACTGCCGAGGCCGGTGATGTTGCGGTGCAGCTGACCTTTTACAAAGTCGAGATGGAAGCAGACGGCACCGGAATAAAGCGCGTGCGCCACACACAGGCGACGAATATCAGGGTATTGCCGATCAGTGCATGGAGCGACATTATCCCGGACGAAGCGTTGACGGCGCTGGATCAGCGTATGATTGCCATGCAGGCGCTTACCAACCAGTTAGTTGAAGCAAACCAGAATCTGGCAAGCGGCAAGGCTGACGGTCTGCTGTACAACGAAGGCCGTTTGCAGCTGAAGGCCGGGGATAAGGCGATTGGCAATACCGTTCAGATCGTGGACAGCGGCTCCGACCCGGAGGATGGGACTATCCGGGTGGTTGAGTTTTAAACTCGACACTCGGCTTTTCTAATTTTGTGGAAAGGAGAAATAAGATGGCAAACAAGTATTCAAAACTTGGTTACGGTAATGCGGGGGATGTTGCGTCTGCCATTGAGAGCGGCAAGATCGACGGCAAGGATTTGGTTGTGACCAAGGATACCTCGGAACTGTATTACATCAAGAACGACAAGAGCGTCCAGAAAATTCAGACACGGACGCAGCTGTTCAACAGCCCGGGCGAGGCGATCACCGCGCTGAACAAGAGCAGCGATACTTACGCGGGCCAGACCGTTATGATCCGTGACGACAATGGTAAATACCAGCCGTACACTGTCCAGGCAAGCGGTGACAGCAGCTTTGTTGTAGAGCCGACTGTCACGGCAAACGCGGGCTTTGTGTGGCAGGAGTTCTAAGACAAAAGCAAAAAGAGATTTCTACACTATGTAAAGGAGAAAAAATTATGGCAAACGTGAATTTTAGTTTTGGTAAGTACGCTGACTACAAGGCTCTGGAGGTCAAGGACGCCGGTACCCTGTATTTTACTTCTGATACGCATCAGCTGTTCAAGGGTCCTGTTGAGTACACCAAGAGCGTTCGTATCGTTGAAAATCTGCCTTCCACCGAGAATGGTGAGCAGGGCGTTTTTTATGTCAAGACCCCGCAGATGACTGTGCATGCCTTCAATGGCAGTGATTTCATTCAGGTGACCAAGGAGGTCGTTACTGCGATCCCCGCTTCCAGCGCAACCGATGACAACATCCCCAGCACCAAGGCTGTTGCTGATTATGTCAGTGGCAAGATGGCTGAGGTCATGGGCCAGAAGGGTAAGTTTGTTACCGATGTCACCTATGATGCCGGTGTCCTGACCGTTGACAAGGGCGATGCCACTGCTGCTGTAAAGACCACGCTGACCGGTGTTGTCCATGCGCCCACCTATGATGCCGAGACCCGCACCATCAAGATGCCTGTGTTTGGCGGCGATGAGCTGACCATCAATCTGGGCAAGGATATGGTTGTCAAGAGCGGCGCTTACAATGCAGAGACGAAGGAGATCGAGCTGATTATCAGCACCGGCGAGGTTGTCAAGATCCCCGCTGCTGCTCTGGTGGATGTTTACACCGGCGGTGCTTCCAAGACTGCCTCTGTTACTGTCTCTGACCAGAATGTCATCTCGGTTGATGTGAAGGTTTCTGCTGCCGAGAACAACAACATCGAGATCAAGGAAGATGGTCTGTATGTTGCCAACCCGGACGCTTACACCAAGGCCCAGACCGATGCGAAGATCAAGGCTGTCAATGATGCGCTGAGCGGTCACTCCGGCGACAAGGTTTCCCACATTACCGCTGAGGAGCGCACCGCATGGAATGCCAAGGCTACGACCGAGAATGTCGCCACTGCTAAGAGCGAGGCCATTTCTGCTGCCGCTACCGATGCCCAGAAGAAGGCTGATGCTGCACTGGCCTCCGCCAAGGAGCATACTGCCGGTCTGAACGCCGCCATGGATACGCGCGTCAAGGCTGTTGAGGGTCAGCTGACCTGGCAGACCATTGCCGCCAAGGTTTGAGTTTGATTTGGGATAGACCAAAGAATAAGTGATAGGGTCGCCATGCCGTTATGGTGGGGCGGCTTTATTTTTTGATGACAGAATGATAGGAGATGGAATATGGCGAATCTATCATTGAGGGAAGTGAATCAGTCACAGCTGGAGTCCGCTCCTATTGTAGATGGGCAGCTGATTGTCTGTAAGGACACGGGCAATATGTACCGTGACTTTGGCAAGACACGTGTGCAGACTGGACGCGACATCGAGATCGTGGCGGAGCTGCCGCTTGCGCCCATCAATGGGAAAATCTACGCTCTGCGCACTGGCGAGATGTGGGCATATGAAAACGGAACATGGACAAGCATGAACCCGGAGCCGGAAAGAATTACGAATACACAGATCGACGAGATTTTGAAATTATAACAAGGAGGAAACAATTATGGCTTTTCTTGATTTAGATGGTCTTTCGCATTTGGTGCAATGGTTTAAAGGCCAGCTGGGCGGCAAGGTTGATAAGGTTGAAGGCAAGCAGCTTTCTAGCAATGATTATACGACTGCCGAGAAGAACAAGCTGGCGGGTTTAAGCAATTACAGTCACCCGACGACCAGTGGTAACAAACATATCCCTGCGGGCGGTGCTGCGGGCAAGATCCTTGGCTGGGCTAGTGACGGTACAGCACAGTGGGTTGATGACAAGAACACGACCTACAACGATGTTACGCAGTCTGCGCACGGCCTGATGAGTGCGGCGGATAAGAAGAAGCTGGATGGCTTTGGTGCAGCCAGCTCCTATGCCACTATGACCTATGTCGGTCAGCAGATCTCTGCGGCAGGACACATCAGTAAGAGCATCGTGGAGACGCTGCCTGCAGTGAAGGATGCAAAGGATAATGTGATTTATATGATTAAGAAGGCTACGCCGGACGGCAGTAACCTGTACGACGAATATATGCTGATCAGCGGCGCTTTGGAGAAGATTGGTGATACCAAGACAGTTATTGAAGCTATTACCAACACCCAGATTGATACCATCCTCGCGAGCTGATCTTGACCTTTAAGGAGGTAGGGATATGGCTTTATTGGATGATAAGGGGCTGACGTATTTTGTTGGAAAATTGAAGGGCATGTTCGCGCCGAAAAATCACACGCATGATGGTAGGTATTATACTGAGAGTGAGATTGACGGAAAGCTAAGTGGCAAGGCAAATAGTAGTCATACACATACTAAGGCACAGGTCGGATTAGGAAACGTTGACAATACGGCTGATAGTGCAAAAAGTGTCAAAGCCGCCACAAAGCTACAGACATATAAACAAGGAAGCACGACAGCAACTTATGGGGATAGTTATCCGCTCTATGCGCAGTGGTCTGGCGATGATGTTGTTCTGAAATGCGATAATTATAAGGTTAAGGTTAATTACGCAGAGAATGCCGGAACGGCAAATGAAATCAATCCTAACAATTCGTATGGCTCCATTACGAAAGCTGTGCGTCCGATGTTTGATAGTGTTCGTGCAAATCGCCTGGCGTTTTTGCCGTCTGACCAGATCATCATTGAGAAAACTGTGGATGGCGGTAAAACCTGGACGGACGCGGCAATCACCGATTATAACAAGCGTGCCTTGTTCAGCGAAAACGGCGGCGGATTTACACTGCCTCTGATTGATGGGAAAAAGAACACACTTTGCGGTATCCGTCTTACCATTACCGGTATGAAGTATAACGTTCCAGCCGGAACGGAAGAAACTGCGAAATATAATTACTGGAACAGTAAGTACGTAAAAGATGCTGAGCGCTACTGTACGATTGGCGATATGTTTTTCTGGGTTTCTGACGGTAGTGATAATATTAGCCTTGTTGTTGAAAGAGCGACAGGTGCAGCATCAACCAGTTGGGCGAATCTGTTTACGTCTTCCAGCAGTACGGGCTATCTGAGTGGTTGGAGTGGCCCGAACTACATTAAGTTTAGTGAAAGCTCGCTCGGCGGCGACCCGGGACAGACAAGTAACTGGTGGAACTATCGGTTCACCTTCATGTCACATCCTCGGAATGGTAGTGATTTTAATAGCAATTATATCACACAGGCACAGAATGTTACGATGATCAAAGCTTATGGCGCAAGTGTATGGGCTATTCCGAACAACCTGATGAGCAATGACCACATGTACACATGGGATGTTGATAAAAATGTAGCGTTCCCTGCGATAGTGTCAGCTTCCGGTTTCAATGGCACAGCTACAAAGTTGGCACGTGACGGTAATCTTGCAAATCCTATGACCTTTAACTGGAGCGGCAAGGATGGTCAGCCCACCTGGCTTTGGGGCGGCGAAGACGGCGGTAATATGTACGTCTATAACCCGAGCAGATTCAATGTCAACAGTGCTAAGACTGCGGCCAGTGCGGACAGTGCAAAGAAGCTAACCACCAATGCAGGTTCTGCCACGCAGCCCGTCTATTTTTCCAATGGCGTGCCGGTGGCAACTACATATACATTGGGTAAGAGTGTTCCTGCAAATGCTGTGTTCACAGATACCAATACCTGGCGTGGCGTGCAGAATAATTTGACCAGTGACTCTACCGACCAGAGCTTGAGTGCTGCGCAGGGTAAGGTGCTGAAAAACCTCGTGGATGGGAAAGCTGCGGCAAGCCATACGCACAGTCAGTATCTTACCGCACATCAAGATATTAGCGGGAAAGTAGATAAGTCTGAGGCTGGGGCAAATAATCTGTTGGCAACGCTTACCACTACATGGACTGCAGCTCCTACAGATGATACTTACTTTGTACGACAGGATACAGGCGGCGGCAGTACGTTTGGACGTGTGAAATTCTCTACGCTGTGGAGTTATATTAAGGGTAAGGGCGACGCTACTTATCAGCCGAAGGGCAGCTATGCTGCATCGAACCATACACACAATTACGCCGGTTCTTCGTCTGCTGGCGGAAGCGCTAATTCTGCGGCGAAATTGGATACGGCTACGGCGGGCAGTGCAACCCAGCCTGTTTATTTCACAGGGGGGAAGCCTGCTGCGTGCAGCTACACTTTGGGTAAATCTGTTCCGAGCAACGCTGTGTTTACGGATACGACCTATAATGTGGCGACGGCGTCAAGCAATGGTCTGATGAGCAAGGGTGACAAGGCTAAGCTGGATGCGCTTGGAGACATTGTAACGATCCAGAAGTCGCTGAAGCTGACTACAGATTGGATGGATACGGGAATTGCTGGCGAGAATTTGAGCAGCGGTACGTATATTATTCAGGTCAGTGGACTGACTACAAATAGTACCGGATTCTATCAGGAAGTATATTCCGGTGTTATGACGTGGTTTAGTAGTATGACAAACTCAACTTGTGTAGATGAAATCCCGCTGTATAATGCGGGCCATGCTGAAAACGGCAACGAGATTTATTTACGGACAGCGCGTATGGATGCAGGATCTGACGGTAAGGGCAGATTGAAACTTCAGATTGCAGCGCTGAAAGCCGGTACTGCCGCGGATACTATCACATTCAAATTCAGGAAAATGATTTAAGGAGGTGGTGTTCATGCCATTAAGTTTGAAAGATACGATACAGGGCACAATTACGAATGCCCAGAATGCTGCCACCGCCGATACCGCCGGGAAGCTGTCTGTGAATGCTGGATCGACTACACAGCCGGTATATTTTAGCGGGGGCAAGCCGGTGGCAACGAGTTATACGCTGGCTAAGAGTGTCCCCGCTGATGCGAAGTTTACTGATACGGATACATGGAGAGGTATTCAGAACAACCTGACGTCTGATAGCACGACGGATTCTCTGTCCGCGGCACAGGGCAAAGTGCTTAAAGGTCTGGTTGACGGCAAAGCGGCGAGTGGACATACCCATACTAAGAGACAAATCACAGATTTTCCGAGCAGTTTACCGGCCAGTGACGTATATGCCTGGGCCAAGGCGAGCACGAAACCATCTTACACGAAGTCCGAGGTAGGTCTTGGCAACGTGGATAATACTGCGGATAGCGCAAAATCAGTTAAATATGCTACGAGCGCTGGTTCCGCTGGAAGCGCGACTAAGGCCAACCGTGTTGCTGATTATAATGCCACGAGTAAAAGTATTCAGATTGGATATAGCGGGGATGGCATTACTGGCGATGCTATAAAGTATATTGCTGGCTACACCACTGGTGACGGCGGTGATGTGTCTGCGAAAATCAAAGATATCTCAAAGGATGCTCTAAAAGGATGGATTGGGTCTCTGCCTGCAAACGGTGGTAACTCTACCACTGTAAATGGGCATACGGTAAACTCGGATGTACCCGCCGGGGCGAAGTTTACGGATACTACCTATGGGTTGGCCACGACTAGCTCTAGTGGCCTGATGAGTTACAGCGATAAGAGCAAACTGAATGGCATTGCAAGCGGGGCGAACAAGACTGTTGTGGATTCGACCATTTCGCAGTCTAGTACGAACCCGGTGCAAAACGGGGTCATCACGAAGCGATTACAGTTCCTGTATTCGTTTAAAATCTCGCGTGACAAATGGAACGAGTCTAGCGACAAATCAAACTGGAATGTGATTGTATCGTGGACGAATTCGTCCGGGACGGCTCTTACTGGCAGCACGACTGGCACGCCCAACCTTACGACGGATATGAGCCTTGGACCGGCCATGATGGAGCGGACAAGCTCGTTGAAAGACAATATCATTTTGTCTGGTGAACTGTCTATGATCAATCAGGGACAGATTTATGTGTACGATACAAATAAGCTGTCTTTTACCGTTAAGCGGCGTCCGGTTTGTGACTTGATGCTGTACTTCTATGCGCGGAAGTGGACTACCTGAGTGAGGTGATGGAATGAAAATCTACGATGAAGCATTGGAAAATGAGCTGACCAATCCAGACCTTACAAAAGGCAAGCTGGTAGATGCACAGAAATTTGTGGCGCATCATGAGGCCACTGAGGAAGTCTGGCACTATGAGGTCATGCAGAGTACGATTACAGAGGCGTGCCCGGAAGGGCTGCGCCTTGCTGTGACGGATGAGCCTGCACACGATGCCTGGGACGAGTATGAACCCGTGCAGAAGTATGTGCTGTACACCGAGGAAGAATTGGCGGAGATTGCCAAGAAACAGGAAGAGGCGAACAAGCCGACAACGGAACAGCGCCTTGATTCTATAGAAAAACGCGCAGATGCGCTGGAATCCGCAAACGATGATATTATTTTGATGATGGCCGATTTGATCGGCGGAGAGGGGTAACCTATGAAAACTTTGAATGCTTTGAAGCTGCGTATTATGACCCGTGCTTTTAGGATTCGCCTTGCAGCTGGCGAAAACTTTGAGGACATTGCGGCTGATTATCCGGCACTGACTGTGAATGACCTGGAGGCGATCAAGTCGGCGCTTGGCATCGAGGTGAAGTGATATGGCGCTGAATTTGATGGGTCCAGGTGGGGCAGATTTACCTTCTAATGGTAGACAAGGAAGTGTTCTGACTAAGACAAATAATGACGACAATAGTTGGGAGGCAAATGAATCACTTCAATATTGGTATATTGGCACTGATGCTGATGGTTCATCTGCTCCGCAGTGGATTGCAGGGGAACTTTTGTCAAAATTAAAGACTGCCTCTAGCGGGTTCAAATTTGTATATGCTTATTTTAGGGGCCAGATTTGGCACAGTATCGTCATGAACACTAGGTCATCAGGCAATGTGGTGTATGCAACGATTTTGATTTTCAATTACGGCCAAACGGGTTTTTATAAATACACCATCGAGAACAATACTCTTTCATCGCCAAAGTATTTTTCGTGATGGTTGAATTGAATTATAGCAAACGGCAGAGAGGTCTCTGCCGGTTTTTATTTTAAATAAGGGAGGAATTTTATGAGGTTGAAGAATGGAGAGGTATGTCTTGGCTGGCCTTTGAGCCAGCATATTTTGACGCAGGGATGGTACTACAACGATGGCAGCTTGCATCAGGCTATTGATATGAGAGCTATTGTTGGGACGCCGGTTATGGCGGCGGAAGAGGGTACTGTGGAAATTGTGTACCACTGGAACGGCAAACGCACGCAGGGTGATACGAACAGTTACGGCAACATGGTTAAAATCCGCCACGCGAATTGGAACGGTGGCACACTGCACACGCTGTATGCGCATCTGAATTCTATCAATGTGAAGCAGGGGCAGGTTGTGAAAACGGGCGAGGTGATTGGCTACAGTGGCAATACCGGCAATAGCTTCGGTGCTCACCTTCATTTCGAGGTACGCTGGAAGAACAAGCGCACGAACCCGTTGGTATGGTTGGATAATGATTTCACTACCGCTACAGATAAGGTGTTTACTTTCCGCACGGGCGAACACAGTGTTGATTGCAGTGTAGGGGAGAGCGACAAACCTGCCAGTAGTAATGTTCAGCCTGCGGATAAGGCGGAAACCGAGCTGTGGGGCATTGACGTGTCGAAGTATCAGGGCAATATCAACTGGCGCAAAGTAGCGGCTGCCGGTGTAAAGTTTGCCATGCTGCGGGCTGTGTCCACTAATAAAAACGGTATCTATATTGACCCTACATTTGAACAGAATTATAAGGGCGCACGCGAGAATGGCATTCCCGTTGGCGCCTATTTCTTTACCTATGCACAGGACGAAGCCACGCAGAACAAGGAGTTTGAGATGCTGTTCAAGGCTCTGGACGGCAAGACGCTCCAGTACCCCGTGGCGCTGGACATTGAGGACAAAAATATTGCTTCTATCGGCAAGGACAAGCTTACTGCACTTGTGAAGCGCGGTCTGGATATTATCGATCAGCGTGGGTATAAGCCGATGCTGTACACTTACACGAATTACAAGGCGGCTTATCTTGACATGACAAAATTGGCAGCTTATGACCTGTGGCTGGCCGATTACCGTGTCGGAGTCAACCAAAAGGGCAAATGCCAGATGTGGCAGTACAGCAGTAAGGGTGCTGTCGCTGGCATCAACGGAAATTGCGATATGAACTGGTGCTATAAGGCTTATGCTAGTGAAGCTGTTGGAATCTCTACGCCAAAGCCCGCGCAGAAGGCAATCGTGTTCAAGGCTGGACGCTGGAATGTGCGCAAAGGTCCCGGCACAGAATATGCAAGCGTCGGCGTAATTACAAGCCCGGATGCTAAGACCGGCAAGGTTGTTACGATTGGTTACAGTGATGTTGTAAATGGCTGGTACAAGACGCTCTATGGGTATGTAGGCCCTGCAGCAGTCGCTAGCCATACTTGATAGGCGGTGATTGGTATGGGAGAGAATTTTAACGCCATGCGTTTTTCAAAAAAGGTCATTGTGTTTACGATGGGTGCGACGATTGTGTACGCGGTTGTGTATATGGTGCTGTGCTTCAGTATCGGTCAGCTGCCGGACTACAGCTTTAACGCGGGACTTTTTGCGGCGCTGAGCGCTGAAAACCTGTGCAACGCCTGGATCAAGGTGCAGGAGCATAAGTCCGGTGCTGAAAACGCCAAACCGGAAGAGCCGCAGTTGGGAGACGATACCGATGGCGTCATGCATCCGAATGATATGGAGGAGTAAGGTATGGAACAGGGGATTTTTTATATTGTCATAGGACTTGCCAGCGTTTGTTTTTTTCTGCTTGGCAAGTATGTTTTTCCTCAAGCTGCTGACGTTATCAGTAGTGCGCTTAATATGCTGGAGTCTTATCCTTTGCTGATGAAATGGGGAGAGGCTGCGTGCCGCTATATCAAGCAGTACATGGACGACATGACTGGTGAGGAAAAGAACAAAAAAGCCGCTGAGTTTATTATGGGGCTTGCCAAACAGGCTGGACTTGAAATTACAGAGGAGCAGGCACGCAGTATTGCCCAGGCGGCTTATGATGCGATGAAACGAGGCGAAGCCGATTCTGCTCACGAGGGGCAGGTGAGCAGTGATGCCGAATCCTGAATTTGCTTTTACGCTGGCCGACGCTGTCACATGGATTCTGAGCGTGTGCGGCGCTATTGCCGGTATCGGCGCTGCCATCGCTGTGCTAGTGAAGTTCAACACTTTTCTGAAGAAACCGAACCATGAGCAAGATGTGAAGATTGAGGCCATGGAAGAGAAAATCACAAAGATGTCTGGTGAAGTCGATGCTATTAAAGATTTGCTTGCAAGCAAGGATAGTCAGTACATGAACCTGTTCAAACGAGACAAAGCACGGCTTGACGCACAGGAGAACAGTATGAACATGCTGCTGCGGGCAAATTTTGCTTTGCTGGGCCATGCGCTTAATGGCAACAATGTCGAGCAGATGCAAAGCGCGTTCAATGATATTCAAGAGTATCTGTTCAATAGATGATAGAGGTTGCAGAGCCTACCAAAACTGCAAGGCTGTGAAGCAGTGGGCTGGGTCGGTAACAGTCGATTGCGGAGCTAGACCGGGGGTTGTGCGAGAACCACAAACCGAATAGGCGGCGGAAATGCTGCTGAAAGAAAGCGCAAAAAATAATAGGGATGACCTTGATGAGAGGCTATCCCTATTTTTTAGCAGTTTATTTAATATGCAAACAATCCCTTTTCAGCAAGTATTCCATAGCTGCAAGATCCATGTGGATTGTCATATACACGAAGAAATTGCACTTGACAGCTGGCACACTGAAAATCGATCTTAGACGGTCTGAGATTTCGTCGAACCTGTCTTTGCTGCTTTCAATGATAATTTTTTTAATTTCGTTGTATTCCTCATCATCATCGAATTCAGCATCATAGTATTCTTCGTCGTTCTCGTCATATTCGGTGTCCTCGTCCTCTATGTCTAATTCTGAAAGATCGTCGTCATCATCCTCATCGTCCACGTTTGTAGGTACAAGGTCAGATAGAGACGCTTGAAAATCAACGGTTTTTGCCTGTTCATACGCATTTGTGAGAACGGCAAGAAATTTTTTAAAGTAGTCTTTGTCGATTTCCTCATCTAGCGCACAATCCGGTGTCTTGACTGCAAAGCCGACATTGTTATCGTTTTGCTCCCAGCAAAAATGGTATGCGCCGTCTTTGACTATGAAGGACTTTTTAAGCCCCATATCTCCAAGGCATTTTGTCATTTGCTTATACTCTTCATCGTCTTCGCCAATCGATAATATTTGGGCTAATCTTTCCTCAAATTCAGAACGGATCATCTGTGTCCTTCTTTCTTGTTGTACTCCTGCATGACTGGAATCATTTTATTCTAATAATACAGCAAAACAACAAGTTTGTCCATAAATAAAAAAGACGAGTGTGTTCCTGCGTAGAACATTCTCGTCTAAGTGCTTTTATTTGTCATACTAAGTCTCGTTTTTGCAAGTGGTGTAAATGTGGTGTAAATAAGAGGGTTAATAATAAATAGATTGAAATTTTAAACGTTGGAACGGTATTTATTTGATACTACAGAAAGTAAAAACTATTTATCCAAAAATGTCATTAGTTGTGGAGTAAATTTTATAAACATTGCAGTTTACGCATTTTGCCGGATGTGGTACACTGAAACAGGGAAGTGATAGTATGAAAATTGACCGTGCCCGCGCACAAAAAGCCTTTGCCGACTATGCCGCACACTACAACGCCGCTGACGCCAAGGTCAAATTGAAAATCGACCATACCTACCGCGTGGCGGCGCTCTGTGCCCGCATTGCCCAAAGCCTGGCCCTGCCGCCGGAGGATGTCGATCTGGCGTGGCTGTCCGGCATCCTGCACGATGTAGGCCGCTTTGAGCAGCTGCGCCGCTACAACACATTTATCGATGCGCAGTCGGTCAGCCACGCCGCGCTGAGCGTCGCGGTGCTGTTCGACGAGGGACGCATCCGGGACTATCTGGACGATGCCGGTGCCGACGCACTGCTGCGCACCGCTGTGGAATGGCACAGCGCGTTCCGTCTGCCGGAGGCGCTGGATGACCGCACGCGTCTGTTCTGCCAGATTTTGCGCGACGCCGACAAGATCGACATTCTGCGGGTCAACGTCGAGACACCGATGGAGGAAATTTACAACGTCAGCACTGCGGCGCTGCGCCGGAGCCCGGTGACGCCCGCCGTGCTGGACGCCTTTTACGCTCACCACTGCGTGCTGCACAGCTTAAAGCAGTACCCCGCCGACAACGCCGTCGGCCATGCGTCGCTTGTGTTTGAGCTGTGCTATCCTGAGAGCCTGCGCATCGTGGACGAGCAGGGCTGGCTGTGGCGGCTGCTGGATTTTAAAACCGATAACCCGGACACCGCCGCCGCGTTTGCCGCCATCCGGGACGAGCTGCACCGCTGGCTGAACGCGCAGTCGGCGTGAGCCGATACTCAAAAAGTGCATTGTAGGGGAGAGCAGTGCTCGCCCCTACAGTCATTATATGGCAGAATTGGTGTTTTTTGACACGCAAAAGTGCCGCGAGGAAGCTCCCTCACGGCACTTTTGCGTTTTTTATGGTTCTTTCCGTCGTATCGTTTCTTCCTATTGTTATGCAATATATTATATCTGTATTACAGATAAATATCAATATCTGCCTCCAAGATAACGATAATAGTCGTAAGGAGGTAGCCAACCTATGGAATATCCGAACATACGAAGCCTACGGGAAGATCACGATTTTCGTCAGTGCGATCTTGCCAGTGTCCTCCACGTATCCCAGAACACCTACTCTCAGTATGAAAACGGCGTTATTGAGCTGACCGCAGAAAGGCTGGTCAAGCTGGCCGACTTCTATAACGTCAGTATAGACTATCTGCTGGGGCGCACCGATAACCCGGAGGTAAACCGCAATTAAGTCAACACCGCATAATTCCCGCCTTACGGCTTAAGCACCGCTCCGGCGGCTGCGGCACGGCATCTGCGTTGCCAAAATGCTCGATAATACACAAAGTATTA